TACGAAAGGAAACAGGGCAATGATTAAAGATGTCAACAGAACATTCATTTTACCTATCAAGGATAGCTATGCTGCGGACATAGACCGATGGGTAAGCACGTATGAGAATTATCGCGACCGTCTTGATCTCAAAGAATTCTCTAAATTCTCCTATGAGAAACTCAAGAAGAAATTCAAGTTTAAGGAAGATAAGGACGGCTTTGCAATTATCGGAACTTCACATAAGATATTCGATCTTATGCTCTATTACAATGATCCGGATGCATACTACTTCGATGTCATGGCACTCATCCGTGGAATGAAGCATGATATGCAGAACCCAGATGGGTACTATGAATACCGCTATACGAGTGGTGAAGTTGCAAGAATGAGTTGTATCCACTTTCTCTTTAATATGATTGTGTGGATGCCTTACTTTACTCTCGGCATTGCAGTTACACCGGATAAGTTATTCATGCCTAAGTCATTCACTAATAAGAGCTATGTATCTTATGTGAATGATCATATCATCGAACCGTATAAGCATCTTACCACAATGAATGAGATGTCTCATATCTTCGCAAGAATGTATGATCTCTTCATTCTGATCTCCGAGAAGACGGCACTTTATTTTGGTTTGTCATTCTCTCTTTATGATCTTCTTAAGAGATGGAATGATAATCCTGAGTTGAAGGAAATCAACCATACGGTAGTTCCTCAAGATATGGCAATTGCTGAAGGTGAAGCAATGCTGAATGCCAAGTCTAAGAGATTCCAGGAAATCATGATGAATGAGGAACCCGATAACCAGATCAGACCTCTTCTCGAAGCTGGGCAGGCAAACCCTAAGCAATTGAAAGAGTTTGCCGTTAATATCAGTTACAAGCCGGACCTTGAAGGTAGAACGCTTAATACTCATCCGAGTACTAACTTTGTATCAAATGGTCTTCGTGACCCTGTTGACTATGTAACTGATGCATCTGGTGGTCGTAAGGCATCAAACCTTGCACTTCAGATCGATGACTCTGGGTATCTTCAGAGAACACTCTGTAAGTCTGCAGCAGATATCATTCTTAATCCTGATCCTGATTATGATTGTGGTTCTCGTCATTATTATGTGAGAACTATCGAGAGTAAGAAGGATCTTGAAAATATGAATGGTAGATGGTATGTAGATGGCGACCATCTCACCCAGCTGTTATCTAAAGATCTCGAACTGATCGGAAAGACTCTCAAATTCAGAACACCTGCGACTTGTGTTGGTAAGAATGGAATATGTCCTGTTTGTTATGGTCACCTTTATTCCCAGAACGTTGGTATTAACGTTGGTATAAACAGTGGTCTAAAGCTTACAGAAAGATTCTATCAGAATACCATGTCGGCAAAACACATACTGAATACTAGTACGGCAGCATTCGCATTTAATGATGAATTCTACGTACCTTTTAGTATTGTGGATGGTTTTAGAGTTACTCTTAACGAGGAAGAAGAAACTGTAGGTAACTACATTCTTCGAATCAATCTCAATACGATTTGCAAGGATCGTGAAGAAATGAATAACTACCGTAATGAATATATTACCGAGTTCGAGCTTTACGATACCGAGAACGAAACCACTGTTGAGATCGCTGAGAATAACGGTGATAAGATCTATCTTGCAGATGCCATGTTTGATAAGATTAATGATCTTCGTCTCAGAAAGAGATACGATGAACATGGTTGGATGGAAATTCCTCTGTCGGATTGGGATCCTGAAGATGATTTGTTCTTTGCTATGTTGACGAACAATGAAATCACCCGTCCTCTGAAGGAACTTAAGTCTATGATTGAGAAGGGTAAAGAGATTGAAGGAGTAACTGATATCTCTGAGCTTATCAACAAACTTAATCGTCTCATGAGGGAGGGTGGTATCTTTACTGAGTCTGTTCATGTAGAGATTATTGCAAGGAATCTCATAAGAGATAAGAATAATCCTACTTCTCTTCCTGATTATTCTAAGTCTAATATTGAACCGATGTTCATTAGTATTCATAATAGCATCTTGACAAACAATTCTGTTATTGCTGGATTCACTTTTGAGAGAATTCATCAGCAGTTGAGAACACCTTCTACTTATACAAAGAACGGTGTATCTCCTTACGACAGATTGTTTATTAACGACTAATAAAATCAAAAAAAGAGGGATCCGAAAGGGTCCCTCTATGATTTTATTTTTTCCTTGACATTGAGATAATATCAAATTATAGGAGAATAAACATGGCTAAGAAACTTGTTTGTTCCCGATTACCGAACGGCTTATTTTATTCAGATGATGATATAGGCGGTTTATATAGAGAAGCTTCTGATAAGATCGAACAAGTTAAGATTCTGTGTGAACTTAATCTCTGCAAGCCACCTGAAATAATCGAGGCTCTTAAACGATGTGGTTATAAGAAGAGTGAGCTCCCGATTGTCACCAAAGTGAAATCCAAGAGTCAGAATCCGTTATTCAAAAACAGATTCAGATATCATATGGAAATGCCACCTCCTCCAAAGAAAAGAGGACGTCCGAAGGGATCGAAGAACAAACCTAAAACTGAGACAAAGAACGAAGAGATACACGACTAAGTGTATCTCTTTATTTTTTTTTGTTTCGATTTGAATACCATCGGAATTATTGGTGAAATGAAAATGTACACTGGATCCACCTGATGCAGTAACTAGTACATTAACAAATGCTGAATCTTGGTTAACGAATCGTATAGTTGGAGTACAACACCTCTGTCAACAGTTGTCCAGTTATATGTAACTATACCTGAAGCATTTAGAATCCAATGCATAGCTACTCTTGAGTATATATCTATATCGGCATATGCTACATTACTTGGAGTGAGACACCTCTTTCATTACTTATCCAATGGTATATAATAAAACCCGAATGGTTATTTATCCAAAACATAGTAACTCTGGAAGGTTCATCAATATTGTTGATTAGATTACATGGAGTGCACACCTTGCGGATGCCTTACAGAATTCCAATAATAATGACCGTTCCCTGAAGATAAAATCATGCCTGCGAAATCGAGACCGATAAATGTAGGAGTCCATACTTATAATACTGAACATGATTTGCACCGAAAGCTCCATTTCCTGCAACCATATGATTTTGATCCCAGTCATAATTTTGATACGCATTTGGAGTAACACCTCTCGATTGACTGGTAAGGGAATATGATCGATACCCAAGATAATTTATTAAAAGAATATTATTTATATTATCCTCACTGTTATCAGGAGTCTATATACCATTTATACTTATATTTCCAGGACCAGTATTTTTACCATAGCCTTCCATTTCAATAAAATTAAATCTAGCCTCTGACTCAGGAATAAGTTTATATCTTGGAGTTACTAAACACCCCAATACCAATTTATATGATCATAATTCCCTAATCCATTAGCTAGTATATTTGATTGAATATGGTATATTTTAGATTGATTAAACCAAGGAGTAGATCATACGAGAATTCTGTTCCATATGGATATACATGTGTATAATCTACATCACGAACTGCAAATATACCAGATCTCTTTCTCCAGATATCTCCTTCTGTTATATTTGGAGTAGAACCATACCGTGTACTGGAAATGGTCCACGATACCTCAAGTCCATCAAGACGACAATAACCATCAGGTATTAGTTCACCTTTCCAATAATCGACAACTGACGGAGTGTTTATTCATACATGTCATAAGAATAGATATAAGAACTGATTGAACCTGATCCATCGGTATATAATGTGACGAATCCTAATGGTTTCCATTGCGGCAAATAAAAAGTTGTAGGAGTGGCACCATTTTTTACGTATGAATTATGTGTATAATCTCCAATGTATGCTTTACCGTTTTCATATACTACGCCAAATTTTCCAAGTTTAATATCCTGCAAATGCGGAGTAGAGCCATACTCTTTATTTGTTGATCCATAAGTTACGTCTCCTCGCATAAATATAGCTATTATTCTTGGTGCTGTTAATGTATATTCGTCATTATCTCCATTTGTATATGGATAATTAGGAGTATATTAATACCACCATCTTCGTAATACACAGGTACCCAGTCTTGAGGCTGTCTATATGTACTTACTAAATGATATCTGTTTGATATCGACAGCTCACTTGGAGTAGCCATACGAATTATTTGACGAATAGCAGTATACAGATATTGGTAAATCAATACAGGTATAAATTCCTGATACATGTGCCCATTTTAGATCCCAATGATCTATCACATAAGGAGTTGTACCATGTTGTGATTTTGGATAATACATTCCATCGCCATTAATACCTCCAGATAGGTTTATGACAAATTGAAATTGTCCATGCCAGTTACTTCGTATTGTATGCGGAGTGATAACTCACCAAGGTAATTACCAGGAAACATATATGATGGATACCCATCCACTCTCATTACGATCACTGAACCATCGTTACTATGAATATCTCCAAATAAAATATATACCGGAGTCAATTCCATGTGATTGTGGGTAATCTCCGTATAAATCCCACCACGTTGGACTAATGCTTCCATTCTCAATCATTATCAGATGATATCCAGATGACTGATTTAGGTTGTCTGGAGTCAATTCCATGTGATTGAGGATATGGTCCATATAATGAGTACCAGGTTGCGTCAGCCTTTCCACTTTTAATTATTATTAGGAAATAATCATTTAAACGAGCTGGGTCATCTGGAGTATCACACCAAGACGGTCAGAGCACCCGTAATGATGTTCAGATCCAAGTCCTTGAGATACGATTTTATACACCCAATAGAGTCTAGTCTCAGTGTATATATAATACCAATAAGGAGTACAAATAAAACCCCGAACACGCTTTTGTGTTCGGGGATTATTTTTATTCGTAGTTGTAAGGTCTCTTGGTAGAATTCGGGAATGCCTTGTTTCTCCAATCATAGAGCAAGTCGTCCCTTTCTTTCTGAGCATCTGCCCAGTCATCAATCTTAAGATCGATAGCACCATCTGCAGTCTCGAGCTTGTCATACATACGAAGCTCAGGATACAACCAGCATTTGATATCCAACTTAGCCAACTTCTCAAGTTCGATTCCAACAGAAGGAGGAACTGCGCCGAAGTTAGGATAAGGAATCTTCAAGGTGATATAGACTTTCTCTGCACCACCGTAACCTCTGAGTTTGAGACGGTTAGGAGGTAAGAACTGGAAAGACTTCGTGGAAATATTCAAACCAGATCTGATACCAGATGCAACACCTTCAAGAATCATAGCTTCTACATTGAAACTATGAAGAGGTGCATTCCACTCATCGAAGTGAGAAGTACCAGTAACATCTCTGACAGAAATAATTTCAAGATTATTATCTTCGAGGAATTGATCACGAATATAATATATCTCAGATCCACCGTCACCCTTCTCATGTTTCATTTCAGTAAGATTCTTTTCCATTACATATTCATAAGGGAAGAACTGACTGAAAACTGGAAGTGTATCGTTAATCAAAATTTCTTTGATTGCAGGATAGTATTTTTCAAGAGATAACGCCGGAAATCCGAGCTGTGTAACAACTTTCTTCATAAAGAAATTTATATCCATAATATTACCTCTCTTCATGTAATCTTTATTAGTATATTGTTTCAAGTGTTGAATCAGATGCCAACTCCAGATTCTATGAGAGAAACAACACTGACTGAAATTAGATATTCCAAAATAGCTGATAATAGTTTAGGTGCACCTTGGCAGTATATCTCATATTCATTTATTAGCGGATAGTATCACACGTGAACAATTATATAATAAATAATAGAAAGTGAGATATTAGCATATGTCATTATCACAAGCAATATCATTTTCATATGACACACCTAGAACAGCATCTCAATTATTAACATTGGTTAAAAAAGATATAAAAAATTTAGTCGAATACGTTCGTCCAGTCAGAGGCGTACCTACAGAATATACTATTCAGATTACTGAATATATCAATAATAAACTTCGTGAAGAAGAGCAATTTCTAAGACAACAAGAAAAGTCCGATAAAGAAATTAGATATGCATTGGTTAAAATGCGATCGAAATATCGGATAAGATATGTTTGTGTTGAGAAAACCCAAGATATACCAAATACTATAGTTATCTCTGTTGCAGATAAGGATGACAATACTGAATGTCATAGTGAGTTGGTTAACTTAGTTAATACTAAAATTACCAAGCCAATAATTAGTGTCCTTCGCTCAAAATATTCTCGATATTTATATAAATATCTTACGATAGAATTGGCTGATTCTCATTCAACGGAAATTCGCATATCATGCAATAGCGATACTCTAACAGAGTCATACTTATCGGAGGATAAATTTATGAATATGCAATTAATATTATTAGAGACAATAGATCTACTTATCGAAGATTTAGACTCAGCTAATGAGCAAAATACATTAAATGAATCTGTAGGTTCCAAGATCAGTAACACAATTCGAGTGATCATAGATGCAATTAAGCGATTAATAAGCACTATAAAACGAGCCATATCTGCAGCGGCTACGAATGCAAAATTTAAGCAATTGAAAGATCAATTTGAAAATTCAAGCAACCATTTATTCTATATAAAAGTAAATGAAAATTTTCTTAGTCAATATGATTTATCCGATCTAATCGATAATATATACCTTCCTGTATATAATGCAATAACGACTGGTGATTTAGATCGAGAAGATCTATATGAAGAGGCTAGCAATTATAACGACAAGTTCTTTGTTGACTCACCAGATGATAAAAATGTATTTGTTGCGAGTCATATTAATACGGCTATAGATCATGCCACTGTGTATCTTAAGGAAATTAATAGAGCCATATCATTGATGGAGAAAGCAATTTCAAAATTCGAGACCATGAGAGTCAATGGCAAGTTCGATCACTCTGACAGCTATTGTAAAATTATATTATCTACAGTTAAATATGATTTGAGGTTTTTAAATAGTCTCGCATGTATGCAGATAGTTGCAATGAGTGGAACAAAAGATGATAATCTTGATGTGGCTAGAGCCGATGCTAGAACTAAACAAGAGATTATTAAAGATGTAGAACACAAAAATAATAAGTAATACTATTGGTTGGGAATTGGTGTAATTTAAAATATCTATTTTTATTTACCCCCCCCCATAATTAAAACATATTATTAATGAGCAAGATACCTGAAGACGCTGAGCGTCTTCAGGTTATTTTTGTTAATCTGTATAAATGAGGTATGGATATGAGTAAGCAATCTGGAATATTAGCAAATGCACTTCGTGTAGAGGCAAGTAGATATCTCCCATCTGATACCGAGACTTTAAATGAGTCTGCAACTGGAGATATTGTAAAATTACTAAGCTTTGTAGCAGTTACCGTTGGCGGGTTAATCTGGTTTCGGTTATCTGATAAGAAAGATGAAAAGAAACAAGAGGAACGTGACCAACAAAAGCGAATCAAAGACGAAGAAGCTCGTCGTGATGACGAGAAAAAATATAATGAATTTGTTGTAAAATATAAAATTGGTACATTCACACCTAAAGAGATATCATCGAAGGAAGAATTAGCCAGATTTATCGAAACTGATGTACGAAAACTTATTCAGGAGTTTAATAAATCTGATGTTGGTAAAACATGGATAAAAGAGAATATCGCATCATATTGCGATAAACTCAAAGAAGAATATAAAGATGATTTAACCAATAAATGGTATCTTGATGGTGTTAAAGATGCTAAATCATTTAAAACATTTGCCTGCGAGGTATTTGAAGAGTACGAATACAACGGTGTATATGAGCTCTCACTCACAATTATAGATGGGCATGAACAAGATTTAAATGTACATTTAAGCTCGTTCCTTGATGGACTTAAATTTATTTGCGATCACAGATATAAAGAGTGTGAGAAGTTTGGATACAAAGTAGTCATAAGTGCTGGTGATGGAGATGAAGGAATAATTTCTTTCCGCATCTCGTCAGTTGATAAGAAATAAATTGATTTATGAAGATAGAGATGCTCTTAACGGGGCATCTCTATTTTTTTGTCACATACGTCTCATTAGTATATTTATTATGTGATCTTCCATCTTCCTTAATGGTGTTAAACCTAACTATGTAATATGCGTATATAGTCTGATTTGTGAACATTGGAGTGAAATAAGGTGTTTTTTTTGATCATAATCGGGGAATTCAAACATTTTAATAATAGTTGGGGCTTTAAATCTGACTAGAAATTCTGAAAGAGAGGCTTATATATGAAAGTAACATCTAAGGATCTTCTCAATGAAGCATACAAGCTGATGTGCACTGACATTAGGGGGCTCGATCAGGAGGATGATTCTCTCAACGAGGGTGTCGGTGAATGGGTTGTCATCGGCGTATACGTTGGTTATCTTGCTCTCATCATCGGTGCTTCTGCTCTTTGTGCTCATCTTGCGAGAAAGAACGCTGCTCGTCAGGCTACTGCTGTGGATCGTGAAGAGTTTACTGCTGCAATTGAGTATCTGAAGAAGACTTGGTTTGACGAATTCAAGGATAAGACCAAGGCTAAGTTCGGTGCTTATGTTGCTGCTGACGGTATCGAGTTCGTTTCTGATATCCTCGCAAAGACCGTCGACCAGTCTAACGACAAATCTAACAGACATGATGCACTTGTTTATCATATTCCGATCGCTAACATTAACTACTCGAAGATCGTTAAGACTCTTGCTTCTAAGGAGCAGGCTAAGTTTAACTCTTCGATCAACAATGCTAAGACTATGATCGAGAATATCGGTGACGCAATTATCGATCACATCGTTGGTATCTTTGAAGTAGCTAAGAAGGCTCATCCGATCCTTCGTGACCACTTCTGTGTATTCATCGATGGTAACGGTACTCAGGGCACTATTTATATCGGTACTCAGATTGACAAATCTATTGTCTTTAGTGACTCGAAGTATCTCAAAAAGTAATTAAGGAGGTTCACTATGCCTTCTGATAAGAACTCGGGGCTCTTGGTTAAAGAGCCCCATATGACAAATCTTATGGGTAAGCCTGAAGCAGTTGTCTCCGAATCCGATATGGAGAACTCTGCTGCACATAAAGACTTATCTGTAATCAACTTTGATGAAATTAATAAAGTTATCCATGCTGACAATAAAGAGTCTACTTGGGCTGAATACCGCAAAGGTGCAGCTAAGAGAATCTGGAATTGTTCTGTTTCCGTTCTTTATGTGAAATATCTTAAGGATCGTAATACTGAGACGACTTTCATTAAATTCATCTCCGAACACGGTTTCCCTGTTCTTAAAGGTGCTGAGGAAATCGTAAACTACATGAACGATAAGCTTAAACTTTTCAAAGGTATTGTTGATCGTTACAAGGATGAGCTTGATAACAACTATACCAAGTATGGTCTTACTAAAGCTGAAGCAATTAAGCTTTTGAAAGACATCAAGAATGATAAGTTTGCGCATATCAGTTCACGAATCTATAATAAACTCAATGCCAGATCCAAAGAATGGAAGAGAAATTGGGGTGCCGATTTTAAAGCATTCGGTGGTGGTCTTGTGTTTATGAACCCTGATGAAAATATCTGGGAATATTCTCGTAATGTTGAAACGCTGTTCAACCTGGCACAAACTTACGATATTGTCGTATATTGTCATGGAACTAACGTTACACCTGGTCATCATTTATCCGAAGCTGAGTATTCTCTCGCCGAAAAGATTGATAAGATGATGCAGACTAAGGAAACTAAGAAAGTTTCTGTAGCAGTTCAGGAGCTTGAAGATTCTCTTACTCAGGACGAGAAAGCGATTCTTAAGAAGTACAGCGATAAGAAACTTATGAGATATTACAAAGTTCAAAGTGGTGAGCTTGAACGCTATTATTATAACGACTTCCTTTACATTCGTGATAGAATTCGTGGTGACTTACGTAAGCAGTGGGGATTTGGATCGCCACTTAAAACACCTTATGGTGTATTCCGTGATGTCAATGAATTCTGCCGTGAGTGTGTTCGTAGAGGTCATAAGAAGATTAAGATTATGTCTTGTAATCCTGGTCATTATAAGATCGCAAAAGATCTCCTCAACATGAAGGATATCGATATCGATTACCAGGTATATTCTATCTTCGTTGAATCTACAGCTGATGCTATGTATGAAAATCTTCTGAATAATATGTACTGTGCGATTAATGAGGCTTGTAAAGCTAATGAAGCCTGTGTGTCTTGTGAGTCTGCCGATGGTGTTGGATTGCCTGAGGAAAGCAAGACTGAGGAACAAAAACGAAAAGTTTCTGAGGAAAGCTACAAAATTCGCAAGATTGCATATCAGAAGATCAAGAAGCATATTTCCGATGCATCCATTAAAGGCGTTGTTAATAATTATCTAAAAGCGAACGAGATCAATGACTATTTTTATGCCCACTATAAGTCGAACCAGACACTCATTGTAGCTGATATTGATATCGACTATACTAAGGGTGACGACGAGAAGTATAAAGAAGTCAAAACCGCCATTTATAAACTCATCAAGGAAATCAATAAAGACATTGCATCTGAGAATTGTAAGGTGACTGTATTCTGGCTTAACGTCATGGAAGGACTTCGCTATACAGGTACTATCAACATGCATATGTACAAAACAAACTAACATTTATATAATGAGCAAGACCTGAAGATGCTGAGCATCTTCAGGTTTCTTTCGTTGTTATTAGAAATTGGAGGATAATATTATGAGTAATATTATAGATAAACTTCTTGAAACTGCAAGTGCTCTGAATGAAGATGCTTATGCACGCCATCAACAGAGGAAGCTTGTTGAAGGAAATAAAAAGATTGATGAGATAGACAAAAAGATTGACCCAGAAAGAAAGAAAACTGAGTTTGGTAAATCTGATAAAACCCTTAGACAGCTCGAGAAGGACAAAAAGAGAATAGAACAGAGTCATGCAGTAAAAGGGCAAGTTCAGGGGTCTGGAACTCATTTTGAAATTCGACCGGCGGGGAAAGATAATATTTCAGATACATATACTGGAAATGTTTACTCTATGGGTGATACTATATTAAATCCTCGAAATAAGAATTCTCTTCGTAAAGATGGTAATGAATCATCAAGAAAAAGTGCAGAGCCAAAAAATGCAGCTCTTCATGACCGCATCAATAAGAGATCTGAAAAATATACGCCTGCAGATAAGAAATCTACTCAGCATGAGTCGGTAGCTAGGCTCGCTGAACTTCTTGTTGAGGCAGCTAATATTCTTCTTGAAACTGAAAATAAGTAATGTAAAATCCAACTGAACAAAGATAGGGAGATAGCCGTAATTGGCTATCTCCTTCTATCTATTTTTTGAGTTATTTTTTGAAAAATTTCATGATGAAACTAATGATATTATTGAGAAGCTTGATCAAGAAATTATCCATTTCTTCTTTGTTCTCAATATAAGTATCAGTATTTTCAGTCTGCACTTCTTTATCCTGTGCGTTATCTTCCACTTCAGGTGCGCTAGATTCAGGGACGTCTTCTACTACAGGAGGGTCAATAACTTCGGGTTCTTTGTTCTCGGTATTATTATCCACTATCGGAGGAATTTCATTCTCCTCGGGATCAGGCTCATGAGAACAACTAACGAGCTTAACATCGCTCTTAAATACAACACCGGTTATTGCACCAGTCTTCTGTGTAGAAAAGACTACTTCGTTATCTCCACGCATTCCTCTATAATAGAGAGTATTATTAAATACCCAAGATGGAATAGATTTACCACTAGAGTATTTGGTTGTCGTTAACGAGATAACATCACCTTCATGGAAAGTCGGCGTATCGTCTGAAGATACATCGTTTGTCAAAATGCTTTTTACGTCTTGTCTTACTTTATCCATACTTCTCGGAAGACCCATAGCTTTAAACCATGCATATACATCACCATGGTTACCACCAAGATTCAGAGAATGGCTCTCAGCATGACAAGTAATAGTAGGAACCTGAATTCCACCGAAATCATTATATCCCATAGGATCGATATTGAACAGCTTACAGAAATAAGCAGTTACTTCACAAGCCTCTTTATAGACTTGCTCAAAGTATTCCTTACTCTTATAACCGTCGTCACAGATCTCAAACTGAATATAATGCTGACGAATCCAGTATTTTGTGTTGACCTTTACATACTTGATATTATGATCTTGCATCCACTTCAAGCTATCCGAAAAGAGATAACCATTGAGTGAGCCTTTAGAACCGCTACCGCAACCCCAAGGAGCCCTTGTCCATTCACCAGTCTGAACTGTTGCAATAGATCCATCAGCAAGTTTACCAATCCAACAATTCAAACCAGCATCATGTTCAATATGATTCCAGTCATTGTTGTACTTATTCTTACCGAGAATTTGCATGAGTTCATCATAGTTTTCGTCACCCTTATAAGGCTGAACGAATCTACAAAGATTAGGGTTACCTGACGCAGTATCATGCCATAAGATGCCGATAGGTTTACTATCATTAATGGCACCCTTATACCAAGTACTCTTAGTCATAAAGCATTTGATTAAGTTCATTAAATCACCATTCCTTAAACTATAAGTAAACTGCACATCTCAATCGTGTACAGCTTCTTATATAAATGTTTCCCAACCAGTTTAAAGAAAAAAAATAAAATAGAGAGACGCCCGATGTGGACGTCTCTCTTTCTTTGTTAGTCATTCAATTTGATTGCATAACGAACGATATCAAAGGACATATTGAACAGATCCTGGATATAGGTTACTTGCTTCACGAGAAATGCCCACATACCAAAGTCTTTCAACTCAAGTTTGTTTGCATATTCATCGTAGATAAAGAAGTTCTCGTTATATGCATTGAACTGCTCATAAGCTTTCTCAAGACTATCATTCATCGTCTGGTACTGGGGTTGAGTATCCTTATCACGAGTGACTTTGATTTTGAGTACATTGGTAGCCAAGATCATATCGATAATCTTGTGCATATTAGCGTTGTGTTGATTGCATTTGATTCGGATAATATTCTCGAGATTCGTAGAAGTCTCCATATTGTGATTCTTCATCAATGAATGCTCTCTTGCATACTTATCCAAATCGTCACGAGTGAACTCATGTTCCTTGATATACTTGTCGTCAAGTATTTTTATCTCCGGCATTATTAGTGCTCCTTTCATTAAGATATGTACGTTCGATATAATCCACCCAGAACTTATTGAACTGAGTCACGGTAGATTCATACCATTGCTCAAGCTCTTCTTTGTACCAGTCATCATCGTGATTATTATCGACACGAATGACCTTGTCAAAGATAGGGGATGAGTAAATATTCAACGGGTTATCTGCTGTTGCTACTGCAAAGTGGAATGTTGTATCTTTCTTAGACCAACCTGTTTGAGCGATTGCAATATAATAATCTCCATGATTGAGAATATATTTACAACCATGCTCAGTGAACCAAACTTCGAACGAAGGAAGATCTGGGATCTTCACGCGAATGGAAAATTCTGGCGGCTTTGATTTGGTTTTTATACCAAATTCAATGAGTTTGGTGAGAGATGCACATTCATACCTGAGTCTTGTGAAAAGATTATAAAGATCAAGACACTTTACCTTTCTAGCGGTGTTTATGAAAGGTTGAATCTTTTTATCTATTTCTTTCATCTCTTGAACCATGTGCACGAATTTTCCAACGGTTAATGTATCCCACCGATCTTCACTATTTGCTATTTTCAAAGCAGTCTCGATTCCAGCCAACTTCATCATATAAACATCGCGTTTAATTTTAAATATGATTCCAAGAGGCTGTTCAAATACAGGTTTTTCTACATCGAATTCCGTGCTTACCAGAGTAAGGACTTCTTCAGAAAAATTCACATCCTGCACATCTTTGACAGCCAGAGAATTGGTATCATAGGATTTATTATCGATCTCGAAAATCATTGCTTATTCTTCCTTTCTCGAAGACCTTGGATGAATCCAACGATGAAGTTGACCAAAGCAAGCAGAATGACTGCTTGCCAGAAAGTCAACTCGGGAATCATAGTGAAAATCGATGCAATAGACCAGTTCCAGAGAAGCATGAAGATCCATCCTTCAAAGGCAATTACTCCAGCCCAGATGATAAGCCCAAAAAAGGCACCAAGAATGTATCCCATGTTATTTTCCTTTCCCGTAAGGTCCATTGAGCATGGAATTCATTGCCATGATTCCTGCAAGTTTACCCATTGCTCTTTGTCTCTTTGCGTTCTTTTCTTCGATGTATTTCTTTTGTTCTTCGGGAGGAAGAGACATTAAGTACTCTTCCTCTCTACGCTGTTCTTCGATGCGGGCTTTTACTGCCTGCTCTTCATCCCATTTTCTACGAGCTTTAAGTGCATTCATATCAATACAACCTCGTTTCTGTAATTTTGGATCCATCAGGATAGATGTGAGTGATATCGTATTGAACCTCAAAATCCTCCATATCGGCAGGGGCTTTTGAATGATCAATTACGTTGGGTGTGATATATGTCTTGCACCAGAGAGATTCCCAGAAGAGATTACGATAGCAAACGTGTCTCTTCCACATCTTACACCAAGCAAGATATGTATTGAACACAACCATTGCAGTTGTCAGAGGACCGACTCCTCCAGGTACAGGTGTATAGAGAATATCCATGTCATGATGAAGAAGATCACGAGCAAAGATACTGTTCATATCAACATCACCCTCAAGCTTACCAGTATCCTCATTTCTGTGGATACCTACATCAATAAGCATCTTCCTGGGATACTTTTCAGAGTCTTTATCATACATGGTCAGGATGTCTGCATTGACTACACCAGGGTAACCTGTAGCCGAGATTACGATATCCGACTCATTGATGATTCTCTTGAGTTCATCTGGGTCTGTACGGGAATGGCAGAGTGTAACTGTGTGATCAAGTCCAGTCATAAGAAGAGACAGAGGCTTACCAACGATGTTACTTCTACCGATAACTGCAACTCGCTTTGCAGCATTCTCGAGCTTCTCAATCTCAGAGTTACCCGACCACATGAGAAGGTTGACGATTCCGGCAGGTGTACAAGGTCTAAAATCATATGCTGTAGAGGTGCCCATGCAGACATTAAACACATTTTGAGGATTCAAACAATCCACATCCTTGTATGGTGCGATAAACTCGTAAAGAGGCTCGCAATCGATACCTTCCTCTCGTCCAAGACCATTATCAGCATTTCCGCAAGGAAGCTGAAGGATGATTCCGTTAATAGAAGGATCATTGTTGAGAACTTCGATCTTGTCTTTGATCTTATTGTAAAGATCGGGATCAAATCGTCTACCCTCATACTGAGATACAAAACGATGAACCTGACAAAGCATGCCGGCTCTTTCACAGCATCTCAGTTTGTTTCTGAGATAGGATCTGGTAGGTGCATCTGTATTCTCATCTCCGGTTTCGACATGGATGATTGCAAGAGTTGGAACTCTGAGAGAATAGACACAGCTATGGTAATCAAAATGAGCACTTGTTCTGAGAAGATCGATCATCTCTCTTGTCTTATCGATTACACGATTTGCAAATTCCTTGCAATTGATTTCACGGATTCCACTGATATTGATTTCCATGATTCATACCTCCTTAGAGAGCTACCACATTGGGCTTATCGCCGGTGTAGGGAAGAGGAACAACAAGCTCGGGATCTGCATTATACTTAGCATCTGCGAATGCCTGAACTGCAGAGAGATTAGCTTGAGCTCCACCGATAGTTGTAGTGATGATATCTCCCTTTCCCATCAGATTGAGATCGATGAGAATCTGAAGTTCTTCAAGAGTTCCTTTGGGGTCGGTACCAAAATACTGTTTAATGGTTGCAATTGCACAACCAAGAATATGCATCAGTTCTTTTGGATTTTCATTTACAAATCTGTAGCCAAGCTTCTCACGAGCAGGTTCAGATACGTAGGTAAGAGAAAGACTTGCATTGTCACGGACGGTGATTCTGAGAACACCGTTGTTGGTGCAGAGTCTGATTTCGTTAGGGATATACTCAACGGATTTGGATTTCTTACGGTTGAAAAGTTTACACATTTTTATACTTCTCCTTAATTCCTTAAAATTTTCTTATTGAATTTCTTCTAAAAATGGAAGAGATGCCATTGCGGCATTATACTTCTCAACTACCATCTTAAGGACATGTTCATGATCCTCAATCTCGGTATTGAATTTGTTATAGAAAGGTTGATACGGTTGACAAAATGCCATATCTAATACGATAGTGTGAGTAAAGTCATCCCACCTAGAAAGATCTTCAGGAAATCCTATTCCAAGATCAAGTGCAAATCTATGCTCTTTATTCTTCCTAGGGTGACGGGTACCAGCTATGATAACCATAACTGATAAATCTATCGTCAAATGTAATATGGTATCTTTGGATATCCAGGTACCATAATTATCTTGGATACCTGGATAGTTTCTTATCTCGTCAAGCGTTGTCCCTTCTTTGAGTTTAAATCGCTTGATTCTCATACGATCTTATTGATCTTGGTGCATACATAACCATATGCCCAGATAAGTGCATCATAGTTATATACACTTGCAATCTCTTTGAGAGCAGGGATTGTACGAACGGTGTCTGTGAAATTATTCAGTCCATACACATCCCATTCAGAGTTTGCATCCTTGCGGATTCTGAAGAGATACGCAGGTTTTGTAATACGTTCCATTTCATATCCCTCGAAATTCTCAAGGAAGATATCACCGATCGTACGGTAACCAATAGGACCATATCCAGGTTCTCTCTTTGCTGCTTTCCATGCATCGTATGTATTTCTCGGAAACAGCTTGCTGAGGCGGTACTTTGTGATGTTGAAGTCTCTAAGAAGACTGGTCATAGCATCCACAGTCAATTCATAATTAAAGTACTCTTCAAGAGCTTTATTATACATACATGCAATTGCAGGACGGATAGCATCATCAGATGCTATAACTTTCGCAGCTTTCTCGGGTTGTTCGCGGCAGAACGAAAGAACCATGTAATTGAGGATGAAACTCAGACTGTTATCGTCAAAAGTCCCATACTCGCGCATCCAGTCACTGCAAAGTGCATTGTCGAGATGTTTGATAAAATCTTCGGGTTTCATGGTCGTATCGCAATCATCGAGCAAGTTGATGAAAAACATTCTCATGCGGTTAAACCACTTTGTGAATGCTGTATCCCATTCCTTCTTTTTGGACTGGTGATAAGCATTGACCGTGCCGCGGATCTCTGTAATAGCATACTCGAAATGAGTATTGCGGACACAATGGAATTCTGAAATGAAGCACTTGGTAAGATATGTCGGATCAAATGCGACATCGTATATACCGGCAATGGTATTGATACGAATATGAGGCTTATCATAGAGAACCTCAGTTCTGTCTTGGGGAAGATTTTCTGTGGTTGCAAGATATTCAGTGAATCTCTTGAGAACTCTCTTGACTTCATCTGCCTCGATCTCGACATAGTCGATCTTACCTTCCCAATCGGAATAGTCCTGCTTAATGATCAAGGTTCTGAGAACCGTGTTAGCATCTGCTTCGTGATAGATATATGCACTTGAAGTGGTATCATGACGGAAGTTACTCCTCAAATACAAATCGTTGTCTCTGACAGAAAACAGATTTGTGTCAAAAGTGGCAAGACTCTTGAGATCCTCGAATATAGCATCGTTGAGATTATCGAGATCCTTTCTCAGCCTTTTCAGGTTGATTTTCTTAACGATGTTTAATACACCGTATTTGATTTTGTTGATGGTGCGAGTAAAGATGTTGGTTTTCATTTTCTTATTTTCCTTTCGTTTCTCTTCTTTTCTTTCTACAATCTAAACAACGCTTGGGTAGTGACATTCCCTTTCTTTCATAGAACTGAACGTCATTCAAAGAAATGTAAAACTTCTTTTTACAATCTTTGCAAATCTCTTCTCTCCAAGGAAGATTATCGATAACTGTGGCTGCACAAAGACTTCCATGAATATGATCAAGCTTCTCATAGCTATCGATCTTTTCATACGGAATGATATTGTAATCATCGGGAGAGATATTGGTTCGAACCAATCTATCGACCTTATCCCAGTCGATATCCGATTCTTTGTAGCCAGACTTAAGAGACTTGGAAACTATAGCAATCAAGTATCTAATTCTGAGCCACATCTTCGCATTCTTCATGGTATCGTTGAACAGGGCTTCCTGAATTACGACTGCCTTCTCCTGAAGTTCATCAAGCTCTTTTTGAGCTGCTTCTTCATCGTTAGCAGCCTTATCAACGAGCTTATCAACACAGGCTGAGCAGAGACCACTACCTCCTGTGTCATCATAACCACCACAGGCTTCACACTTGTTCTGAGTGTTTGATGCTTCATCGAGAAACTTATTGCATTCTTCATTCAGTTTCTCTTTATTAGCTTCCTCGCAATCAGGACAATAGTAGACACCCGTAGGATCCATCACAGTCCGAGCTCCACATTCGGGACAAGGCTTTGAGTGATGATCTCCTCTAGGCATATAGTCGGCTTTCATCTCCTGAAGCTTACGCTGTTCTTCGGGATCGATTTTTCCACCAAGGTCTTCCACAAGGTTAGATGCATCTGTTGGAGGTCTCTTTTTTACACGGAGACTTTTAAAAAATATTGGGAACATCTTATGCCTCCTCTGCGTTGGCTTTCCTCGTATCTCTACACTTCTGGCAACGCTTCGGAATGCAGAGATTCTTCTGACGATAGAATGCGATTTCAGAAGAAGAGATTGTAAACTCTTCTCCACAATCTTTGCATACTTCTTTTCTCCAAGGATTAGAAGTCATGATCATAGCATTCAAGATCTGAGTATAGATCTCGGTTACCTGTTCAAGACTTGTAATCTTCTCGGGAATGATATTGAAGTCGGTGGGATCCTGGTTGGACATGAGATTCTTCATCACATAATCCCAGTCAACCTTATCGATTTCTCCCGATTCATCAAGAGAAGTGAGGATCTCTTTGAGACACTTAAAACGAACGAACATAGTGCCTTCGGAGATAAACTTAATATTCTGACTCTGATAAAGAGGGTGAGGAATATCATATCGGTGCGGGGATGCGATCATCTTTTTGCAGATATCCATAATATCGGTATCATTGATGATTGTATCGTTTACCTTATTCGTGTTCATAATAGTTTCCTTTCATTTAGAACATTTTGTATTTTGTCACATTGCGACCACGTGTTACGATTGTTGCATACTCGGGTACGAGTTCTCTGTTTGTGAGGATTTTCTTTCCATCTGCAACTACACAGGTCACAATTATGTAATCTTGTCCAGCGTCGAATCTCACAATAGCAGTATCGATATTGGGATTCGTCTTCTTTATAATATACCCATTCTTTACATCATGGATAAATCTTGACTGATTATAAACCAGTTTGGGGAATCTGTCATCAAGAGGTCTGAGATGTATCTTGCGACAGTTGTTACAGTCATAGTAATCGTCATCGATTACATATTCAACCCAGTACGAGTCTTCAGGACAGTAGATATTACAAGCCTTTGTTCTGACTCTTCTGCATGCCTGAGAGTGAACGATATCGGGTGTGGGTATATTGATGAAATAATGATTATCGGATATCTCACTATGAGTAGGTTCGAGATTAACCTTGTGCTCAATTCCGAGCTTTTCAAGAAGATTCTCGAATACATCGATGTCATGACTTGTGAGAGATACGTATTTAATGGCAGCCATTCCTTCGTAGAGAAGTTGGATTCCTTCACGGAGACCATATGTAATTCCATCTTCAAGGTCTTCGATATAGTTACATCCATCACCGAATTCTCCGATATGGAACCAGCAATTCATCTTTGTTATGGTTGCTATTTTGTCAAGCACTTCTGCTTCTGATTGAGTTAATCTAGTTACGATCATTTCCTTAATTTCCTTTCAGTTCCTTATTTCCAAAAAATTTCCTTATTTCACATCGTGAACTTCAACGGGAAGATCACCTGATGCATTTGCATTTACTGCAATACTGTCGATCCAGAGAATGGTCAGTTCGGTTCTACCCTTACCTGTCCAATATCTGTGCCAGTGTGCCCTTCTCATATGAGGTCTGGGACTTCTATGACCTACATGTTTACTAGGATCGGTCTTTGCTTCTTGAGTCTGTCTCTTATACTCGCGCAATTGAGACCCATAGCGAAGTGCTACATCCCAAGTTCTTACTTCTGCAAAATGATGCTTGTTGCTCGGAGGTCTTCTCTTGATAGGTCTCTCCAAGATCTCGGCATTCTTTGCACAGAGGTAAGATAATACATCGATCAATCCTTTGTGAATGAGACAAGCATTGACGATATAGTTAGCCATGAATTCATTATGTGATTCAATCAGCTTAGGATATCTTTGATTTTTCGGCATATCATTAAGTGCCATCTCATACAGTGTCGCAGCACAATCTCTAACCGTCTTCTTCTCCGTCTTCGGGATAAGGAAGCAAGAAGGAATCATTCCATCTTTTTCATCGATCCAAGATACGATAACGTAGTAGAAGTCTTTGAAATATGTATCATCTACATAGACGAATACGTTCGTCACTTTCATAGAATCGACATCATATGCATTACCCTGCGTTATCTTTCTCTGACCGACAACATAGTTGATATTATCGAAGTCGATTGCGAAAGACTTGAATGGAAGTCTGTTTAAGGGAATGGGCTCAACGTACAGAAGCTTCTCGGCATTTGTGTCAAGATATCTATGCATAGATTCACCCGGTTTTACAGGATGAACAAATTCGTCAAGAACATCAGGATCGAATCTATACGATTCTTTTGTTTTTGACCATTCATAGACTGATCTGAGAGCCAACCATGTGTTTCTTCCTTCATCCAAAGTCAACATATAGATGCTGCTGTTCTCTTTTGTGACATTGATCTTGGAGAAGTCGATGCTCTTTGAAAACATTCTCAGAGTCATCAGGGGTGGATAAGGACATGTATTGTAGTCATATCCTTTTGAGTTTAGCCTAGCGTTTTCTTTTTTCATTTTTAAATCCTCACTTTCTTATTGCTTTGGCTTCATAACTATAATGTATACTTGATTACTCACCTTTCACAAAAAAAAATAAAAAGATACCCATGGGATTTCTCCCATGGGTTCTTATTTTACATTTTAGGCAATCTGAGTTTGATTCCAAGAGATACTTTCTCGGGAAGTGCATAGATACTAATTGTGCCTACAACAACTCCATTTTCATTGTCGATTGATCTCTGCTCACACTTCACATATCTCTGGCAATAGATAGTGGAATGAATGGGGAAATGTGCATCAGATATCTTTGCAGCTTCATTGAATATAGTTGCATAGATATAGTCTATACTATATCTCTGGTCATATTCCAAAGCCTTACGATAGATCTGCTCTCCTCCGATAACAAAGACCTTTTTCTCGCAACGAGATGTCTTCCAAGAATAAGCAAGTGCAAACTGCATAGCCTTCTCATATGAAGTAAACCAATATACAGAATCAGACCAAGGATGCTTAGTTCTAGAAACCACGAGATTCAATCTTCCAGGAAGACCATTAGGTTTCTTGAGAGAATCAAAAGTCTTTCGACCCATGATTACGATACTCTCTTTAGTGATTTCTTTGAAGTACTTCATATCTTGCTTGTTATGGAAGATAAGTTCATTATCGCAACCGATAGCACCGAACTTATCCATAGCAGCAATAGCAGCTGTTACAATTTTATCTTTCTCGACATGGAAAGTATCACTGAACGACCAAATCACCCAGGAACGAAGCTTTAAGAAAAGTCGTTTCAAACCGTTCATGGTTTATCTCCTTTATACGGCAACAGGGAATTTTTCAGAGGGATCTGCCTCATATCCTTCAACTACGAAATCGCTGGGATCGTAGTCATAGAAGTTGACCGACTCATTTGTGAAGAGAACTGCACTGGGATATGCATGACCTTCTCTTGTGATAAGATCCTTAATGATATCTACATGACGATCATAGATATGGCAGTCAGAGATTACATGAGTGAGCTTACCAATCTCGAGACCAGTTGCCTTAGCAACCATTACAAGAAGTGCAGCATACTGGCAGACATTCCAGTAGTTAGCAGCAAGAACATCCTGAGATCTCTGGTTGAGGATAAGATTGAGCTTACCATTGAATACATTCCAGGTGGTGGAATATGCACAAGGATAGAGACCCATCTCATGGAGCTCCTCAAGGTTGTATGTATTGGTCATGATTCTGCGAGACGTGGGTTCATGACGAAGATCCCAGATAACTGCATCGATCTGGTCCAGAAGCACATATACCTTGTCAGACTGATTGGAATCAATCTCTTCATAGCTGGGATAATCCTTCTTGAGAAGAGTCTGGATATCGGGTTCATTGTGCTTATTGATCCAGTGGTGAACATACTTCTTACCGATCTGGTATCCATATGCCTTACCAATAGATCCGGTCTCATCTGCCCAACTGTCCCAAATATTGAGACCAAGATCTCCGACATTGTTGGACTTCTGCTGGAAGATCCAAAGGAGCTCACGGATAGGACCTTTGATACCCTGCTTACGGATAGTCATAATCGGGAATTCCTTACCAACGTCGTATTCGTTAACGACGTTTGTGATATGGATAGTATTTGCCTGGGTACCGTCGTCCCACTTAGCTCGACAGGGAACTACCTCACCCTCGTCGAGAATCTTCTTACACATGTCGATAAACTTTCTGTCAAAATCAGTCATTGTTGTTTCCTCCACTTACATTTATATTATTTCTCCAAAGATCATGGCATGCAATAATATCACTCATAAGACGATCATTGATATCCTGAATAGGAAAGATATCATTCATGCATACCGTTTCCTGAGTTTTTGGATCTGCTTCAAACCCAATGGTGGCACACTTGACATGTGTCCAGCCACAGAGTTTGCAAATCTCCGCAGATCTCTTATATACAGCTTCCATGTAGTTTTCATCTGCTTCATGGATATCCTGTTGAGTTCCGCCAGTTGCTTTATTGGCTCTGTTAGCTGACAGAATCTTTGCTGCCCATCTCGGCATATCGAGATAGTACACATTATTCGGAACAGGAAGACCGAGCTTTTTATACTCAAGATCGTTCTCCCACATTACGAATCTCAAAAGCTCTTGTTCATCATCGATCTTACATCCCTGATGAAGAAGATTGGAAGTTACATAACGATCCATGATAACGATATCAAGATCTTCATTCTCCACAATAGACTTCCAGCTATTGAGGTAAGATACCATTCTGTCCTGGATAAAGAACATGGATGCCACGTAGGGATTAACCTGCATGGCATCATGTCCATAATCACCAGCCAGATATTTCTTAACGAATACAGATGATTCGTTTTCGTATTGAGGGAAACTGATAGTCTGGACTTTATAACCTAACTCAGTAAGACGCTCTGCAAGCATCTTGGTATGAGTCTGCTTTCCACTACTGTCACTACCCTCAATACAGATAATATAAGGCTTCATGTGTTGTGATCCTCCTTAAAGCTTAACTGCGGTAAGCATATGCTTCAGACGATCAATGCAGACATCTGCAGTAGAACCATCCCACTCAGGTGCTCTTTCAAGTTCCTGAACGTCGAAGAGATTCCAGTACTGAGCGATGGGATAGTGATAAGTTGCCGGTCCTTCGGGAGTATTGATACCTACAATGAAGTAGTTATCAAACATAGTTCCATCGGAATGGAGCTTAGACTTCCAGCACTTATCCTTATGTGCCTGACAAACGAGAGCCGTCAGGATAGCTCTGTGATGATAGAGTTCGTCGAAGGTATGGTCACCATCGGAGATGCTTCCCTTATCCTTTACGAATTCCATCTTGGGTTTGATACAAACATTGTCATGCTTGTGGATCTTGATGTACTGATCCTCGGTAAGGTCAATACCCCTGATGAGATCCTCGTAAGCGAATCTCATTTCACCTTCAGATACAGTTACTTTAGCGTCGAGTTCAAATTTAATAGACATAGCGTCATTCTCCTTTCACTCTATTATAAAACGACACCAGAGCCTTGTAAATAACCATTTCATTGGTTACTTCATCAGACTGAGGGTCGAATTTTTCCTTATAACACTCAATGATCTCATTGAGACAAACAAGAAATACATTCTTGGTTGCGGGATGAATATGGCTCCAGAAATCAACAGCAGTATCGATAAGAGGATCATCGGTTGCTTCCATGGTTGCCAATACATACTCAACGAACTGATTTTCATCAATAATGAGATGCGATCTGTGAGAAGCCCACTGACAATGGAATCTCTTCATGATTCTACGGTTCTCCTCACAGTTGAGATCGCTGTAGAATCTATCCTTGAGGATATTGATATTGGTTCTCATAATATCACGAGTCTCTTCGTCGATAACCCTCGTACAGGGAGTAGTAACGAAATCTTTTGCAATATCTGCAAGTGTGAGAACGTGAAGAATATGAGGATTCTCAACTTCGCAAAGGTAGCAAAGTTTATCGAGACAACAAGGAGGAAATTCGTTGTTGTATTCAATATCACCGCAAACGGATGCCGGAGTATTTACAATACCAAGGAAGTGATATGCAGTTCCATCAGGTCTGCAATACACTCTGCTCAGATATGTATCAACATCGATGAAATAAAGAATGTTCTCTTCATCGGGTTCATACTTGATGAATCTGATTTTGTCATGAGGCTTATGAATCTCGGTAGTCTCGGTGAGTTTCTTCTTAGCCTTCTTATCAGTATTCTTCATGTTGTCGGCATACTTCTTCTTGTCGATGTTATTATTAAAGTCATCCTTAGCAAGTTTATCCTTGAGATCGTTCTTATTGTTGGTATTATCATGGATCTTCTTCGCAGAAGGTCTTCTGATATCCTTGGGGATCTTCTTGTTCTCATCTTCCTTTGCCATGGTACAAGGCTCGAGACCGTGGATGTAGTTATCGTAAATGGTGGTGATGCTCTTGGTAAGATAACCGGTATAGATTGCATGCATTGTATCCCAAATACTGAATCTGGAAAGGAACATCTGTCGAGGATCGATAGTGAGAAAAGCACCAGTAGCAGTAAGGAATTCAGGACTGAGAATGCCATGAATTGCCTGACACATATACTCGTATACATCGATGTCATCTGCACTGATGTTCTCATTAGAACGAATGATATGACCACGGAGAATAGTTGCAAGTTCCTTCTCCATCACATCAACAGTCTCAACGAGTTCCAATTCATCGGCGTTATCCGTAGGCTTTACGTTACCAAGGTGATTCTTGTATACCTTATTAGCGGCACAAATAGTAAAGATGGATTCGATCATAGTTTTCAAACTCCTTAATTGAAATAATTATTTTTATCATCATCCGATACAAATCCAGAAGTGTTCTCTTCTTTATATGGGATTCCATATCGGAGATTCCAGAGTCTAACACATTCTTCAATCGATGAATGTGTGACTTGTCTACCACACTTGCATTTAAGAGTGTAGTTGAACATGCGACTAACAGTAGGTTTGTTAGCCTCATTGAAACAAGATACCTTAGGCTTCTCACAGCATAAACTACAAGGTTTAACAGTGGAAGCCTTTGCAAGTATCATTGTATTATTCACTCCACCTGGAGCATTCATTTTTGGTCTTCTTGGTACTTTCATTCTAACCTCTCGATATAAATAACATCGCTATCATCGCCATTGATATTAGCTCCAGGGAATGCAATCACACCTACATCATATCCGGAATAGAACTCGTAGTTATGAGAGATCATAAACAACTGCTCGATACCAGAACGACGAATCTGGGTAGCCAAGATCTGAATGAACTTACTCTTGGCTTGATGTGCAAATCCACGGTCAACCTCATCAAGGCAGACGATTGTATAACTATTAACGATCTCTTCGATAATAGCCAAGGTTAGACAAAGCGAAATGAATGAACGCTCAGAAGAGCTACTGTAGGATACATCAAGTCCTCGGTCTCCATTCTTCTTATATGGAATAATGAAGTCCTTAGAGTTGATGACAAACTCTTCGAGATAGAGGTTTCCATTAAACGCACTACTCAAGAGAGTATTTGCATTTGTACGGACACTATCCATGAAGAACTCAAGAGCACCAACAGGAATACCATCATCCTTAACAGACAATGCTGCACGGACGATTTCACAGTTAACCATATCGGCTTCTACAGATGCTAACTCAACCTTGTTATCCTTAATCTTAAGAAGCTCCATTTTATAGAGCTCTCTGGTTCTGGTTAACGGATCGAGTTCATCATCAATCTCTTTGAGTTTCTCTTCTTTCTCGGATATGAGTTCAAGGAATTCTCTCATATCTTCCATTTGAGAACTGATAGCTTTCAGCTCTTCATCTTGTTTAACGATCTGTTCGTAAAGCGAATCATACTCAGATCGTTTGTTATAGAAGTCTCCCAAGGCATCAATAATACCCTTAACGAAGTCTATCCTATCGGAAATAGACTCAATTTCACTCTCCTTCGACTCGATGTTAGAGGAAACGAGATCTTTCTCTTCAGATAGTCTCGAGAGATCTTCTTTTGTAGTTTCGATAAACTTACCCTTAGTTTCAAGCAATTCAATCTCGTGATTTACTTTAGGAAGTTCGATATTCTCAAGAGTTGCAAGTTCTTCCTTTGACTCAAGAATTGCAATAAACTCATCAAAGTCATCACAATTGTCAAGGTTAGAACCATTCTTGGAAATCGCTTTCTTTATAGCTTCAAGAGTTGAATACTTTTCATGATAGGGAAGCTTCTTAATTACGCTGATATTGGTATTGATATACTGCATAAGCTGTCCAAGACGATTCTTGATCTCTTCGATCTGTTCGGCTTTGGAAATCTTATCTTCTATCTGAACCAATGCTTTTTCGATCTCATCCAGTCTGGAAGTATATTCAGGAATCTTCTCCTGGAACTTCTTGAGTCTGAATGCTGTTGCGATAAAGGGACAGGAATCAATCTTACAATTCTCAGGTCTCTTACCGAGGATATTATCAGAGTCGGTATCGGAATCGATTGTAGCTAACTTAGAATAAATATCAGATCTTTCATCCATTAACTCTCTTCTCTTGACAAGTAACTCATCGTGTTTATAATCACGATACTCATCATTACATACAACCATGACTAAGTCATAATAGTATCCGCCGAAAGAGTCGACAAAAGTTCTTACATTCTTGACTATCTCATATCCCAATAACAGATTCTCTTTAGTCAGACCAGGATCAATATCCTGCATACTTTCTCGGAGACTCTTAATCTGTCTCTGGTATCCTTTACGAATCTCGATTAACTCTCCAAGTGAATGGCTAGTCTCAAGGTCCGCAATAGAATTCTTCTTAGACTCAATTTGTTGAGTCAAGAGATTTCTTCTTAAACGAAGTTCAGTAACTGAGTTATTCAAAGACATCAGTTGTACTTCGTATCCCTTTCCTTGTTCACCAAGCTCAGCAATCAGAGTATTGATTTTCTCTGCTGTTGAATCTCTTGTAAGGAACTTGGAAAGATTATAATCATCGAATATGGATTCGATCTTATCTTGAATCTTCTGAATATCGTCGTAGTTCTTACGAATTGCCTTCATAAGTTCCTTATTCTTATCCTCAATTCCAGTTTCTTTAATAACCTGGATTCTGGTTCGATATTCAGATATTTTCTGCATGCACTTATCTCGTTTAGCTACGAGCTTGTTGATCTTCTCGGTTACGATCTTTAACTCTCTGTTTAGAGTTTCTTCATCATGCATTTTACCGATAGACTCTACTAGGAGATTGATTCTCATCTTTAACTCTTTGTATTGCTTATCGACAATTGCATAGTAACCACTGTAGATATCATCCGGTAAGAAAGTAGACATATTCAACTTTCTTTCAGTTGATGTCATATCAACATGACCTTTACAAACATCGTTCTGATTAGCGAGCTTAAGAATTGCATCAGATATTCCGAGTTCTTCCTGAACTACTTCTTTGTAAGATGTAATATTACCATTCTCATTAAGTTCGGTCTCTTCTCCATTAGGTTCGATCTTTGTCACGAATCCTTTTGTATTATGACCTGTCTTAGAAGGTGAATAGACTATCTTACATTCGAAACGGCATCCGTCAGATCTGTCATAAACAGTCTTCTTGATTCCTTCCTTTCCTTCAAGGATAAACTTATTACGACCATCAGTTGTACCAGGAAGACAATGAAGCACACTCATAAATGTAGATTTACCAGTTGCATTGTCTCCGATGATCAAGACGATGTTCTTATCCTTAAATTTCTTGAAGTTGACCTCCAACTCTTTACGACCAAGACCAGTTTGAATACCTATAAAGTTTCTTAAGTATATTGATCTTAATCGAACGCTGTATGCCATATTAGTCCTCGCTAGGTTTCAATTCGGGTTCGGGAGGTTTCTTACAACATCCCTGGGGATTTTGACAATCCATTTCGCAGTCACGATTAAAATCGCAATCTGTGCACTTCTCAGTGTCATCGAATAGTGACAACTGGTCGGGATTATTGGTTATATCTTTCATATCAAATTCGGAGATATAGTCCTCAATCTCAATGCAATCTTCATCTTCGAAACAAACTGCACTTTCGTGAGGAACATTGCTGACATAGATTATCGGATATGCTCCGTTAACTACGACAGACATCTCGTTTGGGAGATAGTTTAAAATACTCTTGAGTTCACCAACAGTAAGTCCATCAGTGCAGTCAATTTTCTCAAGTGTACAATCACCATTTGCATACTTTTCTTTCTGCATGGGTTATACCTCTCTTTCGATGGTTTTGAAAGTATATTTCTCTGCGTTATCAAAGTCCAAAGCCTGATCATCGAATACACAGTAAACTGTGCTATAATCAGGAGACATCGGATTGGGACAACCATACTTATCCCAGATAATAATACCTGCATTCAAATCGAATACATCGGCGAATCTGGAGAGCATATCCATCTTCAATGTATTACCATGAGTCAGTGCACGACGACCATTGTTCTTAGTTGCCATATCACTGAACTTGTGACCGTACTGATTGAAGTTGATATTCTTCTGACCGATTGCATACTTCATTGCTGCAAGTGCAATATCATCAGTCTGACGAAGAGCAGGTTTGAAAACGTCTCCGTCTGTAATAACCTCTGTCTCGATAACAGGGTCGATAACCATATCATTCAGGTTTCTGAAGATACAGTCAGGTGTGAGCTGAATGATTCTATCTTTATGGAAGATCATTCTTTCTTCATCATTTCTGGGACGAACGGGGAATGCACGACCCTTGATGAGATAAATTCCTACTTGGACAGCTTCGTCCAGGCTATCTACCTCTCCACGATAGGGATAGACATAGTCATTATATTGACTAAGGAGGTAGGCATAACCTTGTTTCAGCTTGTCTTGATAAAACTTCTTTTGGACTACTCTGTAGGTTTCGTCCCGAAGTTTGAATATCATCGGCGTAGCCATCAATGTTTCTCCTTACCATTTAGGTTTATTATTCTTATTGTCGACCTTGATAATCTCGGTCGGGTTTTCTATATCGATTAGACTACCCATGACGCTGATCTTGCTGAATGAAGGTGAGCGAACTGTATCATCAATATCGATATTCTGGTTTACTTTGTCTCGGCGGAAGTCAATCTGGTTATGACCAAGAGGACCTGTGCCGATATAGTTCACAAGTTGCATCGTGAACTGTGTGAAGTTAAGTTCTCTGAGTCGGTAATATAAACAGAGAAAATCTTGTACAGAAATGTAAGCCTCAGATCCTTCAGCTATGATCTGCATCTTTACCGAAGAGTCAGACTCATTGAAGATCGGTGTAAACAAAAGTGTCTGAACACCAACGACGACTTTGATAGTACCAGCCAGTTCACTTCTGATATGAGTACCAGTAGCATTTACTGTCAGGATATCTATTTCTCCATCATCATATGCTTCAAAAGCCTGAGCTATCTTTGTGAGCTTTCGTACAATTCTCTGTTTGAATACCTCGGTTACATATATAACGACTTTAGCACCTTCTGAATTTGGATGACAAAGTACCCATTCCAAATATGGTCTCGGTGCCAAGTTAATCGAGATTTTGTTTTTCTGTAAGATAAATTCTTGGTGGTAGAATTGCTCATCTTGGTTTTTATCCTTGGTGTACAATTTCACCTTGAACTTTACAGACAAACCTTTACGAGTTAATATCGAGTAAATTACCGTAGTAATATCTTCTCGATCAATTCGTGTCATTTGCATATTGCTCTCCCCTTTCATAGATTCTCATAAGTATGATGTATAAATTTATTTATCCTTATTCTTATTGCGATGCATCACTATATAACCATCTTTATTGACGGTTCGCCCCTCGGCGTCATAGCGAAAACCTTGTTTGAAGAAGGTATACATCATATGCAAATCTTGATCGGAGATCAAATGAATCAGGATCTTTCCATCCTTTGCTTTTCTGATAAGAAAAGGCTCTCTCTTCTCATAATGCTCACGGGCTACTTTATGGTTAATATTAACCAACTCACAATAAATACCTTTGCGATTCTTCTGAGCACGAATACGTCCAGAAATCTGATCTGCCAATACTTCAGATGCATAGGTAATTGTATTAATAGTAAGCTGATGGTTCTCAAACTCAGAACCAGTACCCATGGATTTGATAGTCGAGAAAACGATATCTCGATCCAGTTCTTTATTCTTATCTTTACCAGATCCAACAAATAGACCTGTGGTAAGATAAGGGAATACACTATTGGTATATTTCTGAAGCTGTTCTGCAAACTCAACCGTTATACAGATTACGAGAACTTTGCCTCCTCGCCTTCGTAGCTTCAATAAATAGAATAGCGCAAATGTGTAAGCCTCAAGGAACTCTTCTCGAGCTCCATCAGGATCTAACAGATACTCTCCATACTTAGCAAGAGAAGGTCCATATCTTGTCTTGATATCTTTCAGTTGCTTCTCAGTAGGAGTAGATTTAAACTGTAGAATCAGAGGTCTCATATGCTTCTGTTCTTTGGATATGAGTTTCTTACCATATCTCATTACATCTCTAAAGATGCGATTATAGATAATTCGTTCGGTCTTTTCCGAGCGGCTTGGAGAAGAACTCATGTAATAAGTCTTCTCTACATTGGTAAAGCAGTCAATATTGACAACTGTGTTAAAGTCCATATGAGCCTCGTCTACAGCCTTGATATTAACATTCATTGCATCTACCAACTTAGTTACCATGTCCCAACGATTCTCATACTTTCTTACGAAAGCAAGTATTGTTGATCTGGGAACTACGAAGACTTTGATATGCTTATATTTACCAGAGATGATGTCTGCACACATTTCACTTCCTTGAACATGAAGGAACTCAGTTCGGTTAAGAGAAGTGAAGTTTGATACAGCTTCAATCCACTGGTTTACAATCTTTGTGATTGCGGGTGTGAATACAACCATACGAGACTTAAAGTAACACATGGTTGCAATCATTATGTATGTCTTACCGAGACCTGTGTCAAGATCTACATACAACTGGGTCTTTTTCTTTGTAAATGAATAAGGTTCCACACCGAGCATGAATGCAAGAACGTGTTCCTGGATATAATCTCGAGGTGAATTTTCGAGCTTGATATTTATCTGATCATTCGGCTCGATATCAACATCTCGGAAATAATGATCAGGAAAAGCACTCGCAAGATTCTCTTCAGGATATCCTCTTGGAATCCTAAGCTCTTTCTTTTCTTCGTCAAAGAAGTAACCGAGTTCGATTCGTTTAAAATAAACAGGATCCCACTTAGATAGTTCATTGACGATAGTATAAGGAACCTTCCATACCCCAGTGATCAGATAATAACTTGGATATTTATAGATTACTTTTTCTGCCATATTACCAGGACCTTCCGTGTTTCCATTTCACAAGAGAGAATTCTACGAAGCCTTGCTTACCGTCAGGTGTAACCTCACTCTTATTTATGATAACAAAGGTATGATTGTAAACCTTTGTCAAATAAAGCTCAGCCAATTTGTCAAGAGTCTGAGTTGTAATCTTGCCGGTACTTCTTATACGACCATGGATATAATCCCTACATTCTGCATTCAAACGCTCAGGATATACCTTAAAACCATCCATATCAGTTGCAGAGATTTTGATCTCTGATCTAGGTTGTGAATTGTCGTTAATCTTAACTTCGATTCTGAATACATCATGACGTTCCTTTGGTAATACATCTAAAAATCCCATTTTCTGATTCTCCTTATTTCCTTTTTTACTTGGGGTTACTGTATAGGTGAAAGTTATATAGATATGGTTTGCTTCTGAGCATTGATCATATACATCGTATTTGTATTCATTGAATACACGTATAATATCTTTTTCAATCTCTGCTTGTGTCTGTCTATTTATTTCTCTATAGAAATACTTAGATGTGATAAGCCTCTCAAGATCTTTTTGGATCCTGAGAAATGCCGAATAATTTTCAGAGCTCTTTAATTCAGCCTCTGTCATAATAGTAATCATATCAGGATAGAACGGTGTAAAAGTACAATTACCTTTTATGAGATCATACTGAATATTGATTCGTTTAATTACCATGATTTATACCTTTCTCTTTCAATCTCTTAGCATGCATCTCCGCAATGATTTCATCCATGGTTTTAGTACGGATGAAAATATCATGATCTTTAAAAGTGATCACAAGTTCAAGAATATTAAGTCCATCCAACAGAATCAATTTGTCAGCAAGGTCATTGACGGTTTTCTGTTTACCTGCCTTACCGAACTCATCTAACCACACATGAACAGTGGTCTTCGATTCTTTGGATGCAAACCAATATTTAATTTCCTCAATATGGAAATGAATATTATAATCGGTAATATCGATCGTACCGATATTTTTCATAAAGAAATCTGACAGATAATCTCTGTAATAAGCCTGTGCTCTGAGAAATCTTTCAATTTCCATTGGTTTCCGTTCTTCCTCTTTCTGGATATCATAACGGACTCTCATCAGAATCTTTCCGAGTGTATTCTTACCTTTGGTATAGCGGCATCTGCTACATTTGCAGTCGCCCCAATAATTATCATGCCAGGTATTTCCCTCAATAAGATCTTCGTTTCCGGTATTCAATAACCATTCACGAAGTTGAGGATCTCTGAATTTGGCTCGGACAATACTTAGCATTAGACCGAGTTTCTTTTCTTCCCAGTCTCTAGGAAGTCTTACTGATCTGCCTATCCGTTTAGCCTCATCTGGGCTTGATTTAGCAAGTAATCTTATCTTGCTAGGATCCTGTAACTTCTGTAATTGGAACGCCGATTCAGCACAACTGAATACTATTCCATTATACATGAAGTCTTTGGTGTAGTAGTTGCTTAGGTAATAATACTTACCTTTAAATTCAGAAATAGCCACAATAACACCCTCCCTTTCTATATTAAAAAGTTAATAAATTAATAGAAACTTATACGATTAGTTTCTTTATTTCTTTCTTATAGTGCATAGTTTTCTTTTGGTTTGTTTATAGACGACAAAATAGGATAGTAGACTCTCGTCTACTATCCCTTTTATTTTTTTAAATGAAAGTATTGTTCTTAAGACAGTGATGATAGAGCTCAAGGATATACTTGTACTCTTCTTCAAAAACACCATTGGTAGTATCTGTCTTGTTCAAAAGATCTGTGTATTTGGCTTCAAGGCTGATAATGTGGTCAAACTCTTCTTTTGAATGCTTGGTTCCACAACGACAACTATTAGCAAATCCAAGAATCTCCCAGCGGATTCTGTCCATTTCGTTATTGTCGACTGTCCGTTCGAGTTCTTCGACTTTCTCTTTGGTTGCTTTTGCATCAGCTTTAATTGTGTCGATTTCGGTTTTCAGTTCTGCATTGAAATGTTTTCCTAACCATTTTAAGATCGCTTTGATCGGGTTGAATTTAATTGGTGTGATATCAATGATAGCCAGTATAACAGTGACTACTACTGTAATATTATCGAGACACCACGCCAAATATTGCTCATGACCTCTCCCATCAGACGATACTCCTTTTGGTTATTTTCTTAGAGCCGAGAACATCAGCATACTGAAGACCAATAACTGACTCAATCGGCACGTTACAAGAAGTGCATTCATCAATAATAAGCGTTACAGTGCCATTCTCCTGCAGTACCATGGCGAGTTTATCCAAGCCAAAGAAATCTGCTGCACGAGCTACGTTGTCACTCTTTTCACTGATATACGATTTGATCTGTTCAATCGATTCGTTAATAGGTGCAAAAAGATCTACACTCTCGTTAAGATTGACGTAAGATGCACATTCAGAAAGAATCTCTGTTTGATATGCCTCGATATGAGACGGACGGAAAACAGAGTCATACGTGATAATCTTGAGAGGAGCTTTAACTCGACGGGTTGCCAAGTCGACAGAACCTAAAGAACGAAGAGAGAACGCTGCGGGAACGCCCTGCAGAATTCGATCACATAACATATCACCAGCACCACCGGCAAGAGTCTGCACATGACCGAGCAGAAGGTTACCTTCGGTACGATAGTTTAGAATTCTATGTGAAGCCGTTGTCGGATTAAAGACCACCTGTCTCTTAGGATCGGTATCCAGCGGATGACCATACTCTCCAATCCATTGTCCCTTCTTGATATCGTTCTGAATCATACCGTCGTTGTTAAGTGCATCAAGCACAAGATTTTTGCCATAAATACGACCGTTCCAGTTTTCAACTTCAAACGATTGCAAGCAAGTATCTATAGTAACAGTCTTGATCTTCTTACCAGAAGCAGACTCAACTGTCGATTCAGTAAGGACTTCAGTCCTGATATCTTCGGGAGGTGTCAGGCATTCACACATTATATACAATGTGTTATTATCCATCGAAATTATTATCTCCTTCCCATAGTTTCATGTAGAAATAAGTTTTATTTCATTATTTAAATGTTAGTCGTTACCCCGATAAAACCGTCGTTTCAAGGCTATTAAAGTACACTTGGAACATAAAATTAATGAATTTATTATATAAGAAAGGGGCATTTACATGATTCTTAGTAAAAAGTTTTTAGATAGCATAGATTCTACAAACTTGAACCCTGTGAATCCTAATGAACTCATGAAGGCGAAGTATGATCGCCTTAATAGTATTCAGGATGCTATCACTAATATTCAGTTTAATGATGCTGAGGTAATTGAATCCTTCGCTTCTAATATAAAGAATTGTGACAATACCGACATCAAATCAGTATGTCAGTTATTCGATCAGAAAGCTGACCCGTCTGATTGTCGTGATGTCTTCATGCTCTGTCAAATGATCGAGTGTATTCTCAATAATATCACCGGTCTTGATAAAGAAGCATTTGAACCTCTGTATTCTGCATACAGAAGATTTGACAATAAGATCCTCTTCCTTAAAGAGAAGGATCCTACAAATAAATACATTGATGCAACTAATGCGATCTCCAGAAGACTTGGTGAACGCATGTTGAGAATGCACAACTGGTTTGATCAGGGTAGTGAACCTATGGGAGTTCCTCATATTACTGCAGTTGATGGTAAAGCTATTACCGAGGCTGCTTCTGTTCGACCTGGTGCAAGTGCAGGAGCTGATTCAGGTCCTGTAATTAACCATTTTATTTCCTTCGAAACTTTCATGAGATTGCTTCAGACTTCTCAGTACAATAGAAGAGATATTGACTTCCTTATCAGTGGATTCAAGTTCCTTCCTTTGTACATTGAAGCTATTCTCTCAAATGAGCTTCGTTCGGTTACCGATATCTATGATACCATTGTAAAGCTTCTCGCTGGATGTTGGGGAGCTGTTGAAAACAACTACTATGGTCTTGAGTGTCTCTACAATGCAATCTCCGAATGTGAGGATGTAGTTGAGCACTGTGCTATCGGATCCTTTGACATCTATGAGACGAAGCAAAAACTCGGAGGATTCTTTGAAACTGTCAAGGATAAGATTCTTGATTCCGAATATTACATCACTCATATGAACAGAACACCCGATGATGTAACAATCACTGAGGCTGTAGATGAGGATGATGACGATGAGTTTGATCCCGATGAAGACTATCGTGAAGATACTGAAGTGAATCCTCTTGTTGAGATGGGGCTCGGATATATCTATGATATTCTTCCTCCCGATGAGGAGATGGATGAAGCCACTGCAGATAGAGTGCTCAATGCACTTGCAGAAGCAGCAACTCAGAATAATATGCTCGGTGTTCTGACAGAGGGTATCCTCAAGGATGAACTCGAGTTCCAGAAGCAAAAGAACAGAGATAGGTACGAGGATAGACGAAGCATCGCTAGAACTCGCCGTGAAAACAGAGTAGCTCGTAAAGAGCGTATCAAAGACCGTAAGTCTGAAGATAAATACACTGATAAGCGTAGACCTATCGATGATAAATATGAGCGCGATAAGCGTAAGTCTGATGATCGCTATGCTGACAAGCGTAGAGAGATGGATGATGATTATGCTGAGGATCGCAGAAGAAGAGACGATAAATATGCAGATAAGAAGCGTGCATCTGATGACCGTTATGAGGATGAACGCAGAGAAAGATCTGACGAGTACGAACGTGACAAGCAGACCAGAGAGCGTCGTGAAGATGATCGTTACTCTGATAAGAGACGTGCCGCAGATGACAAGTATGCAGATCGTCGTCGTGATGAAGAAGAAGAAAACCGTCGTAAGAACGATAAGTATGAAGATGATCGTCGCAGAGATACTGACCGTTATGAACGAGACAAACAAACTCGTGAAAGACGTGAGGATGATAAGTATGAACGCGATAAGCAGGTAAGAGAGCGTCGTGAAGACGACAAATACGCTGATAAGAAGCGTGCATCTGACGACAAGTATGCCGACAAGCATCAGAAGAAGCAGGATAAGTACGAGGATGATCGTCGTAGACAAAATGATGATTATGAACGTGACAACCGCCGCGAGGAAGACCGGTATCAGGAAAAGAAGCGTGCGTCTGACGATAAGTATGAGGCAGTAAAGAGAGCTCGTGACGATGATTACGAAGATGCTCGTACTGCTAAGAGAGATCGTTATTCTGATGAACGTGAAAGAACCAATCGTCGTATTAACGATGATTATGAACATGAAAAGAATATGCGTCATAAGCGTGAGGAAGACGAGTACGAAGATGAGCGTCGTCGTAAGAACGATGCTTATGAGGACGAACGTCGCCGCAGAAATGATGCATATGAAGACTCTCGTAGAGGAGCATCTGAAAGATACGATTCTAAACAGAGAGTCAAAGAAGATAAGCAGAGAGCGAAGGATGATCGTAAAGCCGAGAAACTTCGTTTGAAGCAAGAACGTAGAGAAGAGAAAGAAAGATGGAAGAGAGAAGATAGAGAGGAAAAGAGACAACAGAAGAAGATGAATAAGGATGCTCGTAAGATGGTCCTTGTTGAGAAGCTTCGTTCTCTCCCTCTTACCAGTAATGCAGCCAACAAGGCATATGAAGCATTGAGAAGAGCAGTAGGTGCAGCAGTAGCTGGCGGTATTGGCTCTCTTGCTGGATTGAATCCGATTGTTGGTGCAGTATGTTACCTCATTCCTAAATATCTTAAGTCTTCTACTAAAATGGATCCCTATGCTGCAGGTAAGGCTAGATCGAAAGCTATTGCTGAGATCAACGCTCAGATGAACCGTCTCGAGACTAAGATGGATGAAGCTGATCGTAAGGGTAACTATAAGGCTAAGGCTGAGTTGTCCGCACTTCACCAGAGACTCGAACATACAAGAGCTAGAATTGCTGCAGATGCAGGATCTAAGGGAGGAGCTGTAATTTTATGAGTTTACTTTCATCTACCCTTATTACTCGTAAGAAAGTCTCAGTCCTTAATGAAGCAGAAGATAGCAAATATGGTTTGTCAGATGCAATCATTGCTGGTATCAGCGATAGTCCTACTGATGAGCCCGAGAACGTTGAAGAGGAGACTCCCGCTGCGGAGTCTCCTGTAGACGATATGAGTGCTGATGCTCCTGCTGAAGGAACTGAAGATTCTGATAATGCCGATCCTACTGCTACTGGTGATGAACCTCCTATGGAGGACGATCCTACCAGTCCTGCAGATGAAACGGAAGGTATGGAAGATAATACCGATGAGTTTACCGATGAAGAAATGGCTGGAGACGGCTCTATGACTGAAGATGAAATGCTGGCAGATACCCAGAAGACGCCTGGTCTTAGAATCCTCACTTCCATATCCGATAATCAGTATAAACTCTGCAATGCTACATTGCATCAGAAGTTTACCAAATTAGCTTCTGAAATTACGGATATTATTAACAATACAATAATGGTTATCCGTCCTAATAACGATCGTGAAGCACAAGTAGTTGGGATAGTTCACGATAATCTGTCTAAAATGGTTACCGATATTCACAATTATTCACTTTATACTTTTAGCGATACTTATGAATCAAACGTTGTAGCCTACATTTCTTTCTTGAAAAGATACAAAATTGCTATGCAGATTATTGACGAACTTATCAAAGCTCGCAACACAGAAGATCCTAAAGAGGATAAATAACCACAAAATTTGTAAATTATTATCAATTATTTCCCTAATATTAAAGTGAATTAATTGTGTAATTTTTAACATAATATTAAATATTAAGAAAAATTGCTGTTTTTTAATTACCATTTTCAATAACTCAAAATAAACAATATCATATCCTATATAGGAGGAATAAATATATGTCTATGAGAATTTACACTGAAGACAGTTTGGGTCTTTCCTCTTGTAACGAGTCTGCCATCCGTGGTAATTTTACCAAGATGCAGACTGCCATGAAAAAGGTAGGTTTGGACCCCTTCAAGAATGTAAGCGAGATTACTCGTACCCCTGAGTATATGAAGCTTATCACCGAGTCCGTAAAGCTCAGCGCAGACGCTACTGCTAACAAGTACGTTGCTGAGGATATGGCTCGTCTTAATACCCTTTACGAGAACGTCGGCGCACAGATGCTCAACGAGGCTGTTTCTTCTGTTGCTGACCTTTCCCCTATCATGATGAACTCCTTCGGTATCCAGGAGAGAGCACTTATCTCTGCTCACCTTCCTCGTGCCGTTAAGCAGGTAACTGCTAAGGTTGACAACTTCAAGCTCACCGAGCGTATTCCTTACATCGTTGACCTTGCTGGCAACAAGTCTAAGTTCATCGACGCATTCGTTCCCGGCGCAGACGGCGCTGCTGCTAACCTTACTCTCCGTGAGGTTGTAGTAATGGGCTTCAATATCAATGACACTGACATCAACCTCTATGAGGGCTCCGGTGCAGATGTTCAGGCTACTGCTGCTAACTATCGTCCTGCAGTTTCTACTGCAAACGCTTTCGGTATCGACAGTGCTCTTGACAGCGTTGTTATTACCGGCGATCCCACTGATGTCGCTTTCGAGATCGGCTCTCTCCGTAGCCCTGATGCAGAGAACGGTACTTTCCGTGCAACTGTTACTTGGACTAAGGAAGGCGTTGCTCAGCGCGGCATGATCATGGGTCAGTTCGACCTCTCCAACGGCAAGCTCGTAACTGTTACTGCAAGCCATGCAGATATTACTGCAGTTAAGTTCAAGATGGTTCTCTCTCCTGAGACTCACAACAACGCACTCTCCGTTGGTTACGATACGAAGCATACTCCTGTAAACATCCCTGTTGGTGACCACTTCGAGTATGGCTTGTCTGAGGAATTCAAGGATGCTTCCGACAAGTACTACAACGTTGACGCTATGGCTCTCCTCACTGACTACATGGGCAGAGCAGTTGAGCAGGTTAAGGATATCGTTACTCTTGGTAAGTACCAGGAGCTCGCTGACGGTGCTGTTCTTACCACTACTTTCAACTGCACTCCTACTTCCAGCTTCGCACAGGGCAAGGAAGAGTTCATCCGCAGAGAGTTCGGTCCCTTCATCGAGAAGGTTTGCATTATCCTTAAGAACAAGGTTCGTATCCCCAACTGCCACTTCCGCGTAGTTGGTAACCCTCTTGACATCCGTATCGCAGCTTCTGCTGGTACTGAGTACATCTACAAGAGAAACGAGCAGTTCGCAGGCGAGATCGGCATCGACTATGAGTTCTCCGTAACTTCCGATGTTCACAAGATCTTCTACCTCAGCTCTGAGCGTGTTCCTGTAGGTCGCCTCTTCGTATTCCTCATTCCTAACAGCATCGAGAATAACATCTCTACTGTTAACCACTATGAGTACGCTACTTATGTATCCAATAAGTACCGCAACACGAAGAACAACCTTCCCACTGTAATGATCTCCACTCGTTACCTCACCAAGGAGTACTACCCTGTTGTGGCGACGATTAATGTAGTCAACAATCTTGTCGACGACGACTCCGTAACCACTGCTACCGGCACTGGCATGGAGAGCGCAGTATATGCCAAGATTTCCTATGTGAATGCATGAGGTAATTCAGTAAGGGAAGTAATCTCCGGATAATTTCTACTTAATGTAGGTTTAAATACCCCATACCCAATTGCGGGTATGGGGTTATTTTTCGTATCTATTATTAGGGCATCTAGTTTTACTTGTGGAACATCCTAATAATAACAATTTGATCACAAGGAGGCTTTATATGAAGACCTTTATTTCTAATATAACTGACGTCTTCGCAGAGCTCATTAAGAATCCTGATGCAGCTGGTGATTGTGCTGTTCGTCTTCAGGACCTTCTTAACGCAGCATTCGGAGATGAGCAGAAAACGATGACTCCCGTTGAATGTAAGAATGTATATATCTCTCGTAACAACAGCAACGATCCTTTCTATGCTATCGTTATTCCCGAGATGCCTGTAACCGGCGATTCTATTCTTACTATCGATTACATTTATAGATATGATGTAGACATCGATCTTGACAATGTGATCAGTAAATATAATAACTGTGGATTTACTGCAGAAGAGCTTGCAGCTTGGCTGGTTCATGAGCTCTATGCAAATATCTTTACAGATATCACTTTCACGAGATATAAGAAGCTCCTTATTCACTACTATGATGTACGTAATAAGGCTATCACAACTAGCCATAATAACCTCGGTTACATGAGCTGGTTCGGTGTATTCGGTAACACCAAGAAGGATATCATTACTGATAGCACTTCTGATGCAGTTTCTGACAATCTTCGTCTCTATGGTCTTGCAGACAATTGGAACTCTGCTCTCAAGAAGTTCATCTTCGCTACCGGTGGAGACTGGTCCATTATCACTAATGGATACATCGAGCAGGCTGATAAGGCTTGTCTTGAGCAGTTCAATAAGCTTGCAAGAAAATATACTGCGTACTGTGTAAAGTATGCTAACCCTGACTGGAAGACGCTTGTTAAGTATCTGACTACCAAGGTTGGATCTGAGTGTCTTAAGAACTATGTATCGAAAGAGCCTGAGCATATCGCTGTTATTCCTGAGAAGGACGTCAACGATATCTTTGATTCTCGTAGACTTCTCCGTGAGTCTTATCAGGCTGAGTCGCTCAATATCGATCTCGATGAATCTGTTCCCCAGACTCATGAAAATCCCCTCAAGATCGTTAAGGACTACTCCAAGATGACCAATGCAGACATCTTTGCAGAGATCTCCGAGCTTGAGCTTGATACTCAGAATGTATATACGCTTTCTGAGAAACTTCTCGTTGCTGCTAAACTGAAGGACTTCCTCAGAACCCTCCAGGATAGAATCGGCGACGATCCCACAAACGAAAATCTCCTGTCCCTCAAGGAAAAGGCTTACCAGCTTTCTAATAGATTGGTAGCAACCGATGTGAGTGAAGTATCTGAACTCGAAGTCGGCTAATTTATCATTCTCGTAGAAAGGAGGTTTTCATATGCTCAAAAGACCTACTTATGAGGAATACGATGAGTATATAATTGACTATGAAACTACGAATGTAAGTTTTATTGCAATGGCATCTATTCTTCGAAGAAAAGGTGTTAAGAACTATAACTTCTTCCTGAAACTGTACGATGAAGACCTCCAAGGAGTGGATCCTAAAGATCCCAATTTGTCTATGGCTATGAAGATGAAAGTCATCATGGAGTGTAGACGAAACTTCTGGTACTTTATCAGAGAAGTTATGTATATCCCTGGTGGACAGAGATTTACTCTCCATCGTGGCAACTTAGCAGCACTTTGGTGTTGTCTAAACAATATTCCGACCTACTTGGTTCTCCCTCGTCAGCATGGTAAAACCTGGGCAGTGATTGCATACGCTCTTTGGGTATTTAACTTTGCTTCTGAGTATACGAACTTCCTCTTTATGAACAAGCAGTTGGGAGACTCTCAGTTGAACCTTAAGCGTCTTAAAGATGCTAGAGCTGAGCTTCCCGATTACCTCAGAAATGATAAAGTTCAAACCTCTAAGGGTGAATTTAAAGATGGTCCTTCAAACGTTAATAAACTCTCTAACGCACTTCATAACGAAATTACCGTTAAAGCATCTGCTCGTAACCCGATCTCTGCCGATGAGCTAGGTCGTGGTATGACCGTGTCTTGGGTATGGATCGACGAGATGGCATTCTTGCAGTTCAACAGAATCATCTACATGGCGATGTCCCCTGCATGGTCGAAAGCAGCAGAAGTTGCAGTTGCTAAGGGTAGACCTATTGGTAAGATTCTTACTACTACTCCTTCCGACTTGTCAACTGACATGGGTAAATTTGCATATGAAATTCGTGGAGATGCAGCAAGATTCTCTGAAGATCTTTACAATATGGATTCTGATGAAATTGCTACCTGGATGGATAAGAACTCTAAGAATGGATATATTTATATCGAATATAACTATATGCAACTTGGACACAAAGATCCTGGTAAGTGGTTCAAGGAACAGTGTAAAGACATGCTCTTTGACTGGTCTAAGATCCGTCGTGAGATACTTCTTCAGTGGAACAATGCTTCTTCGAACTCTCCGTTCGACCCCGAAGATTTGCGACAGCTCAGAGCTATGTGCATAAACGAATCTGAAAATGACTCGATTACTATCAACAAGTACTACAAGCTTAATGTATATCGTCCGCTCCACTCTACTGATAAATACATCATAAGTGTGGATCCGGCGAAAGGACGTTATTTCACTGGCGTCGTTGTACAGCAATGTGCAACTAGAACCTATTTAAATTGCGACTATTTGCTAAAGCCCTTATGCTCGAAAGAGAACGAAAGTAGAAATAAGTTAAGGGATGACAAGTGGGAGAAATCCCTCTATTGCCGGTGCAATGCAAGATTCGCAGCTTAGTGAAATACACTAAGTTCAACGACTATCTCCATGTCGGAGAGTAGAGCACGTAAGTTAATGACGGCTCGAAAGAATAGGCTCCTCGAAAGAGGATGAAAATATAGTCTCAACTTCCAGAGAAAGACTGGAGCAGCAAAAGCGGGTTAGCGTTACGAACTAACCGAAGATAATTGGGTGATAAAGCCGACCGTACTGTAATTGAGGTTATCGATGCTCGTACTGATGAGCTTTGTGCAATATTCAAATCTTCTACAATCCAATATAAAGAAACCTTCCGATTTATCTATACTCTCTTTAACAAATACATTCCGAACTCGGTAATCGTAGTGGAGAATAACATCGATACGATCATTGAATACATCAAGAACTCGACGATGAAACATGCTCTCTATTATGAGCCGACTAAGACAGTTGTTAAGGAAAAGAAGAAGAATGGTTTCTCCAAACCTCAGTCTCGTGATAATATTGTCTATGGTGTCAACACCAATGCAGAGAACAGACCTAAATACTTTGACATTCTGTTCGGCATGATCAGAAATGAAAGAGAGAAGATCTGCTGCAGAGAGATGATTGAAGAGATTGAGACACTTGAGTACAAGACACCTACTCGTATTGAAGCTACTAGCGGAACCCACGATGACGTTGTACTTGCATATCTGATTGCGATGTATGTCAAGAGAATGGGTAACAACCGTGCTAGATTTGGTCTCTATTATACCGATGGTGAAGAGACAAGAACTAACACTGTAGCTGATTCTATATTCGCTTCTAAGATCACTGACTACAATAAACGTAGAAGTGTTGACGACGATGATGAGATGGATATGTATAATAATCCTTTCTGGGCTGACATTTTGACGGCTAGAGAAATGATGGATTATGATGACGAGAAACTTGCTGAGCGTCATGCTAAGAAGCGTGATATCAAAACGAAAGATGATCTACTTGAGTATCAAACAAACGTATTCACTGGTCAGAAAGATGTGGCTGGTATTAAGAATATTTCTACCAATGCTTTCTTTGAACTGAACGATCGTGGTGGATCTCATGACTATAATGGTTTCGATGATTTCGGAACTCATGCAGCAACGATCTACGACGATGACGGTGAAGGTGGTTGGTTCTAAATAAAATATATGGGATAAGGCTAATAATAAGCCTTATCCCGTTTTATTATATTCTTAAAAATATTATAAATATAAACCCGAAAAGGAGAATTCAATAAATGAATCACACAGATGATATGATTGAACAGGCTATTGACCAAGCCAAGTCTGATGAAGTATTGTCTGATATCGATGTTGGATATATTCAGGAATGTCTTGAAGGTCAGCTGGAAGATCTTCTGTCTGACTCTACCAAGAAGAACTACCTGAAGAAACTCGAAGAGAAGCTCAATGCTTCCGATATCGATGAGTCGGATAAAGCACTTGTGCTCAATGGTACATATAACCACGTAATCGATATGATTACTGAAAAGTTCAACTTTACTATTGATAGAACTGAGAACCGTCTTGATCTTATCGCTAAGACTCTGTATAAGTTCTTCGTTCTTCAGTACACCCACAACGTTACATGCTTTATCGAGTCCTTCATTCTCGAAAACCAGAAGACTATTGTTACAGAACTGTCTGAGAGAGATGATCTTAACACCCGTCACATCGAGGGTGTAAGCAGCAAACTTTCTCTTGTTCTCAATAATATTTCTGATGTTATCGATATTATTGAAGGCTCGTCTATTACTTTTGATGAGTTCGTTGACTACATCATCAAGCATGAAGATGCCAAGTCCTCTGTATCCCAGATTCAGAACTTTACGAATAGTATTATGTCTGACACTGAGGAGATCGTTGGTCTTATCCTTAATGGATTGATTAACGAAGATGAAGGATTCTCGAGCATCTATACTGAGCTCCAGTTGAATCTTTACAACAGATTCGCAAATGATAATTAAAGGAGAAACACAACACATGGAAAATAATAACCCTAATGTAAATATCAACCCTAACAAGGTCTACGGATCCTCTGTACTTGAACAGATTCCTACTCCCGTTGAGGAGGAAGCATTCAACGATCAGGAAACCACTAAGTTCACTGATGAGGAAATCTCTGAAATGCGTCAGGAACTCAAGGCTGGAGATGAAGGGGTTGTGAAAGAAAAGATTACTACCGACGCACTCTCCGGAGTAACTGCATCTTCTAAGGTAAGCGAGGAATACGCTGAACTCGATAAGATTGATGCAAGCGTCGAAGCTCATAACATTCGTGGAAAGACACTTCCCGAGCATACTATCGAAAGAATCAAGACAATGGTTGGTGTTGATATCACCACCGATGATTCCCACCGAATTGCTCAGTACTTCGAATCCTTTGGCGTAAATGCTGATGGAGAACCGGCACTTGTGGACGTAACTTTCCAGAACTGCAATAGTGAGGACGTTCGTGAAGCACTTGGTACATCTATTATGGATGTAATCACCAAGCTTGCTGATAACGATGATGAAGCCGATCGTATTGCAAAGAGACTCATGGAGCAGATCTATGCGTCTTATCATGCTGCTGTCGAATACAACGATGATATGAGAGAACTCTCTATGATCACAAGAAGAGTTAAGGAGATGGCAGATAAGGGTATTGACCCTAATATAAGAAATATTGACAATGTTTCTGAAGAGGCGGTTGAGAACCAGCTTAAGGATCTTAACCAGACTCAGAAGTGGATCGAAAGATATCTTGAGATCAGAAGCAAGCTCGATTCTCGCAACAAGAAGCTCAAGCAGGATTATACCATTGACGATATCGATACGAAGACTATCGAGGAAGTTAAGGTAGCTCTTGATGATGCACTTGAGATGAAGACTCTCCTTGAGGGCTGTCTCTCTCCCAAGTTTGTTGCGGACTTTAAGAACCATAAGGAATGTGACAGAATCATCAAGAACTGGATCACTGATATTAAGAATGATCCGGATACTCTGTATACATTCCCCACTAATGATTACTACACGATCGAGAAGACAAAGACTGACGTACTTGACTACTTGTACGGAGCTTTGTTAGCTCAGCAGTATATTGATCATCCTATTCCCGAGGATGCAATGACTGATGATCCTGGTCAGTATTATATTAAGTCTGGCGTAGCTACGAAGCAGGATATCCTTGTTATTAAGGAGAAAGCATACCTTATCCTGTTTACTATCGCTAAGACTTTTAAATATAAGAAGCTCAGATTGAATATTTACATGAGAAGAGTTCTTTCTTACACTCTCGATATGATGAGTAAGATGAACAATCCTGTTTACCGTGTGAAGTTCTTCGATCTGGCTAATACGCTCTATTCACGTTACATCAAGTAATAAACCATGAAAAGGAGATTTTAACCAATGGAAATTTTCATCGATGTACTATTTGTGATTCTCGCTGTGCTTATTACCGGCGTGCTCGCAGTTCTTGCAGCTCTTGCATTCAAGGCAATCAAGAGTCTTCTCAAGAAGATGGGCATTCAGATCAGCACTGAACAGGAGAACGCTATCAAGAATGGCGTCACTCAGGTAGTTCAGTGGCTCAACCAGACACTTGTCGGAAAGCTTAAAGAAGCCAACCCTGATAACAAGCTGACAGAAGAGCAGATCGCTGAGATCAATAAGAAGGCGAAAGATATGATTGGAACGATCCTTACTGCAGATCAGATTGAGTTGCTTATGGAGAAATACGGCGATATGGATCTGGCACTGGATATTCTTATTGAGTCGACAGTTGACACGAACCATGCTACAGTCTACACTGCACTTCCGATCATCGCAAATACTGATTCCACAAGCGGCAGCGTACCGGCTGAACCGACCGAAGAAACTGTGGAGTAATCAAACAAACAGAGGTAGATAGGAGAAATTCCTATCTACCTTTTTTATCATTTAAGCCGTAAAACAACTATATAAAAGGAGGAGACTGCCCATGAAAACTAATTTACTCAAGTCTGAAAATGGACAAATCTTTTATACTGGTGCTAAGATGGAGCTCTTTGTTCCCTCCGAGTACTTTAAAACTAGATTAGCTGAGGAAGTTGGTACGGGGTATAAGATCTTCGGATATGTTAGAGCCTATCATTACGACGAAAAGAATGATAATAGACAATCCGCAACTAAGAGCGTACTTGCATACCCTCTTATGTTTTATACAGTCCCTGATTCGGTCACTGTTGAGAAGATTAATTTCTTCGGAACCGAAGAGAAGTACCATGTCTTCACTTACTACAAGAATAGTGTAGTCTTTGCTAATAGTGAAATTATTCAAGATGCTAATAATGTACAGACTTTCTTCAATATGTTGATGAATGGTAAACTGGACATTGTTGAGTATAAAACTATCCCGAGAATGCTCCAGCTCTGTAAGATCTATAATGGGGTATCTTTCGGAGTTCCTGCTATGTATGAGGAAGTAATCATTGCTGACTACTATCGTAATCCTGATGATCCTAGAGAGCCTGCACGATTTGTTGCAGCTGTCACCGATAAGGATCCTTTCTTCGCAAGAGGTATCAGTCAGAGAGAGAAAGTAAGCTATTCTTCCACCTTTGCAGGTATTACTTTTGAGGATATTAATGCGATGATGGTCATGGCTGATAACGCTAAGCGTGAGGGTCGTGAGGAGAAAATCTCCGAGGTTGAGAAGGTAACACTTGGTTTAAAGTGATTATTTCTTGCTATAAATAACATTACATTAATGATTCTGATATTTCAATTCAATAAATGATATAATTAATCCACGATAAGGAGGATATAACTATATGGCTAAATTGGTTTATCCTAGCTCTATGCCATATGATGAAGTGAATATTGTAGACAATAGTGTCTATGAAGATATTATTGTTGATGTGAACGCTGGTATTCCCACTGGTCCCATTGCATTTATCCCCTTCATCTCACCTCGTGGCTATGGAGAAGATAATAAACTCGTCTATATGGACGCTACAAGACTTAGCCGTTATGGAACTCCCAACCTGAACAAGTATGGTCTCTCCCTGTATCTTGCTGCAAGATTTATCCAGGGTGGTGGTACCGTTCTTGGTATGCGTGTTGTTCCTGCTTACGACGAGACTAAGTCTACTGGTGCAACATATGCAAACGCATGTGTATACGCACTTGTTTCGGCTTCTAAGATTACCTACGGTGTCAAAGCCATCACTTCCGGCAATGTAGCTGCAGACTTCAAGACTGCATCTGCTGAAGATCTTGAGATCACGGTTGCAGAAGGCGAGACTCTCTATAAACTTTTCGTAATCAGAGCTAAGGCTGCTGGTAACTTTGCTAACAGCTTCTACTTTACGATCACTGCAGATGCTACCATGAACACTGCTGCTGAAGAGGAAGGTCTCGATGCTTTCTTCTACAAGTTCGCAGACAGCGATGGTGGCGAAACCCTCGACGGTAACCTCGTCTTCACTTTCGCAGAGGACTTCCTCTACAATGAAGAGTCGATGGATCCCGTTGATGTATTCGACGACTACAGCGAGAACGTTGTATTCGAGAAGATCACCGGCGACAATGGTTTTGCTGCATTCATGACGGCTATTAAGGCTGACGGTTCTGCCGACTTTATTACGGCTAGTACGTATGTTGCTAAGGATGAGACGGGCGTTGCTACGACCACTTACACCGTTGACAACACTGCTCTTGCTGGTACTACCATTAGCCTCTCCGGTGCAATTGACATTTGGGGTGGTAAGACCTTTGACTGGGATAATGACCCGTTTGCTGAAGCACTTGCTGTTGCTTACGGTAACGCTGGTGAAGCTCCTGCAACTGAAAACCCCTGCTACAACGACCTTATCTATGATCAGGCTCGTTATCCGTTCCAGTATATGTTTGCTCCTACCTATGACGCTGCTGTCATGCTTTCGATGCATAAGCTTGTTCAGGACAGACATATCACCCACGCAAACTATATCGTTCCCTACAAGGCAACCTATGCTGCTCAGATCACTAACTGGAAGGCTGTTGAGACTGCAAGTCAGGTAATCCTCGACGACTGGAGAGAAGTATTCGTACCTGAGTGGTGCTATGTACGTGACGTTTACACCGGTAAGAAGATCAAGGTTCCCGCAGTGTACATGGATGCTTATGGCTATCCTAAGCACTGGATCGAGAGACAGGGTCGTCCTTATGCCGGTCTTGCTAACTACTCTTGGACTGACTACGAGACTAACACTGTTATGCCTTGTACTTCGTCTGCTGCTCAGCTCATTGCTAACCACAATGCTCGTTTCAATACGATGGTTGAGGATGGCAACGGCGTAGCTGTTCCTTACGAGCAGATCACTCGTCAGACTAAGACTAGTGCTCTTTCCGAGATCAACAATACTTACGTATTGACTGATATGATCCGTATCGCTCTGGCTATCGCTAACCAGAAGAGATGGACTGACCTCACTGATGCAGCTGTTGAAGCTTATAAGGATGAGGTTCTCAACACTATTTCCGCTGAACTCGGTGCGTCTTACGATAGACTCACTGTTATCTCTACCAGAGAGTCGGCAAACGGCGCTGGTAGAAATAGAATCGCATGTACTCTGAACGTTAAGTTCAAGGACATCCTCAAGGGTGTTACTTACACGTTCTATATTGCTGCAAACTAAGAAAGGAGGAAATGTAAATGGCTACTGTTTATGAATCTGCTAACGCGAAAGCTCAAGTAACCAGAGACTCTGCTCTTGGTCGTATGGCTGGTGGTACTAAAGGTGGTAAGGATCTTACCCTGAAGTCTGCAAGCTCTGCTTATAGCGTATTCAATGACCCTGCTGGTAAGGGTGCTGCTAACCGTTCGTTCCTCAACAGCCGTTTGTGGCACGGTGTTCCTCAGCTTACTGAGGAGCAGATGAAGATGTTTGAGGCTGCTTACAGCGGTCACACATTCTTCTTCGTTACGGGTCTTCCTAAGTTCATGACCACTGGTATGTATGCTGATGCAAACACCCATGTTCATGCACTTATCAAAAACTTTAAAACTATCGTCGAGAGATGCTGCGTATCCTACTCCGGTGCTCAGGGACTCACTCTTAACACTGCTGATCAGGAAGATGGTGCAACTCGTAAGATTTCGCACGCTATCAATGCTCAGAAGGAACAGGGTGATATCCAGCTTAAGCTCCATGAGTTCGCAGGTCTTCCTGTAAGAAATGCTCTTGAAGCATGGGTTAACGGTATCTTCGATTACAGATCTCAGCACGGTAACTATCTCGGCAACCTTGGTATCCAGGGTGGTTGGTGTCTTGCTAACCATACCATGGGTCTGCTCGTTGTCCAGACTGACCCCTCTTGGACTGAGATCCAGGATGCAGTTTACTACTGCAATATCCTTCCCACTGAAGTTCCTTTCGATTCCTTTAACTTTGATAAGGGTGAAGGCACGATCGTTCCCGATTACGACCTCACTTTCAAGGCTAACGAGATTCGTTCCGAGGCTGTTATGAAGGCAGCTGAAGCTTACATGAACAACAGAATTCTCACTATGGTGAATACTGCTGTTTACAAGGGCTCTGCTTTCGATCCTGGTCTCAAGACTACGAAGGCTGAAACTGACTGGGAGGGCAAGATCAACTGATCTTAACCAACAACCAAACAAAACAAATAAATCCCCTATGGAGAGAAATCTCCATAGGGGTTATTTTCGTTTAGTGGATATTAGAATACATCACCGGTAGCATCTGTTCCAGTCTGAATCTCTTCTTTCTTCTTTTCACCAACTGCTGATTCTTGTGCTTTCTTTACCATAGTATCGATAGCATCCCAATCAAGGGTAGGCATGTTAGCTTTAAAGTATTCAAGTTTGAAGAGTCTGACCTGCTTGTCTGCGAGAGTCTCTGCTTCAGGAGCAATGAGAAGCTGCGACAGAGTATCTGCCATTTCAGTGATAGAGTTAATTCTCTCTCTGTTCATCTCGAAGACGATTACAGAAGGAGGATTAAGAGTAAGTTCGATATCACCAAGAGCTTCAAACTCAGGGTATTCATAACTTACAATAAGTCTGAACATCTTTGTCAGATCAGGAACGATTTCATTCTGAGCATCGAGAGTTGCCTTAGCCATATCCATGTTAGACATAGCGATAGTCTTAGCGAACTCAATATTCTCAAAATCATCAATTACAGAAGCAGGTACACCAAACGACTGGATAATCGATTTGATAAGCCACTGTAAGAAGTCGTTGTTCATGTCGACATTCTGTCCAGAGATTGTTTCTGTTTCAATAGGTCTTTCGCCATCAACAGATACAGGCATAAATACATCGACAGTGGAACCAACGAGGTTAAAGATCTCATTGATTGTACCCATGTCAGAGTATCTAATCTGGTTCTGTTTAATAGCTCTGATAGCAGAGTTAGTATGACCCTCGATATCAGTAGTAAGACCAGTCTTAACATAGTAGATATTTCTATCTGCACCTCTGGTAACATTTGTGATTACGTTCGAGAGAAGGGTAAGGATATAAAGCTTTGCAAGGAACATGCAATTCTTCATAATGGATCCTTCTTTTCTTCTGAACTCACATACATCATCAGGATGGAAGAATACTACTCGCTTCTTATTTCTATGAAGCGCGTTGTCTTTAACGAACTCATAGATAATATCAAGATCATCGTAGTTATCATTGATAAAGCGATGGTCGATAGCCTGAATGAGTTTATCGCCAATTGCTTTGATAACAAGTTCTTCAACACGAGCAGCATTGTTAGTTTTATCATTCTTCATATATACACTGGAATTGATCTTATCCATAACAGAAGACAGGTTCTGAGACTTCGAAGTCTCATATTTATCCTCTACATAGAGGTAACCAATAAGTGTATCACGAAGCTTAAAGGGAATAACTTTACTTGGGGCAAGTTCCTCAAGATGACATCCACGGAAATCAACTTTCTCACGGATCTTCTTGATTGTCTTTGCGTCAACCATACCTTCTGCAGCAACCTGATCGAAGTCGATAATCTTCTTCTTAGAGGATGCTTTAACTGCAGCTTTATAGTTACGGATGATTGTTTTCATATCACCATCCGAAGTATCAGTTGTCTTAGCAATAGCAACTGCTTCGTTGATGATTGCATTGCGATAGTAATTTGCACCACCGCGAATGAATTCGATACCTTCCAAGGCTTCGTTAATAGCCTTATTCAGTACTGTGTTATCGATTTTCTCCTCTTTCTTCTGACTCTTAGAGATGTTATTCGGGTCTTCATAATACTCAAGTGTAATAGCACTCTCAAGAAGATTATCCGTGAACTGAGAAGATTCTTGGAGAAGGGATTTAGCTTGGTATGCACCGACAAGATCGATGATAGAATTTACGAAAGCATCTGCAGACTCGTTATTAACATTGTCACTATCAAGCATATCGGGGATAGATGCATAAGGAACAACAGTAACATACTTTACAGAAGCAATGAGATATTCCATGACATAGTCCTGGAGCTTCTCATTCAGTTCGTATTTGCCAATGAGTTTATCAATCTTATCTCTATCAGCCTGGCTTACATTGGTAGCATACTTGACACCAATAGAGCCATCAGCCATTGCATCAGGAGAAATGATATTATTCTTAATCGCTGTGATAACTTTGTGGATCTGAGGAATGCAACGTTTAATAACCTCGTAGTCTTTCAAGGTCTGAGCGAACTTTGCATTCTCTGCTCCGATAAGTTTCTGCACAGAGTTAAGCATATCCTGATTATTTATAATTTCATATAGATCTTCTTGGTTTTTAGCCCCATTTGATACTTTTGCTTTAGTTACATAGGAGTTGATAACTCTACGGTCATCATCTATGATTTTAGCTTGAATATCGTCTATATATGAGTCAAGATCAGCCTTGACAACATCTTCAGGCTTACGACCAATACCGTAGATTTGTGCATCGGTAGATCGCGTTGCTGTGTTAAGATCTTTGATCTTTGTCAGCATCGAGCTTTTTCTATTATCTGCCATGTGTCACAAAGCTCCTTTCTTAGTTATAAATCTTAATTATATAATTGTTTCTTCGGTCATTAATTAGCAATGTGAAGAAAAAAAATAAAGATGTGGCATGGGAATCACCCATGCCACTTTTCTTTATATCTTAACACACTTGTAAATATTACAAATAAAGGTACTAGAAGTATCTACTAATGCCGACATGTAATATTCTTTTTCGTTTATATCAAATATATCCAATGACAGCTTTGACGCAGCAGACATTGTCAAGAATAAGTTTTTCATTATTCTGAGAGTTCTCTGTTTACCATCGATAACTGGATACAGCTCGGTAGGAATATTAGAGTTCGATATATTAGATATCTCTTCCTGGTCGAAAGACTTGCTATAAACATGCTCACATTCCTTGAGCTTGTTCATAACTTTAATAACTTTCGCCATTACACGATTCTCAGTATTGGTATAATACAGAGTGGTAGTGTGCTTTACGAGTTCCATATGAGATTTGAGAGTTGCCAAATATTTCAGGTAGAGATTATATATTTCCATATTACTCTCCCAACCCTTCTTATATGCAACTACAATCTCAAAGTCTGTGAATCCTTTCTCGGTTGCATACTTGGCAAACTTGTTGATCTCGAATACTTCGTTAACCATCTCCTCACATTCAAATGTGAGTTCAAGTCGATTCATATATTCTTTATAACCAACAAAGTTACCAGTCTGTAATAAACTATAGAGCTCTCCGCCATTAACTCGAATCATATGTCCAAGTAATGGAGATAGAGCACCCATAAGTTTAGGATCGATAAATCCAACAGAAATATGGTTACCAAAGATAACCTCATAACCAGGAGCAGTATTCGATGAATAATCATAAGCGAATAGCATACCCTGATACATATAATACTCAGTGCTAGATGCTAGTTTTCTACCGAAGTTATTAACCTTCTTCAAGGCTGCTAACTCATCTTTAAAAGATGTGGAAAACTCTCTAGGATCTGAGGTATCTTTTATAGAAGAAAATAGATTATGCACTTAAGTCATTCTCCTTTCTTCTAGCCTTGATTCTTGCGAATCCATCAACCATCTCAATGGAATACTTGATTCTGTCATGATGTCTCTTCTTCCATTCCTTGATCATCATTTCCTTGGTAGGAAGACCGAACCATGCACCAATCTTAGCCATATCACCTGTCTCATAATCCTCGATAAACTTACCAGCTCTCATGAACTTAGGATTATTATCAGGATTCTCATTAGGCAGAACTTTCTCAGGAATGATAAGTCTACCCCACTGAGTATGGCTTGCGATATTGGCAGTGATCTTTGCATTAGGATACATCGAACTATAGTCAAAGTCACAGGTCAGCTTAAACATACGAGAAGATCTAGAACCAAACAATTCAATTCCTTCTGCAGCATTCAGGTTAGGATCACCAACAACTGCACCAGGAAGTGACATATCGTCATAGTCTTTATCTTCATCGTCTTCTCCATCACCTCTGATACTCTTGTAAAGTTCAATATCCTCTGCAAGTTCACTGGTCGATGTATTGACGTAGTTTACATTTATATTATTACCTGGCACGATATCCATCATAAAATAGTTAATCGCCCAGAAGTTCTTCAGATACACAGATTGTTTAAGAGTCTTGGAGAATCTTGTTCCTCCGTACATAGACTGGTCAAACAGGGTATCTAAATCGTTTGTTACTTCATCAATTCCGTACTGAAGTAAAACGTCGTTGATAGAGTATTTTACAAAGTTCCAATACTCTTCAATAGCACCGTTAAGTACTGTAACCGTATTCTTTGAATAACGGCGTTTCTCTGCCTTCAACTCAATATGTGCAATATTATCGAGGCTGTTACCTCCGTAGTCCGAGTAGGACTTTCTTCGTTATCTTCACTAAGGTCGTTAATCTTAGCAGTTCTCTTATGAACTTCTCCAGTCTTTCTCTGGATGTCGAGACTATATCATCATCTATTAAAGATGTCTACCATTTCGATTTAAGGGAATCTCACCCACCCACTTGGGTCCTACTTCTGTTGCAATTGCTTGCCAAGGAATAGTCGTTGAACGTTCTCTATATAGAGCTTCGCTGCTGATGATCCATTATAAAAATACCTAGGATTTAACCATATACCATCCTCTAACTTGTTTCTACTTTCGTTCCCGAATCAGGCATAGAGGCTTTAGGACTTTCCAGCAATTAGATAGAAATTTTTTCGAACACGTCTCCGTGAACGGGGACTAAATTTATCCCAGCATAGTTTAACATCTGGTCAACCCACATCGAGTAGGAAGTACAATCAAATGACTCTGTCTTATTCTTGAAGTCGTTCTTAAAGACATTGTCATAGTTATACTGACACATATGACGCTTGAAGTCTTTGTGACAGAAATAATATTTAGGATCTTCCCCAAGATATATTAACCTGGAAATCATCTTGGGAATATCGTATCCCATGTTCCAGATCAGTATAAAGTCGGGACTCTTTGCATGAAGCATACGGAATAATGCTCTCAAGAGATCCTTCTCATAGTCGTATATATTGATGATGAATTCAGGCTCATGATACTTTGCATCAAACTCAGCATGACATTCATCAATAAACTTATCGAGATTAGCCTCGAAGTATTCCTGCTCTTTATAACGAGCATGGTTTCTTAACAGGAAAGTATATACCTGAGGATGATCAAGCTTTACTCCGAATTTATCATATGAGATAACAACTGATACTGCATTGATAGGTCCTCTGCCTTCGTCCATTTCAACAGTTGTTAAACCGTAGACATCAGACTCGATATCAAGGAAGGCTTTAGAGACACTTAAGTTACCAATAGTGTCACCTTCAGACTCTTGGTACTTCTTGTTATTCAACAGATATGTTATCATTGCATAGTCAGCAATGTTATAATCGGAATAATATGCATTTCTCCACTTGAATGCTTCCTTAGGTGCTTTCTCTGTTACAGGAAGATAGTCCAAGTCACGACCATCTTCTTTAATCATATTCCTTACAAATGTGGTAATTCTGGAATATGGAACTTGATACATGTCGACATCATTAATCGGCAAGAATTTTCTTTGTGTTTTAAAAGAGCCACGTTTTTCGGGCTTCGTAATGAAAGTAGCCACCTGAGGATCTTCGATTTGTTTCAATCGTTTCTCACCAGTTCTACGATCTCTGTATACCAAATACAGATAATCATTTGCAACCTTCTTCTTTCGACCACTTTCACTCTCTTCATAATATGGTGCAACGTACATTGCATTCAATAATAAGAGATCTTCATTAGGGTCAAGATATGGTGGTAAATGAACCATATTAAAATTCCCTCCTATATTGTGATTAATAAAAAGTTTTCAAACTTGTTAAATCATAAGCTCGTTATTTTATGATCTATTACATAAATATAATGTATATTTAAATACGAAATCTAAAAACACTTAAATAACCAAGCAACTCTTGACTTATATCAAGGAGGAAATAACATGGCTAAGCCAAATAATAGCATATATGTCCCTGAAGTCGATCGCATTAAACAGGGTGTAAATAATTTCGATCCGCTGAAAGATGTAAAAGACGATGAGGGATTTGTAAAAGTCACCAGATCTAAAGCTGGTGCTGAGTCTCGTAACAGAGCAATCACTCGTGAAATCACTGAGCAGCAGGATGCACTTAAAAGACTTAAGGAAATTGCCGATAACTACGGCATGTCTAAGAAGGACATCAAAGATACTCGTGAAGACATCGAGGAAGATGATTATAAGAAAGCCCGTAAAGAAGAGCGTAAGAGAGGAGAGCGAAATGAACTCGACTCGTATTTCTCTTCGCTGATTAATTCGGGCTCCATGCCCACAGATTTTGCTTCCTATGTACAGGATGGTGGTGAAAAGGGCGAAAAGAAAAAGAAGAAAAAGAAGAAGAAAAAGGACAAAGAGAGAGCCAAGATGGCTGGCTTGTATGTCAAAGAAAAGAAGAAAGATAAAGACGGCGAGAAAAAGAAAAAGAAGGATAAGGATGATGAGGACGCAAAGAATCGTTCTGAAGTAGCTGAGAGATTCCGTGAGGTTGAAAAGATCTCACGTAAGAACATGGCTGAGATTGACGATACCGTTGACTTTATTAACGGACGTCTTAATGATCTCACCTCTTCTGCGGAGAGGCTCAAGAATAGAGACTATGTTATCTCGAACTACATCAGTGCGAAATCCACCCTTATCTCTACAAGACAGAAAATCGCTACTGACATCGGCTCCAACAGAGCAAAGATCTACGAAATCGAGATGAAGAAGGAAAAGACTGCAAGAGATGCATCTGCATCCGACGCAGATATGATCGCTCGTCTGTTTCCTGGAATTGCTCTCGGTGGCGGTATGGGTAAAGATATCAATAAGTATATTGCTGAGAATGGCAAGAACAAGGATTCGAAGAAGAAGAAAAAGCATAAGTACTGGGATGAAGAAGATGATGACATTATCGACGATAAGGACCTTGACGCTCGTGAGCGTGCTCTCATGAAGTCTGGTGACTTAGAGTATTCTGACTATGACGAGAATATCGAGTATGAAGGACAATTCAAGATCGGTATTAAGAAAGCTTACACTACTGGTGAGTGGAAGTTCGTCGGTCTCGATAATGACGGCAACATTATCCCTGGTATTCCTAAGTCTCACTTTCCGTCCAAGAAGACTTGTCAGATGAAGTTCGATGATGAGAACGATGTGGCACAGGATCTTAACAGAAATGTTATCTACCCTGTAATCCAGGTTCCCACAATCTAATACTTAAGAAAAAAAAATAAAAATAGGGAGAGTGCAATCAAGCACTCTCCCATCTTTTTTATAGATTTTCACAGTTTCAATTGGATCGAAAATAATACCGAGATAGATTAACCTCGGTTAGGTTTAAGAAGGTCGACAAGGTAGATAGCATCACGCTATCTACCCGTCTTTTTGGAATATTAAAGAATCACAACACATGGAGGAAACACAAACCACCAGTTTAGCACTGGTTAATTTAATGTTTCTTTTTTCTCCTCTGTCATGACCTCCTGATTAATATGATGATGGCTAATAGAAACATAACCATCATCATTCTCGAGCTTTTTACGTCTCTTAATCACAGCAAGATTATCTTCTGTGTTGACAATTCCGTCCGCATCCACGTAGGTTCTCTTATAGAAAGGATCCTTAGATTTGCGAGCGGATATAATAGCCATGTTAGTGACCATATTCTGAAGTACTTTGTATCGTCTGTGGATAACAAAGCAATTGTCTCTTATTTCGAGACCCTTCATACCATTGATTTGGTCAACGGTATGCATTCTGGCATCCTTGAGTTTTTCGATTTCAACCTTGCGGGAATCGACGGCTTTGTCTTTGAGCCGTTCCTTTAAATGACGTATATAGTCATGATACTCATCAGGATCTTGGCTTTCCTTACTAAAGAAGCCATTGCCATAGATTTTGCACTTAGGGGTTAAGAACCCTGTGAGTGCTGTGTTCTTACCGTGTGATATACCGTTAAGATCAATACGTCCCAGATGTGACGGATAAATATCACGGAATTCAGAACTGATGTTTTTACCACCAGTGATACCCTGTGCACCAAGCTGACTCATTCTCAAGCCGTTAAGCATGTCAAAGTCGTTGATCTCAGGATCATATTTGAGTAAGCTATTCTTTGCTGAAATCATGGCACGAAATAGTTCGTCAGGATTCCAGTTAAAGATCTTCTCAATTGACTCAATCGTAATCTTCTTCTTATTCAGAAGAGTGTTTACTCTGTACGTCATGGACTGAATGTAATAGAAGGCTGTAACCTCATTACATCTCAAACGTTTATTTCCAAAGTCGTGATTATCTTTTCTTCGGAGCTCTTGGTAGTTTCCTATCATCCAGCGAATCAAAGAATAAGTACTCGTGAGGTTTCTCTTACCGAGTCTCAGGGTTGACTTTGTAATATCATCGAGTATACGTTCAAATGATACTAAGACATTGAGACCTTTCGAATGATGATTTTTGGTGTTGGTTGTAAAGATAGAACCAAGCTTTACTATCCAGAAATCAACATCATTAATCGCATCGAATTTATCTCTATTACCTATCATATCATAGACCATATATGCGAAGGTTCTTACAAACTCACTCTCCATGAAGGCACGGCGATCAACTTCGACAAGCACCTCTTTGTTTGCCCTGAAATAACAGTTAATTTCTCTGTCATATTCAGTATCGACTACATCAATTAAGTCCTTTAACCCGAAGTACTTAATCGTTGGTTTGACACCGAACTTTGCAAAGAAATAATACAAAGGATTAATCTCTTTCGTGAAAAGATTCAAGACAAAGGTTTTGATAGATGTTCGAAGCTCATCTGTAGACTCGAACGGGAGCTTTACGGGCTCTCGGTACAGGTCGATAGGTGTGAGCGTAGTCTTCAGCTTAACAGATCGTTTCTGTGTGTATGTAGACATATCCACGATCTGTTTTTGAGGAAGAACAAGTTTACCATTGATGAGGAAATGATACTGGTCAATGTAGCTTGGGATTAACAAACTCTTAGACACATATCGTGTTTCTCCATCGTAATCAATTCTAAACTTAAGGTTCAGCATCTCCTGTGCGGTATCTCGGATAGATACAATTCGGGAAATGTCTTTATCCTTGAGAATAGCTTTTGACTTGATATGCTTCCTATTTAGTTTAACATCAATCTTACTTGCGTCAGTAATGTGTTCCCAACCTGTAAAAGTGATGTAAGGAAGTGATTCGATAACTTTCAATCCTGAGACTATAAACTCAGCAATCGATTGTTCCTTAGTTCTATCAAACAGACTAGAATTGACATCTTTTGTTTGATTCTTTGAAAATTCTGCAATAAAGTCATTCATAGTCTATCCTCCAGATAAATAAAGAAATTAGGTCTCACGGTGTTACCCGTGAGACCATATGTGGCTCTATTATCTGGATTACGCGTTAGCCATTCTTTCGGCAAGCATATCAGACTTACAGTTACCCTTGAATCCCTTGTCAAAGGTCATGGTTACGGAATAACCAGACTTAGAAGGAGATACCTTGAACTTACCGAAACCAGGTACTTCGTACTCGATATCGGAAGAGGAATCCTTGTAGTTGCAAAGGATGTTGATGATTGCAAGGAATACAGCTGCAGCAGATACTGCGATATCAGATTCCTCGTCAAAGGTAAGACCACGAGCAGATGCAGACTCAGGACGATTGGTATCATCGATCCATTCGCCGTTGTTGTAGATCTTGCTCATGAATGCATTTCTGAAGCACTTGATGAGCTTCTCGTTCTTGATCATCTCAAGAGCCATGGAATCCATAGCATCGGAATCGAACTCGACAGAGTCAGAGTCAACAAGTTCCTGACCTACAGGACCAAGCTCGAAAGAAGGAACGAATGCAGCAGAGTCACCCTTCTTAACAGCGGTGAGCTTGAAGTTCATTACAACGCCGGACTTATTCTTGATGTCAAGAGATACTTCCTCGGAGTTGTTCTCATACATCTCGCTCTGAAGATAGCTAGCTACCGCAGTGGGTACGCCAGATACTACGAAAGAGCAGAGCTGAGGATAGGACTTGAATTCGAAAAAGAGACCGTTAAGGTAATTCTCAACAAATTCAGTAAAAGTTTTCATGATAGTTCCTCCAAATAATTGGTTTATTAGAATAGGTTTAACACCCGTTCTTCAAGTTAATATTGTATAAACCAATATACCCTTGAATATCGGGTATTGAAGTGTTTTCAATCTTGTATAAAAATACAAGTCTGTAATAAAGGTTTGATAAAATTGTGAGCCACCCTGACAAGATGCCATAAGCCCTTGCCTCCGTAGTTCCCACAACCCCGTTATATCCAACCTCTATTATTTTCCACAATGAGCAATGAATTCTTTCCTTGTCATTATTGGTCGATTGTGTGCCATTGCAAACTTTGCTTTAGACGCACTCATCATCGTTTCATCTCTGATTACAAGAATATCGTATTTCGAGCCAGATTCCTTTACGGCATATCCAGCTTTATTAGCGATATCAATTAGCTCTTCATCGTTTCTCATTCCTGAGACGAGAATCGATTTATCGAGACTATCTTTTGAGACTTCATCCTTTATCGGGATCAACTTCAAGAGTCTCTTCAATTCCTCACATTTTGAGATCAGACCATCTGCAATCTTCGTAGCGTTCTCATCGATACCATCAGCTGTTTTTATTGCAGATACCAGCATACGGCGGTCACCTGCTTCGCAAAGCGATATTAACTTATCGACACATACGGTGTCCAATAATTTGGATGCTGTACTGGTTCTCAGAGTATCTATTCCGAGTGCAGAAATAATCGATGCTACAGATCGAGGTTTGTTGAGAATGTCAGCAATAGTTTTCATACATTGCTGAGCAGCTCCTTCTTTGAATCCTTCCAATTTCATAAAGTCTTTTGCTTTCATTTGAAGAACTTGTGATGGAAGTGTTACACCAAGTTCAGAATGCAATTGTTCACATGTCCTCGGTCCAATACCCTTTGCATTCAACGACACAAAGAAGGTGACTAGTGAACCGCTTACTCGATATGGACAATTTGGATCGGAACATCTATACTTGTTCTTCTCCTCAACGAGTTTCGCACCACACTCACAATGGGTTGGGAATTTAATCTTTTCACCCGTACCGGCTTTGCAAGTATCATCCTTATATCCATAGGGAATTACATCCCCACTTAACTTAAGAATTATCTCGTCGCCGATACGAAGATTCATTTCCTTGAACCTGTTTAGTGAATGCACTTGTGCTTTGCCTTGAGATGTACCATTAAGAATTACCGGATCTACTTTAAGTAGCATTTCCTTAAACCCAAAGTTACCCGTGGTAATAATGACGTCTCTTACGATAGTCTTACCACTTTCCTCAGGGAATTTGAATGCTATCTGATATTGGTTGATATTGTTTTTACGACCAAGCTTTCGCTGAAGATCTCGGTCAACAATAGTTAAAACCATACCGTCAATAGCATGATTAAGTGATGCTCTTGTTTTAATCCATTCATTAGATAGCTTCTCAAACTTTTGTAAAATCTCTTTCTTAGTTCCTTTAATGATCTCATAATCCATATCGATGTCACCATAAATAAATGTATCATTCACGGCTTTATACATCTTAGACCACTTGATCTTATAGAACGATTTATCCTCGAGATATTCATCGAGAATATCAAATCCTACAGGTACCAAAGAAATAAATTTTCTGAGCTGTTTGGCTTCCTTGCTTTTGGCAAAGATGATTCGCCTTAATAGACCCGCAACAGCGGATCTATTGTTAGCGAACGTTTGGTTTGTGAATTCCTCGAATCCAGCTTTCTGGGCATCAGATACCAGCATCTCATATTGGACGCCGATATATTTTGGTGCATATCCGAGTACCTCTTTAATTCTGTTTGACGGGAAGCTTACATTATCGGGAATTACTGCACTGACATCTGTTCCTTCGCCATAATCTTTCTTACCGCGTGATATTGCAGACATAGGTACATATCGTCCCTGAATAAGCTTATAGTCAAATGTGACTGAGGTTCCATCTTTTTTCTGGTTGACAAGCACTACTATCTCTTCATCTTTTCCAACGGGGATTCCCTTAATGTAATCCTCTAAAGACTCACGAGTTTCGAACTTGTCTTTTTTATCATTGTAGATAAAATGAACTTTGTCCAGCGTTCCAGAAAGCACATCGTATTTGTACCGAGCATTAGCTAACCCAGTACCGTTATCACCGAATGGCTCAGGTCGGAACTTCTTGAACTTTGAAAGCATCTTATCATACAATTCGTCAGAGAAAGGATCGGAATATTTGTCTGACTCATATACCGTTTTAGCACAAACGATAATCGTTGTCAGCAAATCAAGGACTCTATCAGACACTTCTGATTTGTCCATTCTTATGAATTTATCGATGAATTTCTTCACAGAACTATCTTGTAACCAGATTGCCAAAAATACAATCCTTTTGGTTTGCTCATGTTCATTCATCCTTTGGACGGCATATGTTACTCTCTCGAGTAATTTATCATTCATTCTTCTCACCTTCCTTTCACGAATATGATGTATATTTATAGACTATTTTTGATTCCATTTTACATACCTCGGATTATAACATCTTCTTTATGTAATCTGGTATCGTGGGTATATCACAATCTGCTTTGATATTCTTTTTGGAATTCTTGTCATATGTGATATTAAGTTTATAGCCCATAGTTTTGAGATATGTATTAAGCATATCTACTGCCCTCGATTTCTCGGAAGGCATATTGATAATAAATCCATCAGTAGGATCATCTTCAAACAAATCACTTGCTCGTCTTCCTTCAGTGGAAGATGCATGAGATCTGAGAAAATAGTCCAACGCGTCATAGTCGGCTGACAGCATCAAGATATTCAATTCCTGTTCCAGTATCTTCATGTAGGTCGTTAATCTACATCGTCATTTAGACTGCTCTAGGTCGCCCTAGAAGTTGAGACTATATCTTCACTTTATAAGTGTCTACCATTTCCATTTAAGGGATTCTCACCCACTCACTTGAGCCGTACTCCTGTTGCTCTATTTACGATCGCCGAGCCTAGGGATAGTCGTTGAACGTTACTCTTTCGAGTCTTCGCTGCTGATTGTCTGCTAGAGACTTCCCAGCAATTAGATAGATAAGGGCTAATGTTAACCCAAGCGATTCATTATGTTCACACAGGTCGTTAATCTGCGCAGTTCTCTTACGAACTTCTCTATATTGCTATAGATGTTCAGACTATATCACCACCCGTTCTGGGTGCATACCATTTCGAATTAAGGGAATTTCACCCGCTCACTTGAGCCCTACTCCTATTGGTTATTTCAAACCCGAGGGATAGTCGTTGAACGTTCTCCTTACGGAGCTTCGCTGCTGATTAGGTCTATGACCCTTCCAGCAATTAAATATGTTTGCTACTAGCTATTCCTAACTAGAGGTGCAATTGCTTACACTGATCAGGGTATGGAATTTTATGTCTTGCTGCCTTGGTGGATTTAATAGGCATTGAGGTTCGAGGATTGTTCATTGACTTAGAACGTACAGAGAACTTAGTAACAGGTTCCTGTTTAAGTCTCATAATATATTCGTCAGCCACAATTACTTTCTTGATCGTCTTATGTCGTTCACCATCCTCGTTAGTGTACGTCATATAGGTACGTTCAGGATTAAACTTATCATAGAGCTTGACCATAGTATCGCCATTTACGCAGTACATCGGAGACTGGATGATATAGATTCGTCCATCTTCTATCTTCTTCATAAAGTCGATTACTTCATCATTACTCTTGTATGCGAGGTACTCTCTCATGGATGCGGCTTGTTCAGGGGCAGCAATATCCAAGAAGGAATAGAGATACTTAAACTTTTCGGAAAGAGAATCCATACGAGAGATTCTATCCCTTACAGTTTCAGCAATCCAGTTCAATTCCATCTCATAAAGCTGACCACTGTTAAGACGACCAAGAACGCCAAGTGCATCGATTCGGATATCAGGCACTACACCATCTTCAGTGCATCCCATTTCCTCATCAGAAATGACGTTACTTAATACGGATTTATTACCGTATCTACCTGCAATCTTACATCCTCTACGGAGCTTCTCTATTTTATACATAGTGAATTCCATCTGGATATTGGAGAAGATTTTGTCTTCATCTGCATACTTACAAGTAGGGTCGAGGTAGTCTTTTGCCTTCGAATACAGTCTGGAAAGTTCCTCGGTGTATTTAGAATCTGAATTGATTATCTTCTGGAACTCTTCATAGATTTCCGTATAATACTCAATCAGTCGTCTCATGTAACGCTTTACCTGTGCATATGCGGGAAGATCAGGTATGTCATCAATCGATTTGTTTGACCAAATATCGATATCTGCGATTACGAAGTTATCAGACATTTGGTATACATCATCGGATGGGAAAATCTTTCGCAGATTAGAATTCTTCAGATTGAACTGGTCCATTGCCTTGTTCTTTCTTCGAACTGCACAGATTACTGCCTTTTTGGTTTTCTCACCAATGTCAGGGAACGACTTATAAGTCTCGCTATTACCGTAGATATTCAGAGGAATATCATTATCGTTGATCGGTACATCGCAAGTATCTACATATGTCGTTGCCATCTTCTTGGCGAAGCTTTCGGATACAACAACTGCATCCTCAATGGTTTCCTGTGATATCACGTAAACTACCTTGGCATTGACACCATATCGGTAGTTCTGGTACTCGTCAAAAGACGGTGACATATACATGACTGTGTCTTTTGGAACTGTGTCACCAACTGAATATGAGTCGATAACTTCATTGTTCCATTTATACCCATACATCTCGGACAAGTTTCTCACTTCCTGTCTCTGAAGAATTCCGTATTCGTCTTTCTTCGGGTCATAGGTAATGAGAGTATACGAGAATCCAGGGTACTTCTCAATCTTCTTCACGATCTTGATTTTACTATCTGTCTTCTTATATCCCGTGGAATACTGACCGAACATATGTTCATAGCCGGTAAGCACACCAGGGATTTCGGCATGGATAGGAACCAAGCATTGCATCAAGTGAGAACTCAGCATTGTAGCTCTTGCACTTGATGAGTATGAAGAGAGAGATAATAAGCCTATAGACAAGGCATCGTCGAGAGAGTCAAGTTCATTTGCTCGATCTCGTATTTCTTGCTCGAAGTAAGCTTTGTTACTCATTCAAACACTCTCCCTTTGCATTATTAATATTGGTTGAGACGAAAGATGGATAGGCAGGTTAATGCCTATCCATTTGCTTGGTTTAATTAAAAGTCATCGTCAAGGAAGTCGTCGAGTGTATCATTCTTAGAACGATCATCGTCGTCGTCATCAAGAGTTTCCTTAGTACCAAGATACTGCTGATAATAAGGAAGCATGAGATTGTATAATGTTACGATCAACATCGGGTTCTCAAATGCCACCTCACAGAAAGTCTTCTTAGAGAAAGGACAATCCTCATGACCAGGAATAACAAACTTGTTACCCTGCTTCTTAACGATATTAGCGTTGATTGCATTATGGAGAAGAGTCAGAGACTGACTGAATCCATTCTGCTTATCGAAGATCAGTTCGATATCTACATTGGATGCGTTGGTTCTTGACTTGTAGTATACAGCACTAATGATATTACCATTAATACCATATTCCTTGTCAGGCTTAAGCATTCCCTTATTCTTCAAACGAAGAGTGTTATTGGAAAGGTATAAGAATGCTCTACCACCGCTAAGTGATTCGTTTTCCATTATCTTCACACAGGTCGTTAATCTGTGCAGTTCATTAAGAACTTCTCTAGGTCACCCTAGAAGTTGAGACTATATCTCGATCTTTACAGATCCGTTCCATTTCGATTTAAGGGATTCTCACCCACTCACTTGAGCCCTACTCCTATTGCCATTTTAAAGGGTTGGCTATTTCAGGATAGTCGTTGGACGTTTAATAGATTGGCTCTCCCGATGGGAATTGAACCCATAAAGAGATATTCATAGTGACGTCACTTCTATTATTATTACCTCCACCCTTTCCGGTCGGGCGTCTTTACATTTGACCACGGGAGAATATACCATATCTATTACTTCGCTGCTGATTGTCTACTTGAGACTTCCCAGCAATTAGAAACGTTTCAGTTATAAGTCACCTTATAACTAGGCGAATGTTTCACCTAACCCTACGAGATCCCGCGCCGGTGGGAGGAAGCCCGTCGATATCTTTCTACTGATCTGGTTGATTACGAAGAGGAGAATGTTTGCTTTCTTACACCAAGGCAAGATCTGCTTAAACATCTCGGAATTGAACTTGGCGTTTCTAGCACCTGCCATATTATTGGTGGCACTATCAAGACCGTCCATGTTTTTTGTTTCCTCAAGAATAGAACTATCCTCAGAACGCATCACAGCCAAAGAGTCAATGATTACGACCGTAGGAATGAGTTTCTTAATAGGAGCACCGTATGTATCCTTAAGATTACTTTGGGTATCCTCAAACTCTTTTCTATTATTGAGTTTCATTTTTGCATGGTCAAGGAATCTATCTACGATCTGCTCAGCATGGGTATCCTGGTAGATAGCATAGTGATTTCTTACCCATTTGGTTTTCATACCGGTAATGTTAATTACACGGTTAATATGTGAAGACTGCTCAATATCCTCATGGATAGTGAAAGCATTCTCATATCTGGAAGTGATTGCTACTGCAATCTGTTGGGACAATGTGGTCTTACCGAGACCAGGGTCTGCGATAAATGCGGTCATTGTACCATCAACGAGTCCAACGGAATCGTATTCTTCAATACACTCGTCATCATCGTCGTAAACTTTTACACGTTGACCGTTAACGAAGTCCAAGGGCATAAAACCGGTAGGATATGCAATAGGTGTAGTTGCCTTCATATCCTTGGCTTTCTTCTGCTCTCTGACATTGTTAAACATTAGAAGTCCTAGTGTCTGAGCCATGTTGGAACCTCCAATTATATTATATAGAGCAGGGCTTTGACACCCTGCTCATAGATTTATCAGTTATAACCACCGTCGTGATTGCGGCGGTTATTCTTGTAACTCTTGTTGTTCTGGTAGCGGTTCTTTGCATGATTGCCGCCGGACTTTTTCTTCTTGTTATTCTGATACTTCTTCATGGGGCGATTGTTCATCTTACCATCATCGTCGTCAGAATCCTTAAAGTCCTTATTGAACTTAGCCTTGTTAAAGTTATCCTTGTTGCCGCCTCTGTACTCCTTGGTATTGAGCTTATTGTTGGCAATCTTATCGGAGGCATCTGCAGTCTTAACATCCTTGTCGGTGTTATCGTTCTTAGCCTTCTTAGGATAATCAATATACATAGGCATATTGATGTACTCGAAACGAAGCTTCTCGTCGCTGTTCGAAGTATCGCTGTCCGTGGTATGACCGGCGGTATTGAATGTGATCTTGCTGAGTCTCTGGAAAGTACCATTGAGGATACCTTCCTTAACGTTAACAACTACATCCTGACCACTGGGTGCGAATGCAATGAACGCAATAGACTTTCTGTCTGCATCGATAAACTTCTTGAGAACCTTGACCTGATCACCTTCGAAGGAAGCGTGCATAATAGCCATGTCAGAAACATAGCCACAGCAAACAACCATCACAGCGGGATGCTCATCATCAACAGGAACAAGAATTGCACGCTCAAGACCGTTAGTCTTGCTAATAATCTTGGATACGCCGAATGCAATGTCTCTGGGAAGCTGGTAATACTTGAATTCACCTGCATCCTTAACCTGCACAGGGATAAACATGTGCTTCATAACAAAATGGACAGGAATAGACAACCAGGTTTCTTCGTTCACATAAATACCAAGCTCAAGAGAAGAAGCCTTACCGGTTTCGGGATTGATTCGCTCTCTTACATACCAACCAGCGGGCTTGTTGCCGTAAGCGGGGAGAGTGTTGTAGCGAGTTACTCCAGCAAAATGGGGATTTTCAATGATATTCATTAATATAGCTCCTTTGAGTTATTTTGGATAATGAGGGTTGATTACTTTCTGAGGTACTGGATAATAGAGAAGTCCTTCTTCTCGAGATCCTTAAGTACCTTAGTAAGCTTCGGATAATCATCAGGATGTACAGTGCCACTACCACCGAAACGGCGAGCAATAGGACCATTCTTCTCCTGACGCTTTCTGTCGTTTACATACTCTTTAAGAACAGACTGGATGTCTTCCTTATCGAGCGATTCGAGATATTCTCTGATAAGAATATCGATGTTCGCATTGAAATCGATCTCAGCTTCGGAATAGCTTACATCGTTGCGAACCTTTTCAAGCATAAGGTTCTTAATAACCTTATCCATGTTGTCCTTACCGTAGCAGATCTTGAAGAGCTTAGTAAGGCTCTTGGTAGAAGTAGAGAAGAACTCTTCCGAGTCACTCTCTTTTCTGATGAACTTAAGTAATTGATAAATGGAGCTAGGATTTCCGCCAGCCGTAATGATGCAAATTCTCTTTGCATTAGCCTTGGACATACTCTTGATCTCTTCTGTCAATTTCTTAACTTTCTTCTTGTTATACTTGTATAGGATGTCAGTATAACTTCTTCTCATAGACTCAACTGCTTCAGATCCATAGAGCTGGATGAGCTTCTTGTCATACGAGGAATTGAGGAAAATGAGGATCTCTTCCATGAGATAGCCAAGTTCTTTACGACTAAAGCTGTCATTTTCATCATACTTTTTACCAAAGATATCAGTAAGCGCATCCGGAATTGCCGAAGCTACTACGATATCTGCGAGAAGTTTCTGTACATAGGAAGCCTTGTAAGCTTGGTCAGGATTCTTTCGTACAGACTTAAGGTCCTTGATCATAATGATAAGTCCATCTTTTCTTACGAGAAGATCGAGGACATCGTCACGATCATAAACCTTATCATTGCGGAAAATTTTGCAGACAGGGTTGTTCCACTGCTGATTATTATTTCCCCCATTGTTTTGACCATTCTGGTTACCGTTGTTGTTACGGTTCTGGTCGTTTCTGTTGTTCTGATGACCATTGTTATTGCGATCAGAACGGCGATCATCGTTGCGACGATCGTCATGACCATGGTGATTCTGACTCTTGTTATCGTCGTCATCTACATAGTCCGTGCCGGAAAACATTAACATGTGATTTACATCACGTCCCATTGTTATTCCTCCCTTGAGTTATTTTTAGCTTGGTCATACTTATAATGTATATCCCAATATAAAATTGTTTCTGGGTCATTAAAATCGAAGAAGATCTAATATTACAGACTAAAGATACCATGATATACCTGCCATTCAAACCACTCATCTGTACTAATTCCGGACCATGCAATCATAACACATCTCCCATCTTGTATATCATAGTTATAGGTTCTAGCACCTGGAGTAGCACCATACTTTTCATTAGGTGCAGATTCTCCACTCTTTCCACTTTTCTCAATATATACCGGTATTTGGCTATACCAGCTACGAATATTCTGACTGACCCACTCAGTTATTGCTCCATTCCACGGAGTAAGCAAACACGGGCAGTATCATAAGGCAATATATTTTCAACAATATTACCATTAGAACCGATTAAGAATATGAATTGACTATACCAGTGCTTAATATTTTGTATTACCCAGTCATCTATATTACTCATCCATGGAGTAATTCACCAACTAGTTTAGATGATGGATTATATGATAGACATGTGCCATTGTTGTAAATAGACATTATCTGATCTAGACTATATGTGCTGGTTGATTCATTTCGTGGAGTAAGTGCGTACCATTTATGCTAATTCCAGGATGTCTCAATGTTCTAGTTCCAGCTAAATAGATTATAAGCCAGTTATAATCTGTTGGATCCGTAGATTCAAGTAAATAAACTGGAGTAGATTTCACCACTTGCACTTTACGAAGTCATATTCTTATTCATAGCTTGACCATAAACATGAATTTTATTTGTTATTTTACATTCTTTATCATTTTGAAAATATGGAGTCGTCATACTGATAATAGCAGATCCAACCCATACCTACATAATAATCATATATTACAAACATATCATCGCTAAATGATTGAGTATATGGTGGCAGATATGCACTACTTGGAGTCCATACGAACTAGTTGTCATATCATTATTGAAATCTCCTGTATCTCGTATTAAGCAAATTAAGTTATTCAACCAGGTATTTCCAGCAGAGGATAACCATCTTGGAGTTAATCACCTGCACCAGTTCGTTCACCGACCCAGTGTCCCTGATATGTATAACTGGATCCAGCCCAATTAATTCCAGCTATCCTATTTATTTCTTTTTGATGTTCGGATTCTGGAGTAGATATTCACCAATTGCGGTGTATGAACTATATCCCCAGTCTTTTAATATGGATAATCCAGTTATATCTTCATAAGCAAACTTTCCTTGTTCAATATTGATCAAAGATGGAGTAATCCACCAATGTGAGCATTTACGGAATACGTGTGATCAAATGCTTCACCAATCTTGACTGTTTTCCAATGTCTATGTTCATTATACGTTGACATTTCATGCCTTGCTAACGGAGTCAATTTAAACAAAAAAAATAAAGATTGAGAGGTGGGTTTTCCCCCACCTCTCGTTATTTTGTTTGATTCAACATTGTTCCGATATTACGATATCTGTTAGAAACAGTGGTCGGATGTATATTGAATACTTCTGCTGTCTTTTGAATTCCATGTTGACTTACACATGAAACAAATGCAAATATCTCAGGCATTGTGTAGCTATCGATTTTCTTATGGAATAACGAATCGACATCTACGCCGTTAAACATAGAATCTTTCAAGACATCTTCTTTCGGAGTAGTACTTCTAATAAAGCGAATTGCTTTACCGGCTTTGTACTTATCCTTGATTCGTTTAGCTATATCATTAGCTGATGTTGTGATAGGTTTTGTTTCTTTCTTAGGTTCGTCTTTCTGATTGATTATCAGCACACCCTTAGACTCCCTGGTCTTTCTAACAGACTCGTGATATGTAGGAATATTGCTGTACTTCTTAAAGAACTCGTTTCGGTATGCTGTCATCTTGTCCATCGCTTTATCATCTCTGATTATGCGACTCATAAATAATTCAATAACAAGATCAAGATACTCGGGAGATACTCGATATGCAAATACTGCATGAGCGTCCATCTGTGAACATGTGATGGGATACATTTTGAACGGGTTCAAATAAGTGTAACAAACATTTCCTTCTTTGTCACGACTGTGGATTGGTAGATAGTCTGTATAAGCTGACGAGATCGGGACAGTGTAGATAACTTCGGCACCGTCATTAGATATAACTAAGTATGGGTGCTCACCGGTTGTACCTGGTGTTGGTTTCTTGTCTTTAATGATATAGACATCACCTTGATGATAACGACTTAGTAAACTTTTGTCATTCATTGCTTTTTCCTTTCGATAATTATTTCTCGATGTCTGCGATTGTCATTCCAAACAATTCAGTCATACGAGCATCTATTCTATCAGCATATGCCGCATTTGCAGCACTGTCAGTAGAACCATAGTAACGCTGAGCTGCCATCTCATAAGAGCCCCATCTATTATAGAGCCAAGATACCAGCTTTGTAGAGATATCCATATTGAGCTTCCAGTTTTTCATAAGCTCTCTATGGTTATCAATATCATATGTACCACGACGGAGAAGATCCTCATATACCCATTCAGCAGTACCCTTAGTTACCTGGCAGTAACCAGTTGCACTACTAGTACTTGCCTGTGCACCAGATCTGAAAGAGCTTTCTGTTGCGATGAGAGCAAGCATGAATTCCATGGGAATATCATAAGTCTGGCAGCATTCATAGAGATAAAGCATCTGCTCAGAACCGAAGTCCTGATCATCGTACCATTTCTGCCATTCATATACTGCTGCATACTTTGCGTCGAGTTGTTCGCTAAGTGTGGGAGTAGGTGTTGTAGTATCGGGGATAGTGGTGTCGGGTTTCGTTGTTGTATCGGGAGTAGTAGATCTTTGAGGTTCGTCCGAATCAGTTATATCACTGGTATAGTCGGGGATCTCATGTGTGTCAGGAGTGGTGTTCTTAACCACAATGAGCACGATTAATAATGCGACAAGTACTACGAGAAGAACTGCGATTGTGGTGATAAAGAATTTGCACCATTTGTTGAACTGTGTTTGTGTCATGATTTCTAATTTCCTTTCTCTTATATGACATCAAAATTTATCAGTGATTCACTGATCCTTTCACAATTATAATGTATAATCTATACCTTCCAAAACCCAAAAAAATGAGAGTATAGGATTTCTCCTATACTCTCTAATTATTTTATTCAGGTTTCTTGACGTCAGTCTTCTGAGCGAGTTCGTGATCACCGATGGATTTACCGTACGCACACTCGGTCATAGAAGACAGCTCACCTTTTGCAAGGGAAGCCTCAAACTCAGCCATACGGGCTTTATTGAGCTCATCAAGAGTTGTAGGTTTCTTATTGTCTTGCATGGTTGTTCCTCCTTATGAACGTCCTTCCTTACGGTCAAGCGTACGAGCTTTCTCATACTGATCATTGATCGTTCTGGGAAGAATACCGTTCTTAGTGACAAGGTCAGTCTCAAGACCGGCAGCCGTAAAGTATACATTTGCAGTATTAAGACTTGTCTTGTTCATTTTATTGTCTGTGAGATCTTCAAGAGAAACAGATCCAGTGGTAGCGATTTGATGTTCCATCTCTGTACGCATCACAGGGTCGCCACCTCTAGGACCAAACATCTCTTTCAGAATGTTTTTAGATCCCTGACAGATCAAAGCGTACTGCTCGACATCTGAAATACGAGCCGCTTTAGATTCCATAGAAACCTGACCTGTTTTAGGATCTCGCTTTTCGACATTGGTCGGAATGTGAGTTTTATGATTAACTACCTGTTGAACTCTACGCATGTTAATGTAACCGTTATAGATCTTATTAACAGAGACTACAGGATGCTCAGGATCATCAGATATGTGCGGGAATGCAATATAATCGAATAGATGGCAGTACTTATCGCCAACAATGTTATTTGCCGCGTCTTCAACCATCTCGTAAGAAGGCTCATTAACGAAAGCCTCTAGCTCAAGATACAGATGTTTCTTGGGATCATTAACAAGAGTAGTGAAGTATGCGATGAACTGAGCGTCGCTCATTGCAGCAGTCTTAGCAAGGAAATTATCGGAATTCTTCTTGCTAGGGTCTAACTGATTGTAGAGATCAACTAAGAACTTTGTGATTTTAGTTCGTTTTTCTCGGATTGTAGCCATATTTACTACCTCTATTTATCAGTTGTTGTTATCGAATTCTCGGATTTCATTTATTCCCATGCCAACAATTCCTGGTGACTGGTCCGAATCCGATGCTTGGTAATGTGCTTTAGGATTCTTCGGAAACATAAATTCCAACATAGCAAAATTAGCCACATCAACAAGGAATTCAGTATTTCCGGTTTCTTCATATTTCTGAAGTCGAAGCTTGAGTGACTCAATAGCATCGATATAGTTTTGCTTATAGTTGATACTAGCCTTTCCGTATTTATAGAAAGATGTCACCATAGCCTTCTTTCTGAGATCATCGAATCTCTCCGAATACTCAGTCTTAAGAATTTCATCATAACTTGCCATTGGAATCACCTCCTTCGGAACTCTTGGCACTCAAAGCCTGCATTGTTGAGCCATTCTGCCACAATGTGTCTGTGACAAAAGCCCGAACGTTCATAGCAGACTAGTGCAATATTCATGGATTTAGATATATGGCGAAGCTCCCCAACGACAATCTCTGGATCCAAAGGTTCGAGCACTTCAGATTTGAAATGCTTTACATAGAAATTGTTATCGTGATCGCGTTTCCACGCCATAAAAAATCCAGGTTTAGGAGCAAGTTTTTTGTATTGGATTCCATCCCATCCATCAGGTGCATTCAGACAAATAGATATCGGAACTACATCAGATGGGAGATTTTTCACATTAGCAAAATAGGTTGTGTATATCATTGGTTTCCTCCAATGTATGATTACAGCATTGCCTTAGCGTCCTTTACTTTTCCATTAAGAAAAACTCTAGGTCTATCCTTGGAAGCAGGTTTACAACCCATAGTCTCACCATATCCACCATAACTGAGGTTGGCAGATGTATTGACAAACAGCTTAGTTACAGGTGCAACTGAGCTATTGCTGAATGAGACTCTATAGAAATCTTCCTTGGTAATAATAGGCAAATGTGTATGAGAATGGATGTAAACATCGGCATCCACAATAGCAGCCAAATCACAAAGACGAATAATCTTTGCACCTTCTTTACGACCGCCACCAGAACCATGAGTAGCATAAACCGTATACAGATGTTTACGATTACGATCATTGGTTCCAAAGCGGATAAAGAGCAGTGTAGCTACAGGTGAATACTTAGCACCAAGACCAAGATTGTTGGCAATGACATAACCAGGGTCAATGCCTTCTTTCTTATAGGTACGTGCTTCATGGTTACCACCATTACTAAAGAGAATCTTATGCTTGATAGGCATAAATAATTCAGTAGCCAGATCAATCTGTCCCTGAGGATTCAGGGTTTCAGAATAAGTATCGCTTACCGAGGTTTTAGTAGCATTATTAATAATGTCTCCATTGAGAACGGCATATACATTGTCATGGGTTCTGACGTATTCTATTCTCGCTTTGAGATGATCTAAGTCACAGGCAGGATCACCGATATGTTCATCAGCAAAGAGTGAAATCTCGAGTTCCTCGAGTGTCTTAGGTAAATCACATTTTAATACTTGCATATAGAAACACCTCACTTATTGTAGATCTGTGCTACTCCGTGTGTTGGGTGTGTTATTTACAACATTGGAAAATTTCAAATACGAAGCATGTATAAATTGCCTTACGATAGTTATCCAACGAAGTCTTACCACGGCTGATAAAGTTTCTTCCGTATTTATCGGAAGTCAGATCAATCCAGTGGAGAAGAATGTCTTTAACCTTATAGGTAACAGGGTCTTGAGCATTGCTCTTATAGACCTGCATGCTTTCGGAAATGAATTTCATAGTTTTGACATCCTCGATAGTATTCGAGTTGCCCTTGTAAATGAATAGAGTCAAGATATGACTTATCATTATAGGAATATTGGGAATATCCATCTCAATAATAGTCCGAAGCATTGCATCCAGTTTCTTTTCAGATACACCAGGGTTAAGTGCAATCGAACGTTTGATTACATTATTCTGGTCAAAGCCTTTAGACACAATTTCAGATGTGACATTTTGGACTACTCTATCTATCTTGAAAGAGATATTATCTGATAAATGGAAATTTTCCTCGGATGTATCTTCATCCTCATGGAATAAATATTTACCGTTTTTGCGGTTCTCATAAAACTCGTCTGCAATGTACTTTACGAAAGAACTGATACGAGCATCCAAAGAGGAAATAATCTGACTGAAGTCGTCATCTTGTCCTCTACGGATTTCCATACTGAATCGTCCATGCATTGCCTCAAAGACAGTATGCTCGATTACACCATGGATAGTACCAAGTTTCTTAAGTAGGTATCTATTATTAAGATTATTGATTGTATAGTCCATAATCTGCTTGTTAGGGCAGTATGGGAAGAATGCTTTATGATTAGTTGTGTATAGTAAGTACCCAAGATAAACTGTGAGGGCATCTGCGTACGACATGCTCTTGGCATCACCCTTCTTAGAGAAGTAGTGAATAGTTAACAGCATGAGCATGTAGAATGGATTAGTTGCCTTCTTCCAGTTATCAGGAATCAAAGGAGCGTCACTTACAGCTTTCTTTACTTCAACTTCCGAGATGCCAGTTGCATTAAAGATTACCTTTTTATCAGTATCAGCAAAGATTAAACGCTGGGACATATCTGTAGTAAGCAGAATTTCAGAGTGCTTATCGGCATACTTTTGTACGCCAGTAAGAAGTGCTCTGATGTTTCTCTGCTCGCTTAAAGCTTCTTCGATTTGCGGGTAAAGTCTTTCAACTAATACAAATTTTTCTTTGTTATCCATGACTTATACCTCTCTAAATCTTAATTATATGATTGTTCCAGGGATATTTGAATAAAAAAAAGAAAGATAAACCCCATGGGAAATTAATCCCATGGGGTTATTTTTCTCGGCTACCGACGCAGAACATGAGTGTCTCTGTGTATAACTGTTTCTCCCTGCGCCCCTCATCGTGTCTTCCTCTATGGCTATAATATGTATTATTTCCATATGGTTGAACACCCTCATCCAATTAACTAATAAGGAGACTCTTGTTGGCGTAGTTTTGTTACGCAATCGCCTACATTAATTAACTTAGTCACCTTTCGGGACTCGTCCTCGCCTCACATCATATAACGACACCCAATGACTGGGTGTCAAAAAGTTAAGGTGAGCTATTACCCATTGTAACTTCTCTACCTTATAGTGGTAGGTACGGATAAATTACATAGGTCCCAGGTCACTCATTTCTGGGGCTCTTCATGGTCTCTCCATATTGAGGATCAATTTGAGGCTTACCATTATTGCCACCCTCTTAATGAAGGCTCTAGAAAGGACATTAAGTCTTTACATTAGCGGCTGGAGGTGTCGTAAAGAACAACGTAGAACTTCGACAAAATGTACCGCCCGGCATGTCGACTTGACCCATGCCGATATCGAGAAGCCAGCAATCGCGGGAAACATCACATTCATCAAATGACTGTACCGGATTCACTTAATAAATTGAAAGACCGAGAATGCTAGCTGGATTGTGCCCACGACTGCTCTAGCATATCATGGGCGGATAGAAGACAGCGACTGCTCTAGCATATCGCCGTCTGAAAGGAAAGATGTTAAAGTCGTGTGCTCTAATTTAGAGACGTGTCAGGCTCTAACATCAACATGGGAGATTTGAGCTTCGAACTCACTGTCGCTTTGTTGATCTCTTTATCATAACGACATCCATCTGGGTCTGCGGCTTCCCACTAACCTCGAAATGACTCTGATTTCAACTAACACAGAATCTCCATTTAGAAATTTGACAACCGGTCTAGAGACGTATATCACGGGACCATACGATCATATATACGCTATAGTTTAACTCTAGCTTGGCTCTACTCTCATTCCACGTGCAGAGACCAGTAGATCTATATAGACTATCTTTCGATAGTTATATTTAGCTGGAGCAGATTTACTGTGCTTCGAATCACAGCTTTCCCAAACCTGCCAGAAACGTGCACCTTTTTACCAGCCGCAACGTAGCACTCCGTTACTTGGGCGATGTTTGAAACATCAACATATCTCATGCCCCGTGAGAGGTTCTTACTTACAGCGTGACCTACATTATCCATCAAACATACAGCTTTTTACTTACTTCAAGTTTCAAAATCCTTTGGGGAGATCCACTTTGGTAACGGTACTGTAACCCGGCTCAGAAAGTGCGCCCACCCAGCCAAGGGAGCCCGCTAGAAATGCCCACATGACCGCGATCACCGAACGACTCGGATGCGGATACGGGGGGATGTGCGGGCGGCGGCGAAGCAGCACCAAGTATATGTGTCTTAGCCCAGTCCTTAATATGTCGATGCTATGAGCGTTAAACCAAAAGTTCGTCAGAATTTTACTGACCGAGAACCTCGGGCATCGATAAATAAAAATAAGAGAGATACTTCATATCATCGCTTGACTATTTGATATATGAGTTTAACGTGTCTGTCGGATTCGACGGCAACGGCAAAGCAATTCGTTGATAAGACACTATGAAAACTCTAATAGGTTGATCACCGATGAAAAAGGATGCATTAAAAAATGACACGTATCCATAATGAAGGAAGCAATGGTACAAATGTCACAAGCGGCAAAAATGCAATCGCTCCAAAGCAATTTGGGGCTGGAAGATCGTCCTCCTTTTCATGACAAAGCCAAACAGTTCTTAGATTACGAGAAACAAACAAGAAAACTTCAATTCGCAGGATAACAAGAAGGAATGTGAAGTCGTTGAATCTAGAATCAAATATGAGTATCTCTCTATGGTGTTAGGTGGAGGGTATGACCCTCCCATTGGGTTTCCTGTGAGCAGTGTTTATTCTTCCTCGTGGGCAACGGGATTACCGGAGAAACCAAAGAACACAAATGTTACCTAACATATGGTAATAATTTGTTAGAGAGTGTATTATTTTTTATTCTCACTAACCCATTATCGTAATTATAATATATAATTATCTTTTGTGATAATCCAAATAAATGAGGGGATAGTTTTGTCTATCCCCTCACCATTTGTTTACTTGTACATGATTTCAAATGCGTAGTCAACCATCTTCAGCTCTGCTGCTCTTTCAGGTTTACCCAATCTGTTCAATGCCTTGATGTTCATATGATCAAGACAGAATACACCCATGGTTGTACAGATGTACATCGGATTAGGATTAGCTTCAGATACCGAGATGACGTCAACAAGCTGACCACAGGAGCTATTGATTTCTACTACTCTTCCGTTTCTCTTAGTGGCAGGCATATTAAGAACTTTGATCTTCTTAACATATCCTCTATCGGTTAAGAGTGTGATACTATCATCTCCAACCTTAATAGTTGTTACACCAATAAGAGTATCGTCTTCAGGAAGCTTACATGCAGACACACCTTTGGTATTGAACGATGTCGTTTCAAAATCATCAAAGGGGAACATTGCTGCTTTACCACTCTTGGTAAATATCAATATTCTATCATCTTCAGTAGCTATCGAAACACCGCTTAAAGTGTCCTGTTTATCGAGCTTCATCAATACAAAGGATCTTTCCTTGTCGGCAAGTTCCTCACAAGATGTCTTGGAAATCATTCCGTTAGTCGTGACAGAAACTACGTACTTTCCATCAGCTTCAGTTTCCGAGATATTGATAGCCTCTACGAATCCGTTATTCTTGGATCCACATTGAGTATATGCAATACCTACAGATTGGTTGTTACTGTTACCGATATCGGAAACCTTGATAGGTGTACATCTTCCGTCATTGGTAAACAGTGCGATTGTGTCACGGTTATTTACAACCATGACCTTTCTCACCTTGTTATTGGTTTCGATTCGACCGATCTTATACCCACGCTCTTCATAAGGAAGCTTCTTTATATAGTTATCTGTAAAGATAAGATAATGTAAAGTGTCCGGAACCTGGGTAGAATCAAGAAGCTGCATAATCTCAGACTTTCTGGGAGTGCCGTATTTCTTGATACCATCTTCAAGTTGTTTGATGATGATTTCATCAATATACTTATGATGATTTGTGATCTTATCGAGTCTGTCTCTTTCTACCAGGAGATCAGCCAACTCATCTTTGTAGGCTTGCAGTTTGTCTTTCGCCAAGTCTGCAATACGAACGCCGATGATTCGCTCAGCCTGATAGTCGGTGAGTCCCCACTTCTTCATGATCTTCGGAACTGCATCCTCAGACTTATTATTACGAACGATCTTAATAAACTCATCAATCTGTCCAGATTCAATGACTTTAATAAGAGGCTCAAGGAAGTGGATTCTCTTCATGACATTTACAAGGTCAGATTTGTAGATTCGTTTCAAGGTTTTTCTTCTTGCACGGATCCACTCGAGAATTGCGATACGAAGAGTATAGTCTACCGACTCGAGGCTGTTTACAAATGCATATTTCATGACATATGTATTCTCGAGCTGAGTAAGCTTATACAGCTTCTTCATCAATTCTTCTATATTATATCCACGACGAACCTCGATGGAAAGACGGAAGTGTTGACCATAGTCACTGGAACATCCGTCAATATCAGAGATTTCAGGAAGTTTACCTTTTTCTACCGCAGTCCTGATTGCTTGCTTGATAGTCTTAGGGTCTACCTCAAACGGAGCAGATGCAATTTCAATTACATCCTTTCCATCATAATGGTTTCTGGAATAGGTGGCTCTCATCTTTGCAGTGAGGTCAATCTTATCCAATACACCATGAAGATCCTTATAGTTAACAAGGTCACATCCTTCAGGATCGTCAGGATACAATTCGAATTTAGCATTTGGATCTTTAATCAACTTAATGGTTGCTTCAAAAGCTTCCTTCAAGTTAAATCCAATAAGACCACTGTATCTACCAATACCCATAGATCTATCCCACGTGAGCAGGAAGACAGGGTACTTGGAAGGAAGATACATTGGTTCAAGACCAGATTCATCAAAGTTGGGAATCCAGTCAACGATCATATCTGTTTTGGGATTACGAAGTTTCCATTCTTCAAAGTAACAGTCATAAGCAAAATCAGACATAGTACACTCAGTATAACGCTGATGTGCATATCCAGCAGAGTCATAGGCGGTACCGAAGTTACCAACACCCTGGATAAATGTAATATTGTTTCCCCAAGGTTGTGCCATCTTTACAAGTGAGTTGTAAGTGGTACTGTCACCGTGAGGACTGTAGTGTCTAAGTATATGACCGATTACATGTGTCGACTTAGAAACTTTGCCGTTATAAAGATGTAAATCATATAACGCCATTAAGATTCGACGGTGAATGGGTTTCAAACCATCCTTGATTTCACGAATTTGGCGGCGGAGATTTACATTGGCACCGTAGATAGCCATGCGGTCAGCATTGTATTCTACAGGTTCCATCTTTACGGCGTTTGCATCAATTGCTTTACAGAGACTATCTATATCATAGACTTCTCTTTTACGCATTTGGTCTTTCTTAGCCATAAATTATCTCCTTAGTGGGTATTAAACGTACAGAGGATCCTCGTCGTCGTCATCTACGATAGTTTCGGCTACCTTGTAGGGCTCACCCTGAAGGATATAGCTTCTGATGCGATCCACGGTGTCAACCACAGATCTTGCGAGTTCCTCATACTCTTCTTCAGAGTTGAGACTTCCGTAAAGCTTCATATTCGAGATTCTCTCAGTCTCATCGACAGAAAGATCGAAGTACTTGAATGCCCACTGAACGCCGGAGATATCACCGGTTTCATTTGTCTCTTCAAGAGTCTCTCTGAGGAAGTCATCGACATTCTTAACAACACCGTTTACAAATACATTGCAGGTGTTCTTGTTGAAGCCGAGAATAAATCCTCTGGGGAATGCGGAAGACATGATGTAGGCTTTTTCGAAGCTCGGAATATAGGGAATAGTCTTGAGAGCATGTACATACTGCATAAAGGTATCACTGAGCGTGTTGCTGATAGATACCTGATCCAGGTACATTCTTCCGTTTTCACCGAAAGCTCTCGTAAACTCTTCACGGACCTTATATGCATAGTTACAGAAACTATCGCAGTTTACAGTAACTACAAGAGCATCGCCGATCTTATAGAAGGGCTTGCAATGCTCATCCATAGATACGCAGTTGTAGAAGTCAACGAGCATGTTGAAGTTATCCATGAGACAAGGCGTAAAGATTACATCCTTGTGGAACTCACCGATAAATGCGTACAGCTCAGGCATGCAATACTCGGTTTCAATTGCATCGCCACGATTATAGATGATCTTAATCATCGCAGGGAACGCATTCTCATTGATGTGTCCTTCCTTCATAAGCTTAAGCATATCGGGAGCAGTAAAATCAAATGCCGCAGAAGATCCTACTACGTAATTGGTAATATCCTCATCGGGTTGAAGAGATCCGAAGACAAGCTCATGAATCGCTTCATCCATGGTAACGAGACCAATGTCATAAGGATTGGCACCGTTAAAGCCAGCAAATGCAATGTCGAGAATATCTCTTGCACAGGTGGCACTCGATACGAGACCGGTAAAGAACTCGACATCGATAGAGTTACAAATGAGATTGAAGTAGAGGTAGCTCATATCATCGATAGCATTTACATCATGCAGATACTTGTATACCTCCATATGATCACGAGACACCGTAAAGAACATGTCTTTCGATACTGTGACAAAATCGATTTCCGAAATATGATCTCTGATCATATTCCATGCATCAGAATTACGATGCAATGTAAACAGAACGCTGATTGCCGATTCGATATCAGGAACATTCTCAAACTGATTTACATCAGACTCAGAGAGATTTACGCCGTTATTAATAAGCGACTCAATCTCCATTTCATTGAGGTAGAGAAGGTCCTGGTTGAACTCGACACCGAAGAGCGAACCATTCAAGATTGCAGGAATCATAGCGTTTGTGTTCATGTGTTTCTCCTTTGTGTTGAATTATTAGATTTTGGACTATTGGATTGTTGATAGTCCACTATCATAATAATAGTGTATAATTTAGCCTTCTTATATGGACTTAAAGGAAAAAAATAAAACACCAGTGGGACGTATCCCACTGGTGTCTTTGTGATTTATATTAAGCTTCGATCTTGGTGATATAGTGCAACTCAAGAATAACGATCTGCTTCTTAACAGTATTCTTCTTCTTGTGCTGAGAGCCATCGATGACTCTGATAACCGCATCGAAAGGATATCCATTCAGGATAACCTCGTAAGACTTAATTCCATACTTGCCGTCAGCCGCTACGGACTGAATAGCAGAGTGAGGAACGCCGATAGTGCTCATAGCATTCTGTGCAATGAGGTTCGGGATCTTGTGATTGACAATGGAGATACCGGTAATGGTGATTGCAACATCTCTGAAGGTTCCCTCATCGGTAGTGATATTCTCGGTGGTCATACCGATTCTATACTTGCCGAGGCTGGAAGTCATCTGATCTGTGTCACTGCTTACGGTGGAGCCTGCCTTGAGAAGGTAGTCTTTTGCGATCGCGGAAAGAGCCTCATAGGTTCTTGCATTGGACATAAGCATCGTATCCATGAAATCGCTGATTACAGGGATCTCATAAGGGATACGAGGCTTTGCTTCCATAGCTGCAGATTCATCGGTTTCTGCTACGACAACCTCTTCGGATTCGTCAACCTTTACTTCTTCAGTTGCATCAGCTACAACCTCGGGAACGTTTTCGTCATCGTCACTTTCAACGACTTCGGTAACATCCTCTTCAGTTACAACTTCCTCAACGATAGCTGTATTGGCTTCGGTTTCTTCAGGATCATCGATTACAGTTTCGGTGATTTCTGTAACCTCGTCGGTCTCAGTCTCAGTGGCTTCAACAGTATCTTCAGCACTGTTCATTTCCTCAAGAGCAGCAGCGGTAAGATCTACGCTGTTGGTTTCTTCATCTGCGGGGATTTCGTCAACGGTTGTTTCAACAGCTTCATCAACGATATCGTCCTCGAGTACGAACTCTTCACCGAGGATCTCTTCGATTGCTGCAGTGGGATCTTTACAGAGATCGGACATCTGCATCTTCACGAGACGGAAGTCGACTTTGGTTTCGACCTTTTCAGTGTAGTCTACTACACTCTTGGCGTACTTTCCGAGAGCTTCAAGAGCCTTTGCTTCCTTCTCTTTTGCTTTGGCTTCTCTTCTTGCCTCTCTGTTGAGTTTCTTGTTGGATTTGGTTTCATTTGCGGTCTGATTGCTCTCGGCAACAACCGCATTCTTCTTCTTGAAAAGTTTCATGGTTATATTTTCCTTTCTTAAATTAGTTTTTGATTGATGCCGAGATTTGCATTATATCAAATTCAGAACTATATCAGTATCTGATCAATCGCAGCATTTTATTCGCAGCACTTAACGTTGGTGTTCGTCGCATATCCGAGAACGAGGAATACGATCTCGATGATAAGGGCTACTGCCATGAGCTTTGCAATTGCGGTCAGGATGACAGGAAGGAGACGTACAAGATATACGGCTACTACGCCTGCAAATGCTACAGAAGCAACAACAGCAAGTACCTTGAAGATTACCTGAATCACAGAAGCACGAGAATTTTCAGCGTTCTCGTCTACCTTTGCATTCTTGAACAGCTTCTTCATAAGCTTGCTGATGAACTTCGAGCATCTCATAGCGAGAGCTCCGCTCAGTCCGCAGTTGCGAATTTCAGCTTCACCTGCAGTAAAGTCCTTGGGTGCGAAGAAATTCTTGATCTTAGTCCAGAGATTGGACTTGCTATCGGTGGTGGTTCCCTCTGCAGATGCTTCTGCTTCGGTGGTCTCGTCGTTCTTCTTTCCGCGACGGAAAATCTTGGTCATGAAACCAAAGAGAGCAGCGATACCGGTGGTGGTGAGAGCGATAATCTTCTTGAAGATGTTACCGCTTGCCTTTTCCTCAACGACCTCATCTTCCATGGGGTCGTCCTCAACAACGACTTCCTCGTCGTCAGTTACAACTTCCTCAACAACTGCATCATCAGCTGCTTTGAGGGTTACGTTCTCATTCTCGTTCTCGAGAACATTGGTGTTTTCCATGTTTGCCATGATAAAATATCCTTTCGGTAGTTTTGATTATTTAGGGATTTTGCGAATCATGCCGCAGCCGGCATTAGGTCGTTACAGCCGGACAGCCGTAAACAAATTCGAGACCAAAGAGAAAATCCAGGAAAGGATTTCTTTTCTTTCCTTTTCTTTTTCATCTTCTTCTTGAATTTCTCAGGTAATCTATCGGAATCTTTGTTAAAGAAATACACGATGTGATACCAGAAATTCTTTAAAGCTTTCTTGACTTTCTTGAAAAGCTTTCGCAAAGTAATGGATCCAGTTACCTTGCCATCTTCGTGTTTGATTGCCATTAGTGTGTCCTCCTTCTTTGAAACGGCTATCATTTATAACGCCTGATAGTTATTTTATGTGGGCGAATATAATCGGCTGATCAGTTCCTCTTATATCACAAATATAATATATAATTGATATCCCTGGATTTCCAACTTTTTAATCGTCATCAAAGTTGTAAGTATAGGTCATTTTGTAACCGGACTTGACATGCTCATCCGAGTCAACTGCAATAATGCATTCTGACATCAAGTTATCCAATGCTTCCTGTACTTTCTTCTTTGACAGATTAAGAGTGTCAGCTATCTGGGATTTATCAATGCGAGCTAAGTGTTTACTACCAACTCGACAGCAGAGAAACATAAAGACTCTGAGATCTGTCTTTGAGAGATTCTCATTCTTTGCTACTTCTTCAAATGCCTCGATATCGGTAGAGAACTTAGAGGAAAATATTAAATGATTACTCATCTCCGTTTTCCCTTCCCTTTCTTTGACTTACTCACAGGTCGTTGAAACTTATACGTAATAGATCCGTGGATTTCATAGACTGTGCCATCTGTCATCTTGTATATATGGGTTGCCATTAACTTACTAGTCTTTGCAGAATAGTCAGTAAGAGGCATATCCGAAATAGTTAACTTATCCTCAGCTATAGAAAGAACTGCACCGATATCTTTCAGTGCAGCTCTATGAAAGTTATTGAATGTACTCTTAACTGCTGATAGGTTAAAGTTCATATTAGTCAATGTATAATTGACAGTATGATGCTTGTTACTATGTATAGGATCTTTACAATCTTCTTGAAGAATTTCATAATTTGTGCTCCACTTCTTCAGTATTTTAGTAACGATCGATAATACAGTCGCCGCATCGTCTTCCAATTTCTTACTCTCGAGTTCAGTCGTTGTGAATAATGTTGACTTTACGGTATATGATCGATTCTTGAGATATTCCTCTGACTCCATCATTACTTTTGCAAGTCCATTAAGTTCCTCAATCAATTGAGGATGCTTTTTCAGGAAGTTCACTATGTTAGTCGCTAACATAAGTTCATCCTTCAGCTTTCTACGAGTCTTTCTTAAATTGCGAAGCTCTCTACCGAGATAAGTAATATCTTTTGCATACATCTTATCCGGTATCTCTAAGTCATGCAATAAGTCCTGCTGCTTATTATTGCATTCTGTAACAAAGACAGCATCTTCCGATGCCACCCGTGAACAATGTTCCAGAAACTTAACAAACTCAAGTACCTTGTCATGGTTAATAATCAGAGTTTCATTTGCGTTATTATTATCCATACGTACTTCATCCTTTCCATAAGAGGGATATACCATTTCTGGTATATCCCATTAATATAATGCTCGTCAATTAAGTACTGAGCTCCTTAAGGTCAGGAATGTACTTCGACATGAATTCTCTACGAGAATCTCTAGCCGCCTGTTTACTTGAGTGCCACATTGCCATATCTTCGAATGCCTTCTCGGTATCTTTAACTGTGATCTGGACGAGTCTCTGATGAGTTCCATCCATACAAGTTGCTCGAAGATCTTGGGGATTCATTTCACCTACATTACCTTCACATGGGTCGTTAATCCATGCAGTTCATTAAGAACTTCTCTGGGCTTTCCCCAGATGTTGAGACTATATCTTCCTCTCATATTGAGAAGATTTACGCTTCGATTTAAGGGATTCTCACCCACTCACTTGAGCCCTACTCCTATTGCCGACTTCCACGGCTTATTTCAGGATAGTCGTTGAACCTTCCAGATATACTGGATTAGCTGCGGATTGTCCAATCTTTAGCATTGTTACCATTGGGTAGCTAAAGCTCTAAGGAGGTTCCCGCAATTTCGTAAATATGGACCATTGATCCTTTGTATCTTGTAAGATCTTTCACTTTGTATTTACCAAAGATATTAAGAACTCCAGCGATACTCAAATTCTTCTCCCCGTCTGATCCTTCGACGCTATAACCGTAGATATTACCGATGTTGGCGTTCATCAATGTAATCAACTTCTTAGTCTTCTTATCATTGACAAAGTCATCATCGAGCTCTATCATTTCCCAGTTAGAGTCTTTGATACCAGAGATCTCTACACAACCATCATTCCAGACTGCATTGAGCTGAGGGCTGAATTCTTTCTTTACAAGTGCATCCCACTTTGCAACACTCTTCTTATCATAGCCAAGTCTTTGCAGATTAGCACAGATAAGTTCAATAAACTCAGGTGTACAAATACTGTTATCTGCCACCTTTTGGAGGTAATCAAGATACTGCTCATTTCTAAGCAGGAACTCTCTTACCTGGGTCTTAGACATCTTCTCCTTCTTGAAGTAGATGTCGTTATGTTTTGAGAACTTATTCTGGAGATAAGTAATGTACTCACGGTTACTTGCCACGAATACTCTCTTACCACCATCATTGAAACCGAACAACGGAGGCTGTACAATGTAGAGTCTACCGTCTTCAATTACCTGAGGAAATGCCCTCATGAATATAACGATAAGACCTGCTTGTATACTACCACCGTCGGGGTCCGCATCAGTTAAGACGAATATTTTATCTGGAATGATATCGTCTATATTTCCTCTCTTACCAGGAACGAGTCCAATGATACGAGAGAGGTCACTGATTATATCTTTCTTAAGTAATTCTGCCGTTGGACAATCATAGATATTATCAACTTTCATTATCTTCACATAGGTCGTTAATCTATGCAGTTCCTAAAGAACTTCTCTATATTACTATAGAAGTTGAGACTATATCTTCACCCTTAACAGGGGCATACCATTTCGATTTAAGGGATTCTCACCCACCCACTTGGGTCCTACTCCTATTGCCGACTTCCACGGCTTGTTTCAGGATAGTCGTTGAACCTTCATCTTTCGATGCTTGGCTGCTGATTAGGTTTGGAACCCTTCCAGCAATTAAATATGTGTCCGTATACCATTACTGGTATAGGAGGCTAGTTGTTAACCTCTGAGTTTATAAATACTCTGATAATCCAAACGTGAGCTTTCAACCTGATTCATTTTATTCACATAGGTCGCTAATCTATGCAGTTCTCTTATGAACTTCTCTAGGTCTCCCTAGATGTTTAGACTATATCTTCATCTCCTTTCGGAGAGTCTACCGTTTCCATTTAAGGGGATTTCACCCACTCGCTTGAGCCGTACTCCTATTGGTTATTTCTAACCCAAGGGATAGTCGTTGAACGTTACTCTTTCGAGTCTTCGCTGCGGATTGTCCTTACGGATATCCCCGCAATTAGATAGATACCAGTATACAGTCACCCGTATACACAGGCAATCAATTCACCTGCAGAGTCTCCCTCTACTATATAAAGCTCAGTATAAGAAGTTGTACATCCCATTCTCTTAGGGAAGAACTTCTCAATTGCATCCTTACTTAAGCCATTACCAACTTTCTTAACTTGCTGTCTAGCTTTGATAGAAGACATTCTTGCCTTGATATTATCCCTAAGGATAGTGGCAATGATTCTTATATCAGAGTCAGTCATCTTGTTGAGCTGTTTAGTAATGAATTCTTCGATCTCTTCTCCGATAGTTACGGAGGTGAACTTCTCTTTAAACTGACCAAGATACTCAGGTTCGTTAGTCACCAAGACAACTACACCACAAAGACCAAGACGAACATCTTCCTTACGGAATTGATAGTTCTTCTTATCCTTCTCAGACAGGAAGTTCTTGTATAGATACTTGCGGAAGAACTCATATAGTGCATTGGATACTGCCTCTACATGCGTTCCGCCTTCTTTGTTATAAATATAGTTACACCAACCCATAATCGCATTCTCTTCGGTAACTGCTTTAGAGTTATAACCGAAACCAATACGACACTTGGTTAGGGATCCCTTAGGTTGGTAGTCAAGGAACCATGTCTTAGAAGTTGATTTACAGTACTTCTTAAACAGCTCCTCAGTAGTAAGTCCTTCAAACTTTTCTTTGATCTTCTTACCCTCTTTGGTTACACCAGAGAACTTAATCTTAAAACCAGGGCATGCATCGGCTTTTTCTTCAACCATCTGCATGATATTTTCACAGCTAAGCTTATCAGTCTCTTTCAAATATTTATCAGAGATACGGAACTTAACAAAAGTTCCATGTTTATCAGGATCTGCCTTTTCGACGATTTCTTTCTTGAAATAACCGTCTACATATTTTCTGGTTACGGATTTCTTATCTCTCGTTGATGTAATCTCAAAATAATCAGACAAGAAGTTTGCCAGTTTATTACCAATACCATGTAATCCACCGGCACTCGTATAGGCACTTTCATTACCCTTAGAGAACTTACCAGAACTGTTAAGGACTTCACACAGTTCTTTCAGTCTTTCAATAGGAATACCACGTCCATTATCGGTTACGGTTACTTCCCTTGTTTTCTCATTGTAGGTAACTTCGACAGAGCCTCCAACTTGCATAATTTCATCCTGGGCATTGTCCACTATTTCACGTACTAAATGGAGACATCCAGCAAGACGTTTGTCAGGAATATACAAGTGCGGCTGTTTAACGACTCTGTCTCTGTCATCCATCAAGACTTCGATGGACGAGGCATCATATTTGACAGCCATTATATACCTCCTTGGTGAAATTTAGCGAATCGAACTATTCGCCATGATATAGTGTCATTTTCATAGTACTTTGGAAAGTCCTACAAAATACACTCTACATTATACAATCTCGAATCAAACGATTATACCATATTGGGTCTTCATCTTTGAGTGATTCAAAATCGTATACTTCTTCTTGAACGTTGACTCGACCAGTATGATCATAAAAGTTAACTTTATCAGAACTGACTACAAAGTGCCCAGTTATTGGCATGTAATAGATCTTCAGGTTTGGAAAACGGGCACAGAGAATAATAGCAAAGTAATAACAGTTTCCAGTAGTCCAATTACAGTCTCCTGGAAATCTTCTGTTTATAAACTCGGTTATTATTTCATCAGTAATCAGATTCCTCTTGGTTACATCTTTCAAATCTATATCCTTTCGTGTTTGGTTGTTGACCCTTTAAGACTCTGTTTATGCATTTCATATCCACATTGTATTTCTTGGCTATTCTCGATAAGCCTTCCTCAATAGTAATCTTTCCATCTGGATGAATTACCTTCAAGGTTACTTTCTTCTGTGGTGTGTAATGGTCTACGTACTTTTGTTGTTCCTTAGCACTCAACCATATACATGTGCTTGGAGAGTACACTTTATTTGTATCCTCATTGAATTGCCTAGCGTCTTTATCTAGACTAATCTTATTTTCAAGCAACAATTGTCTATCCCAACCGACTAATTCCTGAGCATCATAGAAAAAAGATGAGAAACTGCGCCATCTCTCACAGACTCTTACATCCTTATCAAAGTAGGATTTATGACTTTTATGGTTCTCATTATAGCACCTGTAGATCATAAACTTCCATCTATCGTATAGAGCTTTACATAATATTGGGTCATCTCTCTTGAGTTCCTCGTATTTATCACCGAGGTAACCAAGCCCCAATACAGTAGGCTTTCTACGATCTTTGACTTCTCCAGTTCTCACTTGGTTGTAGGGAGCAACCGTTTTATAACCAGTCTTTGGGAAATAAATAGAGACATACAGCTCATTGTCTGTATGTCTTCGAAATGTTTTCAGTATCCATATAGGATCTTTTTCCTTGTTACGGAAAGTATAAGCTGATCGAGCTTTAATATTATAGAATTTACTCATATGATAAAAAATAAAAATGGATGGAGACCGAAGTCTCCATCCATCTTATTTATCTTATTAGTGAATAAGGATTAGTAAGATACACGATAGAACTTATTCTTGTCCTTCTTCTTACCCTTCTTATTCTTCTTCTTTTTCTTCTTACCGTTCTTGTAAGAATCCTTGTGCTCGTTCATGAGTCTCTCTACGAGATCAGGGCAACGAGAGATAATACGAAGTGCCTTCGTGATCTCATCGTCAGTCTCCTCATTGATTGCGAGTCTGTTACGAGCGATAGAGAGCACAGAGTAGATTACATCATGTGCTGCAATAACCGAATCCTTGGAAAGCATCTCAGGATCGGTGTGAATCTTACCACCACAGATCTTGCAGATACGGAACATACCGTCATCGCTTGTCTTGAAGTGGGTCTTGCCATGATCGCGGTCGATATGGTTACACTGGCAACGCTTGATGATTTCCTTGTCCTTCTGCTTGAGAAGTCGGAGTTCTTCCTTTCTCTTCTCTTTCTTGGACTTCTTCTTCTGCTCGCCGCCTTCGTATCTGAACTTGCCACGAATAATACGCTTAGACATTGTGGTTTCCTCCAATTTGTTTTTGTTATTATTTTCGTTCGGGAATGTTGAAAATAATGTGTACTTTATAATAATCTGTTGAGGAAGTAATTTATTTTTATTCCTACAGGTTATTTCAGAAATATGATGTATATTTAAGCGTTATTTTGTATACTTAATATACCCAAGCAATAGACATGTAAGATTTCTCCTACATGTCTATTGTTATAAATTACATTAAACTGTAATTAGCCGATAGTTACAGGAACTACTGCAACCTCAGTTGCAGTGAAAGGATCGCTGACAAATGCTCTTGCATAAACCGTAGTTCCAGCAGCGACAGACTTCACATCTACGTCAGCATCGGTATTATCAGCTGCAGCCTGTGCAAGCTCTTCGGTGCTGAAATAACCGATTGTTACATTTGCTGCAGGATCGGTTGTGAGAATCTGGAAAACTTTGCCGTATATAAGTTCAGCAGCACTTGCCACATTGTACTCATCCTTCTCGAACTGCACAGTTACCGTGGGTGCAAATGTAGGATCGATAGCTTTAACGATATCGGCAGCAGTCTTAAAATTTTCCTGCATAACGAAGTGTACAGAGAATACAACGTTAAGGTCTACAAAGGATGTGATAGGATCACCCTTAACGCTCAGTTCTGCAGGGATATGCTCATGGAATACGAAACCGGTTGGACCGGTGCCGTCACCAACAAAATATGCATTACCAGCTTTATACATATCTTGGAAATTGAAGATAGGCAGGTTATCAATATGCATCAGAGAGATACTACGCCATCTCTCACCTTCGGGCAGGTTCTGATCTCCCAATGCATTACATACAGCCAGAAAATGTTCGTATGTCATTACAGGTTTCCCCTTTCTTGTATTATTTAATAAATTGTTTTAGATAAACATCCAGACCTTATTAATAGCCCTTGTGACGGCTGTATAACGAAGTTGTCTCATATATTCTCTATCTCCTACCCACTCATCATAGTATAGAACAGATCCATACTGAGATCCCTGGGATAGGTGAACTGTTAGAGCTTCACCAAATTCAAGCTTAGCTCCATGGTTATATTCACTAACTTCTTTCTCACCGCAAGGTTGTTTAATAAAGTCATAGTCACAGGCAAGTGCTTCATAGTACTCATCTGTGTAGTCTGGTTGGAAATCGATTCTATAGATACCTTTATGTAGGGCACACTCATCCATTCGTATTGGGTACTTCACCTTTCCAAGAATACCATTGATAAGAGGTATTCCATCCAAGGATCTGTACCAGCAATTCTTACGGCAGATAAGTTTGTCACCTACATTAGGAAGCTTACCTTTAGATCCATGAAGTTCTCTGACTCGGTTATTGAACATATTACGAGTCTTATTCTTAGCAGTCAGAATAATATCTGCTTCCAAGAGATGTCTATCCTTCATATATTCTTTAGGTAGAATCCAGGCGTCATTAAACCAGTTGTAGTGACGAGGAAGTTCTTTACCTTCCCTGATTCTGGTAGCAAGTTGAACTATTCCACTGAACTCTGCTTGTCTGGTAATCTCTGTTAGTTCATACTTAACCTTCTTAGCGAACGGAGATTCACCAAACACAGGTCTAAGCTGATAAGAGTCACCAGATGCAATAACAGGAATTCCATGCTTATAAATAGCATGCATTAGTTCTTCATTCACCATAGACCATTCATCGACAACTATAAGTTTAACATGAGGATCTATAAAATCTTTCTCTTTAAATTTCATTTCCGTAACAGTTCGACCGTTAACGGTAACAAGTCTACCATCTCTTACCTTGGGAGATTCAACTAAGTCATAGAATGTAGAATGTATTGTACTAGCATCAAAGCCCTTCTGCATAAGAACAGATGCGGCTTTTCCAGTGAATGCTACATATAATACTTCATCTCTCTCAAGACCGAGTTTATTTACTACATAAGGCAATATCGATGTTTTACCTGTACCAGCAGGACCACTGTATACGAAATCTTGGTCGTTAGAATGAGTATACCATTTATAGATAAGATGCATTAACTCTCTTTGTCCGTCGGTAAACTCAAACTGTTTCTTCAATTGGCTCATTATTGTCACCTCTTTTGAGGAATGTCATAAGGTTTTCCATATATTGCTTATGTTCATCTGCATCCATCATCAATGCGGCAATAATCGACATCTTCAAAATGGCTGCCGAAGGACTGGTCTTAATGTAAGAGCCTTCGACTACCTTACCATCCTTGGTAAGCCAGCCAGAGTACTTAATTTTACCGTCTTTTTCGTAGTCATTTATTTCAAGGGTATCGAAATCAATATAATTGAATTCCTCAAACAATTCAATAATAATGTTGGCATGTTTTTCATTCCGGAAGGGTCTGAAAATAGCCAGGTCTTTTGGAATCTTTGATATCGAACTAAACCTTTCAGCAAAGCCTAAATACTTGGTTCCGCACATAAGTGGGTCAAGATATAGGTCTGAATATATAGTAAAGTCGCTATCAACATCTAAATCTAACATATGAAGGAATTGCGAAGTCAGTTCGAATTCAGCTTCGGAGATCTTAGATTTTCGACGTCTAATTCGTGTCATTTTTATGTACATGATTAGCTCCTTCAAGTAAATATATAAGGAGATGAAACTATGGACAAGCAAGCCAGAATAGGTTTTAAAGACTATATGTTTGTCTACTCTCTGGAAGAGGTAACGAACCCTACAGAACTTTTGGTAACTATTCCTGATGTCTTTGTCGATAAGCCAGTTTCATCCGCAGATAGTGCCAAGATTCTCAAAGGTCCTACGACCATTTTCAAGAATACTAATCTTCCAGCACTATCAAAGTACTATGTTTCAAGTAATTATATGAGATTAAAAGTTATCAACTACTTTGGCGGAACCAGTAATATTGTTGGTCCCAATATCAGAGCAGATGGTAATGTACTTAAAATCTCTTCTTCAGAGCCGAGTAACTATCCTATTGCGGTAGGTATCGGCAATGTAAAGGTTGGGGATCGTTTACTTGCAACCTTTATTAACGGTAACCCAAATAACGGAATCATTATTGCGAGGTGTTAATTATGGCTGACAATACTAAGATCCGAACATTGGAAGACCTTGTTAAATACGGGGCATCGTCAGACTATACAATTCCCAAGGTGATTACGCTTAGGAAAGTCGGCAAAGTAATAATGCCCGATGAGATCGTTTACGATAAGTACCGTGATTTGATCTTCCAAAATAGTTATCTTCAATCTCTTACGATTGAGCAACAAAAATCATATAGATATCGTCCTGATCGTTTAAGCATGGAGCTTTATGGAACTACGAATTTGTCCCATATTATTCTCTATCTTAACAAATGTGCAGAGATCGACTTTAAACCCGAAGACACAGTCAGAGTTCTTGACCCTGATGCTGTGCTCGATGTATTGAAGTTAATTCTGACACACGAAACCGGACGCATTACTGCAGCTAAACAAAAAGCAATGGGATAAGACGCAAAGTCTTATCCCAATTTCTTGTCCTAAATAAGTACTTTCTGTCTTCTACTAATATGATAGAAACCATCTCTGATAATAGATTTACCCGTGGTTCTGCCATAGATAGAAATATATCCCTCGGAATTAGCCATTGCCTTTATCTTGGTTAGTTCCATCATGCGAAGAGTTCTAAGCTCTTTCTCTTTATCTTCGAGCAATTTAAGAGCTTGACGTTTCTCCTTAATTGCATCATCTGCATTCTTGCAAACGTCGACGATACTATCAAACGAGTCTTCATAATCTTCACCAAGCGAACTACAGAATTCAAGGAATTTATTTTCGCTTTCCTCTTTAGGATCTGTAAAGTCTGCTCTACCCGTGGTTCTTTGAACACCCATCGGGTTAAAGTCTTCCATACTAAGTCTTGATAAGGGTTTGCCATCAATATCTGGTGTAAGCAAAATTTGGTTGTGTTCATCAAATGGATGAAGGAACAGATAAATCCTATCTTTATTAGGCTTACCTCTAAACTTCTCCAGTTTGAATCCCATGTATTGCTTACCTGTATCTTCATCTCCGTCTTGTTCACGGTTGATGATAATACAACAGTCCGTATTTTTCATGACCATTATCTTCACACAGGTCGTTAATCTGTGCAGTTCTCTTATGAACTTCTCCAGCATTTCTCTGGATGTTGAGACTATATCATCATCTTCTTTCGAAGGGTTATCCATTTCGATTTAAGGGATTCTCACCCACCCACTTGGGTCCTACTCCTATTGCCGATTCTCACGGCTTATTTCAGGATAGTCGTTGAACGTTCCTCTCTCGAGGCTTCGCTGCGGATTATTCAATCTTTAACCTTTTTACTATTCCTCGGATAATTACTCCGAGCCATTATGTTTCACATAACTTAGTAGCCAAAGCTCTAAGAATATCCCCGCAATTAGAATAATTTTGTAACTAGTCCATCACTAGACTAGGGGACATGCTAATCCCATGATTCCAAATATCTTCACTAAGGTCGTTAATCTTAGCAGTTCTTCTACGAACTTCTCTAGGTTACCCTAGAAGTTGAGACTATATCTTCATCCTTTATATAAAGGAGCTCACCATTTCCATTTAAGGGGATTTCACCCACTCACTTGAGCCGTACTCCTGTTGACCATTTCAGGTCCAATGGGATAGTCGTTGAACGTTACTCTTTCGAGTCTTCGCTGCTGATTAGGTCTGTAACCCTCCCAGCAATTAAATGAGGATCGATATACGTTACCGTATAAAGGAGCAAATTCCTTACTCACGTTTTGTTTACCAAGTAACTTAGTTGTATTCTTTTTGTTATTAGCCACTGCTTCAGACATAATCGAAGAAGCAGTTCTGTTTAACTGAGCCGCAGAGATGAACGGAATATGTCTAGCCTTTGCAAGCTCTGCCATTTCCGTTGCTACATTACCCAAGTTAAAACGCATTTCATTTGTTTGATGCTTGGGCTTAAGCTTCTCAATATAGTCCTGTACCACTGCAATGATCTGAATTCCCTTACGGTCAAAGTCAGAGATCAGTGCATCAATATCAGATACTCCAATTTCCTTATCTGAGAAATACCTGAAGATAAAGTCGATACTGTTCTTATCGCTTCTCTTATTGATAAGACCGGCAGACTTAAGACCTTCGACAATTTGTTCGTTGGAGAAGTTTCTGATATCTTCGCCAGATACAGACATATTAAAGATTCTCTCAAATGTCTCTGATTTAGAGTTCTCTTGAGAGATGAATAGTACTGCTTGTTTCTTTCCATCCACTATGGGTAACTTGTTATACTTCGTTATCCACAATGCACAGGAAAGTAGAACGATTGATTTACCTACACCAGTAACACCCATGAACAGATATGATCTACCTGATTCAAATCCACCGTTCAGCATCTTATTCAAGAACTGAATTCCGGTTCTGAGTTTGTTATTCGGTGCATTCAGATCGTCCATAACCGAATCTATCTCACCTAAGATCGTATCGGTTGTTAAGTCGAAACCTTTACCGTCTCGACGATATTCTTCACTCTTACGAACTTCGGCATCGATCTTTGTCATTATCCGTTTAAGTTCGTTAGAGAAGTCAGAAATTCTGTTAAAATATCCTTGGTCCTTTCGCTCAAATAGGGAAGCCAGTTCCTTTGAGCAAGTAAGAGACCATCCATTGATCAGATTCTCGAATACCATAGTATTTAAATACTTACAGGTATCATTATCCATTCTCTGACCAACTAAGGGCTTGACCACTTCCTGGTCAATTATGTCTTTCAATCGGCGGTCGCAATTTCGAAGAATATGTTGAACCACCAATGTTTTAGATGTTAAGTTTAGCTCACATCTAGCTTCCATAGCAAGCTTAATAAACTCAAGTCTTGCCTTTGCACTATCATTAGTTCTATATGGTTTAGGATCAAGCATTTCGAACATTGTCTTCATGTTAGCAAGAGCCGAATGTGTAACACTATCAGCTCTCATTGTAACTGAATAAAGACAAAATTGATCTAATTCATCTATTGATAGATTGAGAGGAAGCAGACAGTAATCTTTACTGTCTCGTGGATCGTAAACTAGTACATCCTCAATAATGTCTTCCGACGCATAATCAAGGTTGAACATATTACTTGATACCCTTTCTCTCTAATGTTTTTGCACTGATGTATTTACGGATCTCATCCTCTGAGATCCGTGTATTTCTTTCAATCAATGCCCATAATCTTATTCGTTCGACGATATCTAAGCCGTCTTGTAGATATGGCTTTTTCTCTCGTCGTTCGGTTCCAACTGTCTCCTGTTCATATGACTTCTCGGACAGTACTTTGAAACCTAAGGTTATATCGGTGTTTTTTGAGAAATACTTCTTTAACATCCCTATTTTTACAGTTGTATCTTCCTTATCAATACAAGTTACTTTAAGGGATAACTTGTCGACCTTATGGTCCTTGATATAGTTGTCTACATAGGAAGCTATTTCATCAACTGTATTTGTCTCTATGAAGTTATTAGAGAGCTTAAGAGTTGCGAAATTGAAAGTATATTCATTGACGACCTTATCAACTCGGTAACATCCTTCTTCTTGGATATATGAAACTATATTCCAACCTTTATCCTCTTCTTCCCCATGACAAGTTCTGAGGGCTGAGCCTACATAGAAAAACTTATCATTGAAGTTCATAGGTGTATGGATGTGACCAGCCAAGATAGGTCCTCGACAGACATTGTAAAACTGAGACAGCTTGAAGATGGGTGCCGAAGAGTCCAAGTTCTCACTATTCTGTGTAGTGAACTGACAGGGCTCTATGGTACCATGCATGAATATCATATCAAAGTAATCTCTTGGTTTATCAAAGATCTCTTTGTAGTATTCATCTGTATCTTCTTTTATGTAGTTCTCAGCAATGTATGCATATTTATGACCATCAATTTCTTCTATCATGAAGTCATTGATAATCTTAAAATCGATACCAAAATCATATTCATAGTGAGCAATCGTATTGAGCTGATCGAGATCATGAGACTTCGTTCCTTTGATAACTCGTACAAATGCTCCATGAGATTTGGCTATCTTGATTAGTGCAGCAATGAACCATTGGAATACATCAGCGTATTCGGAATTCATTGATATTTGATAGTGAAGCGTGTCACCACATAGTACAATACCATCTAAGTATGCAATATTTTTGAGCTTTTCAATAATGCCGTGTTTTAGCTGATATTTGTATTCTTTATGAGAGATTGATCTATTGCCGATATGAACGTCCGCAATAGCGGCAATGATTTTAAATCCTCTATTCATTTAAGCACTCCTTTCATCGTTATTCAATACTATAATGTATATCTTTAAAAGGTTTTTATTCCCAGTCCTGATCTATTACGTTCATAAAACGGTACAATCCGGTAGCCGCCATGAAAGCGTTATAATAGAAGTCAATATCTCCACCAGGAACTTCATCGATCGTTTTAAGGACACCTTTAGTACCTCTTTTCTTATCGAGTCTGAGAACTGCGACTTGTTCGATGTGTTCACCATACTGGTCTTCATACATCTTGGCATATGCAGCCAATTGCATATACATTGTAGGATGAAAGTCTGAGCTTGTTTTAAAGTCGATAATAGTAAGCTTTCCTTTATATCGACAGAGCAGATCAAGAGTTCCACCGTAGAAGTCACAAACCATTTTGACTTCTGTATCAATGGGATCTATCTCATCACCATGATCTCTCCACCAGAGTAAGAACGAGTTAATTGCATTTCTCGTCTTCTCATTCATTTCATATGGAAGGCTATCTATCTCAACGTTGACATTATATCTTTCCGATCTTCTGTCAAAGATGAAACTTTCGATATAATTATGTGCAAGCGATCCTATGACACTTGCATCGTTTAATTCTTTAGTGAGTGACTTCCTCTTCCAGCCAAGTGAGTTTGCCCACTGCATGAGACTTTCTTTACCGATAACTTTCAGCACAGTCGTAACAGATGGCACTCTATTACCAGGATATGACTCATAATTTGTATGATCTGTAGAAAGAGGAATTTGATACTTTTTTCTACTGGAAATTCTCATAATAATCTCCTTTCTCTTAATATTTTGTCCTCGGCGTTCTAAAAGATTAGAAAACTTCTTATATTTAGATCTTTCAAATTTATAGTGTATAACCTAGTAGAGTTTTGAACTCCGGCAATGATTAATGTTGAGAATGAGAATAGATGGTGGTGGACGCATGAGAAAGGTTATGGCGGAGATTGGTCATATAGTCCACGAGATAAAGATCATGGTTGGATACTCCAACCCAAATCTATAAAGGAACAACAGCCGGAGCATCTAGAGTATTCTCTTTAAATCTTGCTGGTTGGGCATATGATTGGTATGTAGATCCGAGAGATATCAATGGTAAGTCCAAGATTACATGTCTATGATGACAATACTAGAGGTACAATAATAATTTTGAGTGGGTATAGTCAAGATTGGGGATATCCACAATCCTTATCGTATATACTCCATATATCAATCTAGATGGACAGACAATAAATGCTAAAATGAATTCATTAATAATATCCCAATGGGGCACTTTGATTATTTATTGGGCTTCTGGTGAGTTTATCCAAGATGGTGTCCTACTCCTAAATCAATAATGTGGGGACAAACAGAAAATCATATTTACCATAATCATATAGTTACTCAATATGGCGATATGAATCATGATTTCTGGGTAATTCTTGAACGTGGTGTAAATTACTCCTAATGCACATCTTACTGCATTGACCCATCAAAATACTATCAATGTCATTCGAGATCCAGGTGAAATTAATTACTATACATATCCTTATAATTCGAATCATACGTATGATTACTCCGTTTAATGATCCATATAAATTATCGACTATATTCTTTATAATTACCACAGATTCAATATCTTCATATGGTACAGGTAAACAGTATTCATATGATACAAATGGTCGATACTCCAATTAAGTCGTTCAAAAACACTGATGATTCGGCTCGCAGATATCATACAATAATGGATACTAACGGTCAAGCTCTATTAGACGGTTGGTATGCTATATATGGATTTAGAGGTGTGCTACTCCAGTATTAATAGGATTTCCAGGAAATAGTGACCAATATGCATCTCTTGGCTGGCGAATGGCTCAAATACCAGATTGGGGACATGGGCATTCATCATATGATACTGGTTATTCGTATGGATCTTGACTCCATTATTTAATAATTCTAGTATTCAAACATGGCATTGCAATGCATTTAAAGCTATTTATAAAGGAAGTGATGGCACATATGACCAGAATTGGATAATTGGTGTCTATACTCCACATTTTCTGTACCATATTCCAAACTTTACAATGTTCACAGATATAGATGGACAATCAAGACCAAATTATTCTATGTACGGTCAATTTCCTCAGAGTAATGGTTCAACTCCTAGTATATCTATAACAACTGAAAAGTCTCCTCGAAGTAGTTACATTAACTCTTCCGGAAGTATCGGACTTGCAGCATATGCACAATTTGGATATGGTTCACTCCACATTTTTTATATATCTATGCTGAATATGCCATGCTTATTAGTCCATCTGGCACGAGCGATGTCAACTGGAATAGTACATTAGGTAGCCGTCCACACGAGATAGGTGATTTACTCCAGGTACTATGAAACCAACAGATAACCATCCACGCCATACATATATAATGAATAATGGTAGAGGTGGAGATGGCGCATATGTTCAGTTCTCGTATGATCTACTCCAAGTCTTGACCAATTTGATATGAATAATAACTGGTATGCACCATGCATAATTAATACTGGACAAGGCTCATTTGGTCATACTGGTACATCTGGTAAAGATGGAGACTCCAGATGATAGATTTATCAATGCAAATAAATTTACGAATATAGATGTTATTACACCAGTTGGATATGTATCAAATGGTTATGGATTAGTATATCAAAAACATGGTATCAGATACTCCTAGTTATGAGTACGATGCATGGTATAAACACATATCTGCAATAAATCAATCAGGTTCTGGAATTGCGGATAGTTTTGAATGGATCTGGGGTGTTTATATACTCCAGATGTATTAGATACAATATATACATATTATTTTCACCTAATATATAATGCAGGACTAAGTACAGGTGGAGGTTATTTATTTCCAGGCGGATTAGGAGGTGTATCTACTCCATGGTCGCAATATTATTCTCAAACTTCCGAATACCACATGGGTTTATTTAAGCTGATAACTGAAACGGAATACACATCACAGTTACTAGCATACTTATCGTATGGTCTCTCGACTTATTTTTCTGACATTATATTAATCAATATTGACAAGTGAGGTATATTATTATGAAAGTACTGAGTAATACTTCTGTATATAACTATGCCGAACTTCTTGGTGGAGCCAAACTCAGTGCTGCTATTAAATCGCTTATCGATGATAAACATGGAGCAGTATATGTAACCGAATCTCAGTTAGAAGATGTATTCTATAAGATTCGCCACAAGAGTTTCAACTTCAAAGCTAAGTTCGGTGTAATCGATTTATTCCGTAAAGGAGTAATTCGTCTTGTTTATAACGAGAAGGTTAAACTCACCGTTGCAGTTCCTTTCTTTGCATATAAGATGCAGAATGGTAAACTCGGTGTAGTTGTCAACATTTCCAACTATGCACATCTTGAGAAAGATGGCTCTATTAAGATCGATCCTCTGGTTCTTTATTCTCTCATGGTTGCAGGTGCTTATAGTCTCCAAGCAGAGACTCAGCAGGCTATTCTTGCTACCAATGGACTTCCTGAGTTCTATGCTGATCTGTTCGTATCTGTGGTTGCTCGTATGAGTAATCTCGATATGATTCGTCGCGAAAAGATCAAGTTCATCATGACTAAGTTCATGTGCATGAATCTCGGAATGGACGAACCCAGAGCATCCAGTGCAGCTAAGAAGGTCATCAAGAATCTCGATGACTATAGCGTTGAGCAGCTTGATCTTGCAATTCCGGTTGCAGCATATGTAGATCTTGATAATCTCATCAACGCTCTTCGTGAAGCACTTCCTGAAATCTCGGGTATCACTTATGGTATGATCTTCGACCGTTGGATTAAATCCTATGGTGAAGCTACTGGATTTGCACTCGAATATATTCCTTTCTTCATCCTGACATTTGTCGCTCTTATTACTAACTGTAATAGTCTTGCTAACGTTAAGACTATTGAGCGTGAAGCAAATAAGGATGCAAGAAGACTTGTAACTCTGTACGACCGTATTGAGACCGCTGTACAGGTTTCCGCAAACATTTAACAAAAAAAAAATAAAATTCGGGAGAGGCTTCAACCTCTCCCGATATGTTTATATATTTTTAGCCAACAAGCAACATATAAATAATGATGTTAAAATATTGGAGTCAAATTTTTCATAGGATATCCTTTCCCGTGTGCAGTAATGATTGGTTGCAGCAACGGTTTCTTCTTATGAATAATAGGATTTTTCGCTACCGCTTCGTTATGGCAGTCACAAACCACTTTCAGTAGTTGTGGATGCTTGCAACAAAGGCGAATAAAATTATCGCTCATATTGAGATCTCCTTTCGATATATTTCGAATTTGACATCATAACCTAGGTTGACGGATAAGAGGGCTGACTCTTATCCGTCTTTTCCTTGATTATTATATCATATTCATAAATATGGTGTATAATTAAGTCTTATTTTAAACTAAAAAAAATAAAATTCGGGAGAGGTTGAAGCCTCTCCCGATATGTTTATATATTTTTAGTCAACAAGCAACATATAAATAATGATGTTAGATTATTGGTGTTATATTCTTCATAGGATATCCATTTCCACTCGTTGTGATTTTCGGCATCAACAGTGGTTTATTCTTATGAATAACCGGATTTTTCAATACACCTTCATTGTGGCAATCACAAACAACTTTCAACAGTTGCGGATACTCACGGCAAAGGCGAATGAGGTTATCACTCATGCTAAGTATCTCCTTTCAATGAATTTGAATTTGACATCATAACCTAGGTTGGCGGATAAGAGTTGCAGCTCTTATCCGTCTTTTTCCTTGATTATTATATCATATTCATAAATATGGTGTATAATTAAGTCTTATTTCAACTCAAAAAAAATAAAAATATGGAGATAGGCATTTCTGCCTATCTCCTTTATTTGTCGTTATTTTTAACTGCGAGGTCTGAAGCATTCGACAAGAACACATACAGTTACAGAACCAATCAGATACCACCATGCAGGACTGCAAACCTCAATACCAGCTAATGGTGCAAGATTAAAGCATACCATGATAGCAAGTAATCTGATAATGCTATGAATGGTTGATTTATATTTCTTAATAAAATCCATCATAACTCATTCTTTCCTTTGTGTTCTTTATCTTTGTTCTTCTTGACTTTATCTTCAAAGTCTTTCATATCCTTCTCACGCTTCTGATGATGTTTCTTAAGGGCTTCATCCATAGAACCGAGATCTGACTCAGAAGGTACGCCGTGATATACCTTGGGAGTAAATGCACCGGTTACAAAGACAGGTTTACCAGTTCCTTCATCGGGATATTTAGGATACTGCTGATCCTGCATCTGTTCAGTTCCAGTAGAACCAAATCCACCCTGACCACGATCGGTTGTTCCAAGCTCCTCAAGAGTTTGAACTTCAAGGAACTTAGCAGCTTTATACTCAAGGAAAATTCCCTGGCATACACGCTCACCAATCTTGATAGTTCTGGTTTCGGTGGGATGAAGATTCTTGAGACAGATCATAATCTCTCCACGGTAATCCGCATCGATAGTGCCAGGCGTGTTGGCAACGATAAGATCTTTCTTACAAGCCATTCCACTTCTCGGAACGATAGCAAGATAATATCCTTTGGGAATAGCCATATGAATTCCAGTGTGAACCATGACTCTTCCAAAAGGTTTGATCTCACACTCATCCTTCTTAACCTTTACCAGATTATTCATATCAGAAGGGATTTCGAATGAATATGAATAAAGATCAATACCAGCTGCATCTTCCGAACCATAAGTAGGAAGAATTACATCAGGATGATCTCTGAAAATTTGAACGTCGATAAATGACTTCATTGTATCACCTCTCAGTTATAGTGAATAAGTACGTCGATTGCGCTATCAATCTCGTACGCGAACATGTAGTTTCGAATGTGGGTTCTCCACTGCTCTGTTATTTCTTCGTCGATCATCTTGGCTACTGCATCATCGGGAATACGTTTATTTCCATATTTCTCAGTTGCCTTACCAACAAGAGCATCAAATTGATAATAGAGAGTATCGGTGAAATGCTTAAGATAAGTCTGGATGTTGTTTGCAGGAGAAGAATGATTCTCCAGAGAGATACAATGGATGATATAAGCAATCATTTTGTAGATTCTCTTAACACCAGCCTTAATAGGATAAGTAGGAATTAGAACCTTGTAGATATTTTTACCTACATCAGACCAAGGCTCACTCATCACATCAAATGTCTGACTGACTGCCATATACTGGGAAGTCGTGAGAGACATATAGGGATGTGTACAAGCAATGATATCACTTCTATCGAGCCCAAAAGGCGTTCCGGTATGAGTGAGAAGATTACCATTCTCGTTCATCTCAGAAACGGTCTTATTATAAGACTCAAGGTCGTCAGTAAGCATATATTTAATGCTTGCAATCGGCATATTCTTCCAAGTCGAGTTGTTATGGAACAACATGATCTGATAACCATCGAAGATACGGCTATAGTAGGAAGCAATTGCCTTCTGCTGATCATCACTCTTATCTTCTTCGGAAGTAAGATTCTTGAATGCCTTATAGGTCTTCAGATAATTCTGATTCTCCTCATTTGTTAACGGGATAATACCGAGGTATCTATCTTTGTCAGCAAATGCATTATTCAGATCCTGTACATATGCAGCGAGAAGTTTAAGCACTCTGTCGTTGCATACTCGGATAAATTCGATAATTGTCTTACCGAACTCAGGATCTTCTTCTTCACGAGCAGCTGTCTCAGGCTCAATGTTGATCATATTCAAAGTAGAAGATATGATACTTACAATCGAGTCATAAGCAGGCTGCATAAGCTTGTTGAAGAATGCAACGTCGATACCAATATCTCTATTGGTATCTTCGCCGCAAACTACGAGATTTATTTTTTTCATATCTCGGCTCCTTAGGGACGAATTCTGGTCATCTGAACGAAGCCATCTTCAATCGTTGTGGTCTTAGGCTTACCATCTTTCTTACCAGACTTCTTACCCTTCTTTTTCTTTTTCTTGGAATCCTTCTTGGACTTATCATCCTTTTCCTTCTTAGATTCCTTAGAGTCCTTCTTCTTTTTCTTCTTCTTACCCTTCTTATCCTTGTTATCGGAATCGGAAAGACCAAGATGCTTAGCAGCGAACTCTACGATCTCTGCAGGAGTAGCCTTTTCACCGTCGATCTTGAAACAGAGCTTTACTTCATTGTAATCCATGTCTGCAAGAATGTCTTTTCTGAAGAGCTCAGTCTTTGCGAGAAGATACAGATTCTTAAGCTGCTTATCATTCTCAATCTTCAGGGTGGTGGTTTTCTCCTTGTTAGCCGAGGAATAGATTTTTACTTTCATGGTGCGGGTTTCCTTTCATTTTATATTATAATTATTTAGTATCATGCCCAGTCTTCTGTTGAGTGATTGATGTGTCTCTTCTCAAACAGTTGACGCATAATGTCGAGAGAATTGGAAATAGACCAATCTCTATGAGAATCAATCATATTGGGTTTCTTCTCATCTTCATCAAGAAGTCCAATTTGAATGATCTTCTTACCCCAACCGTATCCTAAGATAGCGGGGGGTACATGAGTAACAAGGTCACCGAAGTTTCTCAACGGATAGAAATGACTGAATCTTTCCTTGACTTTCTTAGGAAGAATTCCCCAAGTAAATCTAGGACATCCAAATCCATATCCGAGAACCATTACTCGGTCACCAAATAAGTACTGCATATCCTCTGTGCAGAATCCTGATAAGGCTGCTCCATGAGAATATCCACATACTACAATCTTCTCAGTATCCTTATGTAAGTTAAGAAGATTTCTTACAGTTCTTATAATGGCATCGTTCATAGACTTATATACATTCAGGAATCCAGCATGACCTCTCCAAGGTTCGTCCTGATCCTTGTAGGCATGAGGCGGGAAATAGAAATTCGACCACCAGTCAACGAGAGAATCAGTCTGTTCAAAGTGAATGTAAATTGTCTTGTTTGCATAGGAGACATGATAATCACCATCGTTGTCGGTATGAGTATACATATCGTTATTATGGAGATAACAGTTCCTATTATAAAGCTCATAAAGATCGATGCCATATTTCTCTTTATGCTCTTTGAACAATGCGATGGTCTCTGCCATCTTCTTGTTAATTTTTCTCATTTTATTCCTCCAATCCCGGAATAGCCGGAATATACTTATGAATGAATTCGATGAGATCCTTTTTCTTGGTTTTCGTTCCGTTTAGTTTCGTTATCTTATTAATGATCTTATAGTAGAATGCCTCGTTACTTGATTCGAGTTTCTCAATTACATCTGGGAAGAATCTCGGAATTATCAGATTACTCAGAGTCTGGTCCTTCTTGAAGTTCCACTTGTACTCATATCTGTGTTCTTCTTCCCATATTTCTTCAAACGGAGCATCTGGATTCTCTGGTGCTGAAGTTTCATAGACTCTCATATCGCAACGAATGTCTACTTTATCGATCTTATTAATAAACTTCTTTCTTACCTTAAAGTAGATATTTTCAGTATATCTCATAAGGCTGAATTTGGTCCCAGGTTCTTGCTCTTTTCTCATCTTATACTTCTTCTTATTGAATGTAATAAGAGGAGGGAAAGTTTCGCCTTCTTGAACCATGTAATCAATATCCTTGTAGAACTTAGATACTCCGTTATATTTATATCGGATATTTTCCTTGTCATAACGGATTCTTAAGTTCTCAAATACATATAGATAATTACATTCATGAACCCAGAATGAATCATTTAATACATTCTCCGTTATCAAAATCTCCAGCATCTTAGCAAAGAGTTTATCGGTAGTATCGTAGCTATATGTATGGTGTATCCACGGGTTTAGGTCTCCATCCATTAATGGACCATCTAGAAAACTATATCTAAATTTGATATTTTTCATATCTTTAATTTTGTTATAAGTCTTCGGGTTCATCTTTACATATGCGGTACCATATAAACATGAATGGACTTCAAGTAAGATAAAACTTACTTTGTTTTCTTTCACGGATCGTCCATCTTCAAGTGGATGATATTTTCCGCTACGGTAACAAACTATACCGTTCATATTCACACTCCTTTCGTGAATATAATGTATATTTACATCTTATTTTGTTCATATGAAAAACAATAGGCATGGGATTTTCACCCATGCCTAGTTTTTATCATTCAATATCCATGTCAGTGAGATAGAACTTCTCCTGGCTATTCATAGGAACGCAGGCTTCAGTGAAGAGTCTACCTTTAGAGTCCATGATCTTATATTGCTGACGAGTGTCCTTATAAACAAGGTACTCTTTTCCGAATTTAACAATCGTTGAGTAGGAAGCTACCTGCTTTACAGTAGCCAGATATTCTTCCTGCTTGACTTTGTTCATTCTGAGATATTTATTATATTCAACGAAGTCGAGAGTAGGAGTAATTCTTCCCTCTTCAACTTCAGCAGTTTCCATAATCATCTCATCCATTGTAGATTACCATCCTTCCTTGAAACTTAAGAGAGCAGTCTTGAATGTATCAGACTGATATTCTTCGGGAATAGGCATACCATAGACTACCTTCTTTGCAGTCTCGATATCTACACTCTTAATATAAGACTTAAGAGAGTTGAAATAAGACAGATGATAGTTTCTATAGTTATTTGCGGTCAGTATGATATCCTGAATATCTTTCTTCGACCAGAGTTTCTCAAGCTCACCAGCACAGTGATATGCGAATTCCTCTTTATTTGTAAAGATGGCTAATTCAACACTGAGTGCGAGAAGGTTGATCTGATCAGTCTCGGTAAGATCAACATGATGGGATTTACCGTCAGAGAGTACAATATTAATACCGCTTATGATTCTCTTATTACAAGCATCGCTCATATTAGCAATAACGCTATTACGAACATAGTCAAGAGTAGAGGTGTCTTCAATGGTGGCAACGTTATAGATATCGTGGTTCTCATTAACCACGGATTTAAGAGTTTCATACTCACTCATCGAGATTTTAACGAGTCTCATGGGTTCAGTCGGATAAGAATGCTCTGTATCAAACTCGAGATCTCCAGTTACATAGATCTTATCATCATGTAACTCACCAGCAAGACCGACCGTAAGTCGGTAATTGGTATTAGGTCCAGATTTCTCTTTTCTTAGTCTTCTACCAGCTTTCTTATATACAACTAATCCATCGGAGACATCCAAGATCTTACCAGATGTACTTACAAATTTATAATACATTTATCTTGCCTCCAAATAATGATTTTATATAGTTAACAAATTCAACTTCGTTCTGACGAGAGCCGAATGATTCTATTGTATCCATAGTAGACTTACAATATTCACGAACCTTATTTAGCTCTATTTCACCAGACTTCCATTTATTGTAAAGCTTCTTGAGTTTCTTCTTGTTAGATTGCATCTTTTTCTTAGGGATAGATGATATGATCTTCCCTGATTTCTTAACTCGGAATTCTATCTTAAGATATTTAAATTCTTCGATAGTACTTATCTTAACTTTGTTTTCATTCAAAGTAAGTCCAAGCTCGGCACCTAATTCACTTACACTCTCAAGAACCTTCATAAGTTCTTCTCGTGTTCGCATGATAAGATAAGCATCATCTACATAGCGTCCAAAGAACTTTACATGACATTTCTCTTTGATGAAATGGTCAATTACATTTGGGTATACTACACCAACTAATTGACTGAAAGGTGCACCAAAAGGCATCTGTTCATATTGGCAAAACTCAGCAAGCTGTTTCTTTATTAGATTGTTTTTGGTATTTTTAGATACCACATTTAAAGCCTTATCGGGGATAATACTGTTAAAATATGACGAATAATCTATAACCGCAATACAACAGCTCGTACCCCACTTATTAAATGCTTTAACTAGATCTTCTTTGATATTGACGTAGGCTTGTGTCATTCCTTTATTCTTGACATTGCCTACATTACCGTCTACTATTGATCCCAATACTACATCACTGAGATAATAGTCGTTGATAGTTTTCTGCACTAATCGTTCTTCGAGATGAGGTGTCTGAATATGTCTCTTCTTTCCTCGGTCTGTGATATCTACATCATATACACCTTTTGATTTGTAGATCTCTCCATGCTCAGCATTGTCCGCCATTTCATATATGGCATACAGAGATTTTTCTTCAAACCTTGCATATGAGCCTTTCGATTTACGAGAACCTTTAGACATGCGATCATAAGTCTCAAATAGATTAGTAAATGAGAGTATATCAGATAACTCTGGTTCATCCTTGTGCTTCTTCCGTTGACGATTTTGATAACGGATTTCGCGTCTTTCTTTTGAGTTCATCTATCCTCCATGATAAAAAAGTTTCGTAAGAATCCTATTGAGACTCTTACGAAATTGGCTTCTGTATAATCAGTTGTAGATAGCATAGATTACATAGGGAATTGGTATGAAACTACAGAGCTATCAATTCTGTAGCCATGCAAGAAGCGTCCACCTATCCCATCAGAATCATATAATGATTTCCTCCTTCAACAGAAGATACTGAATTCACCTTGTGGGTTACTATGCCTGACCAGCTGCTGAGAGACCATGAAGCTAGTTATGTATTTTTAAGTTGAATCCCGAAGCAAACACCATACGATGTATATGTCTTCCATATCTTAGTTCGGGCTTCACACCCGCATCAGCTGCCTTAGTAAGATATGTATTGAGAGAGGTTCTCAACGACGTTCGATATAGGAAATCATGTATATAATCACTTCCATTTAGTAATATGCAGAGAAGTCTTTACCAAATGCAATAGAGAATCTCTTAAACGCTCTTTGGTCTTGTTTCATTACACCACGAATTAACCTTGCCTCATCCAATATTCGTCCTGTAAACTCTTTGAGAACTTTATCTTTGTCTTCGATAAGTTCCTGAATTTCCATTCGCTTACCAATCTTAAGGAGCTTTCCAACTACCTTAAGAGAGGATATTGTGGCTTCAAAGAATTCTTGGCGTCGTTCATATGCTTTTCGGTACATCTCATATGTGGCATCAGTCTTTCCATACTTCCAGAATTTAAAATCTATCTTTATATCATTTGCTTTCTCTAAATATTCCTGAGCCAGAGTGATATTGTACAATATGCGGTTTGTAAATGTTCCCGAGTATCGTTTAGGAAATTTTGAGCAGTGATTATATGTATAAGCTACTAGATCAGCCATATTATCAATGAATTTAATTTGGGATGAACCAACATCTCCGTAATTATCCATATTTTCCTCCTTATGGGTGTTGTAATTTATACTAATACATTGCTCATTGGAATATATACTCGTAAAGCCCTAAATATAATATCTACACCATGATCTTCATTACCAGACCACGTTCCACCGGTAGGATTTCCATCAATATATATTCGCTTCCACCTATCGGCAATCATTACATCAGATACTATTTCATATGTAGGAGTAAAAAAAGAAGAGATAGCCCGAAGGCTATCTCTCTTATTTTTAAAGTGTAAGGTTGTATGCAATATAAGTCGCGTACTGATCCTTGAGAGTTTGAATGATATTACCCTTGGCGTCAACGATGCTATGATCACCATTATAACTGATTACGTTATAAGGTTCTGCGTCACCATATACTTCACGGATTCTGTCATTCTTATAGACCATATTGATAGCCTCTCTGGTCTCAGGTGCAACTCGTACATAAGCCATATGATCATGGCTAATCCAACCTTGAATCTTATCGAGCATCTCGAGAGTCTCAGTCATCGTCAATTTACCAAAGTCAGCCTTAAGACCAAGAATAGTAAATACTGCCGATTTCTTACCACTCTCAGTGAAATCATTAAGGAATGTATCTTGAAGCTCGACCATATCTTTATGGAGATTTCCGTCATCATCTGTATAAGTGATGACATAATTATCTCCTATATCCATAATCTTTTGTCCAAGGAAAACAATTCCAAGAACATCAGCACTATCCCAGTTAGTGATAGTGGAAAGAGTTCTTAATGATCCACAGTATTGCTTTGTTTCGATTCCCCAGAAGATCGTTCTTGTGATCAAGCAGTTCGTATATTCATCCTCAGAGAGGAGATAGATAGCCGAATTAACAGGACCACAATATTTATACCAGTCCTTACGAGAATCCCAAGATTCTGTAGGATCGGTATCAGGAAGATCTGCAAAATGGAGATAGTTCTGACCATGTTTGATGAAGATGTGATTCTCTCCAGATTTAGTGGAAACAATCCTGAACTCCTTCTGGTCTACTCTCTTACTCTTAAGATTGATGCCAATATCGGTAATCTTATCAACGAGGTAAAGGTTACCAGACTTATCACACTCGAAACGGTAGTCTCTACCAACCTTCTTACCAGTTCTTGCATCGATATAGGTATCGCTCAGAATCGTGTAAGAGGAATCATTCTTATGGTCATTCGTCCACTTAAAGTCGTAGACTTCCCAACCATAATCAGTTTTGTATTTGAGCTTATTCATAAGCTTATTGACTTCATACCCACGCTCCTTACAATCCGAAATGAAGAGCATATCAGGTGCAGGATCACGAATGATATCAGTAAGAATAGCTTGCATCTCAACCTTGTTTACGGATACTGTATATTTGGGCTGTTCGCCGATGATATTGGTACGCGTATAAACACGATCGTATTCATTGGCTTCACCAAGTGTCGGAAACGAACCAGCTACAACATAGTCGCCGTTCTCACGATAGATCTTAAACTCATTCTCAGGATAACCGTCATCATTATAAACGACTCCTATTTGGAGCATATAGGTTGTATCAGATTCGAGTTTATAAGAGCTTCTGTAAAGAGGAACTCTGAATCCGCCTACCTGGGCAACGAACTGTCCATCAATGAACGAGATCTTATATGTCGGGGTTTCGATGATATTAGGTACATTATATTCCGAAGAAGATATATGTACCGTATATGTGGTTATATGGCTCTTAGATTTGTGATGGATCTCATTATAGAGAACCTCAGCCTTAGTCCTATTCAAGTTTCTTTCATGAAGCTTCTGATAAGGCTGAACACAATCTCTTCTAAGAGTGATAACCGGAATGATATTCAGTTCACTACCCTTACCGAAATGAATCGGACACTTGGTTGCAGTAAAGAAACCATGATAAGGTTCGTCTGTTTCGATAAGGAATTCCTCGAAAGGAATCTCGGAGATGAACTCAATTTCTTCTTCTTTGACCGATCTTGCATATACAAGAGATGTACCAATGGGAGTGATACAATCGATCAAATCCTCGGGAAGACAAGATGTAATGTAGATAGAATCAAGCCATTCAATCTTGCCTGTTTTGATCTTGTCAGGAATTCCAACAAGTGCAAGGTTAGCAGTCATATTGTCATTAATACTAACTACATATGCCTTGATACTTGTCTTTGTTCCATCGAGATTTGTATAGGAGAGCGTCTTATAGTCTCCCAATTTGAGATCTTTCTGAGTCATCTTAAACCAACTCTGTTTAATAGCACTCATTAGTTTGCCCTCCTTTTATAGATTTGCACTGTGGTATGCATATCAACTTCAAGCTCTCGACCGATAGGCATATCATTATTCATCGAGAAATAACCCGCACCACTAGGAGTACCGGATACCTCAGAATGATTAAACTTTTGGAAGTGGTAGATAGCCTTAGGTCTGAAATCATGATTTTTATCATCGATACATATAGCCAGACAGATTTCTTCTCTTACTTTACCCGTTGTGATAACTTCTTCCATTACGTGATCATATACTCGTTCAGTATAGATACGATACAAGTCATTTGGCATAAACTCAATGACAATACGGATTGCCGAGTTCTCAGTCGGGATAGTAAGAATATTTACATGACTAATAAACTTAGCCATTCTCATATTGAAGTGAATTTTCAGGAAGCCGTTATTATTAAGGGCATCCAATACTTCAGTAACAGGAATGCTTTCCAATGCCTCATACTTTCCAGAGCAGTAGCAATCCGGAGCGTCGTATGCCCGTCTACTCGGAATATAACCATAGACAATCTCATCTTCATTCTCGGAGAGCTTAATGAAATTACCCAGATAGTTATTGTGAATATTAAGGTATTGTTTCTCATAATCAGCAACAGGTTTAAGTGTTGCAGTTATGAGATAGTCGTTTCCAATGGAATCAGATTGTGGACCAGAGATGGTCAGAGGGATGCTCGAAGGCATCCCCCTTACATCAAAGGTATCTACATTGATGATATCACCCGTTTCGAATTCAGGATTCTCTTCGGATAATCCACCATTTTTCACAACTTCATCCAAGGTTTCAAATGAAATTATGTTGTTCATATTAGGTACCTTCCTTCTTCATTATTATCATTAATATATTGTATAATTGGCTTAAGCAAACCTATCCAAATAACGACAAGAATGAAGTTTAGTCAGTTCCTCGTTTGTAAGAACTTTATTGTAGAACTCATAGCCTTCAATTACCGTATTGCTATTACCAAATACAGCTCTTCTATTATCGGAGCTATAGGCTCTTGCATTAGCAGTAATATTAGCCAGAGTATTTGTAGATTTAAGTTTACCGTTTACATATCCACGAATAGTAGCCGAACCAGTCTTATCTTGAGAGATAATGAGAGTGATTCGGTCTCCATCGTTGATATTAGCGGGTGCAATGACCACTTGACCTCCGACGAAAATGCCTTGGGAACCATTCGAGATGTTGTAACCGCCGGTCAAACCGTTGCCGGAGTCCAGTGAATACCGCATATCAAAAATACCGCCGACATCAACCGCACCATCCAAGTCCTTAATTCTAAAGTCATAGATATGCGTAATTCCAACCTTGGGACTGCAAGCCATTGCAGGGAATACTTCGACTTCGCCTCGAGATTTCAGCGCGAGCGCCGCGTTGTAGTATCTTGCATGGTTTCTTTGCTTGGTTGAAAGCCCGAAGCAAACACCATGAATATAGAAAGCCGCATATGCGTTGCTCCATGTTTTACCATCTTTATCTATAACTGGTACATTATTATGAGTTACTAAACCT